TCCTCTCTATCCTCTCTATCCTCTCTAGGAATCTGCGAAATTCCAGATGGGGTCATGATAAATATGTCTGCTTTCTCCCAATTTGACTGTAGTGTTCCGTACCACCATTTGTTGAAGCTTACGCATTCATAGAATCCTCCCAAGTCTTTCAATTCACTAAATACTAGTTCTGAAACATAGTGATAGGTTTTACCCTCTTCCTCACCGTCCCTCATGGGACGGCTTGTTACGCTAACATCTGGTGTATAACCTTTTTCTACAAAAGCATCACGTAAAAAATCTTTACCTCCTGCAGCTGCACTAACTAAAATAACCCGTTTCTTTAATTTTCTCATTGTTTTGGGATTGTTATTTTCACTTCTCCTTCATTTAGGACTTTATAGGTATCCCCTTCATACTCAAATTCAGTTCCTGAAAACTCTCCAAATACTACCTCATCTCCGATAGTTGCTGATAACATACAAGTAATACCTTTTGCAACTACTGTTCCTCTGGTGTATGCCTGCTTTTCCTCACTCTTGAACACTCCACCTTTAGTTGGGAGTATTGGTTTTACTGTAATCGTTGATAATTCTGAGATAAATTTCATAATAGTTTTAGTGTTTATATTAATTCTGGTGTCTCAAACACCACGGCTTCGGTTGTAAGGATCATAGAAGCGACAGATTCTGCATTTCTTAAAGCTGCTTTTGTAACTTTCACTGGATCAACAACTCCTGCTTTAATAAGCATTCCATATTCACCAGTTTTAACATTCAAACCATACCCTGGTTTTTCCTTTTCCATTTTTCCTAGGACAACTTCTGGAGTAAGGCCGCCATTCTCAAGTATTGCTGTAAACGGTTGTGCGGCTGCATTTAATACAATGTCTGCTCCCAATTTCTGATCGTTGTTTGCGAACACTGAATGGTCAATTTTATCAATTGCGTTTATTAGAGCAACTCCACCTCCAGCAACAATCCCCTCATCAATTGCTGATCTTGTTGCAGCTAAGGCATCTTCAATACGATACATTTTTTCTTTTACCTCAGTTTCAGAGGCTGCGCCTACTCTAATGATGGCCACACCATTAGTTAACGATCCCAATCTCTTTTCTAAAACCTGTCTCGGGTAGTCTTCCATTTCTGATTCAAGGAGGTTTTTAACATTTTCAATTCGAGATTGTACCAACGCCTCGTCAGATTGGCCTCCTATTATAACGGTATCATCCCTACTTACAATAATCTTTGACGCTCTTCCAAAGGAATCGATTGTAATATTGGACAGCTCACTTCCTTTCCCAGTACAAATAAACTCTGCACCAACTGCAGCACATAAGTCTCCTGTAAGATCAATTTTTGAATCTCCAAATCCTGGTGTTTTTACACAGGTCATGTTTAATTTCTGCTGCGTGTGATATAAAATTATACCAGATAAGGCAGTAGCTTCAATATCATCAACGAAAAGCACAATTGGGGATCCCTCCGGGACAAGCTCAATTGCAGCATTCAATTCCATTGGACTCATTATCTTCGAGTCTGTAACTAAGATATAAGGGTCCTCTAATACAGCATCTCCGGTTCTTTGATCGGTCATGAAATAAGGAGACATCCACCCCCTATCAATTCTCATACCTTCGACAATCATTAAATCAGTTTTGATTGTATTTGAATTTTCCACAGAAATGACCCCATGGTTTCCAACATGGTGAAATGCCTCAGCAATTAAACTTCCAAGAGTCTCATCATTGTTTGCAGATATGGTGGCCACTTTAATTACTGCCTTTGGATCAGTGTCAATCGATACAGCTGCTTTCTCAAGAGCTGCTACTAACTGATGTACTGCTATATCCATTCCTTTCTTAATATCCATCACGTTGCTTCCAAGAGAAGCATGTTTCACACCTCCTTCAACCATTGCCTGAAGTAATATAATAGCCGTTGTGGTTCCGTCTCCTGCTATCGTCTCGGTATCAGTGGCAACTTCTTTTACCATGTGCGCCCCCATATTCTCAACAGGATCTGATAAAGTGATTGATCTCGCTACCGTCACTCCATCATTGGTAATGTCTGTAGCCCCATTACCTTTGTCAATTACTACATTTTTACCCATTGGTCCGGCAGTTATCCTCACAGTCTTTGCTAGTTTGTCTATCCCAACTTTTAATGCGTTTATTGAGTCTTCTTTAAAAAGAATGTCATTCATAGTTTGTTATTTTTAAATTTGTTCTATTGTAATGGTTTCAATTTTGATGTTACACGTCCTCTTCTCGTACCGCCTTTTATACGAGTGATAACTGTATGGAATACTCCATAATCCTCTCCTATGCTTTTAGGAGATTCTTTTGCTCTCAGCCTCTCCCATATTTTTGGGATTTCAGAGTCTGGTATTTTAATATTTCCACCTACGGACCTTCCTTTTTTAACTTTGTCTTCTATATTCTCCAGAACAGTTCCCCACCAAAGGTTGTCTACATGATCGTTTATAGGGTCAGACTCTACCTTGTGACAAGCACACAGCTTATTATCAGGGTTTGGTATAAAGTGGATAGCTACAAGCCTACTAACAATTGCTTCTCTGTGAACTCCATTTTTACCTAGATGTACCCTATTGTGAGGAGACTTTTTTGCCCTCCTCAGTGATAATATCTTACCTTTCAGACTCCTATTATCAGGGGTTACCCTATCTAGACTTCTAACCCTCCCGTAGCTGCTGACTTGGTAAAATCCAATAAAATCTACCCCTTTCACCTCTCTTATGTCTTTCCAAACTTCCATTTTAAATCAAGTTGGTATATTTTCCATCAAAGTATAGAAGGTGTTGGAATCGGCCATTTGATAGAATTACTCCATTACTTTGAGCCCAGCTTGACATTCCTCTATTATAGCCGTGGTCTAATACCGTTGATACACCCACTCCGTAAGCTTCGTCTAAAGTGTAGCAGTGATGTTTATCTCCCGACACAACTGGATGGGGTAGTTTGGCAAAAGTATTAGGTGTCCCCTTTGCTCCATTGGACCCCAAATCTCCATGATTATTTAGTTCGAATCCGCACACTTCATACGACACATCTCTTTCGAGGCAATTCACCTCATCTCCAAATTTCTCCTCAACTGCATATGCATATAAGCCCTTAGGGGCTTCCTCCTCAAAAAGGACGGATTGGAACTTATTAAACAGAGGTGCATTGTGAGTATCTTTCACTCCTTGGTTTAGTCGTACCCACTTACAGAGCCAATCATTATGATTTGATGGTATTATGATCATGTTTGTACCCTTCCAATCCTCTATAAATGTGAAGCTCCTGTCTAACTCACCTTGGAGACTGTGTAACCCTTTTTTAGCCTTTATAACTTGAGTAACATGGTCTTTTGATTGATGATGGTTTATTGAATACCCATCAAATAAATCATGCCAAACTGTTTGTTCACAGTTTGATAATCCTATAAGTCTTCTCGCCTCTTCAAGCATCTGTGGATCCTCCTTAGATAGATGAGTATCACCAAAAATCATAGCCCTCCAATCCCTCTGTTGTGAAACTTTTCCACCCTCAACTCTCCAAGTAAGATCCTGAAAAGACCCATCTGGTTCACAGTTCACATGTCGAGCTACAAAATTCTCCTCATTCAGACTTTCTACAAATAAGAATCCCATCTTATGGTTTACAGCTGCCTCCTTTCCAGCTCTTGCCTTTCTATAATTTGGTAGAGTGACTGAGCCTGTAGTAAACATAAATTTTCTCCTACGATTTTTCATAGTAGGGGTAATCTGCATGTGTTGTCTTGGGTGGCCTATTACACTGCTCTCCATTCCGGTTACACTATGAAATCCATTTAGTGGCCTTTTGGCTGTTGGAACAACATCAGTATCTGCTACTACAGATAAGAATGGGTGTACGTTTGCTTCTGTGGCATAGAGGTATTTATCTAACCTGCCATCCCAAGCATAGTCTCTTTTGAATTGGTATTGTGAGTTATTGTTAAGATAGGTCCCTGGTATTACAATAATCTCTGCTTTATGCTTTTTTGCATAAGCTTTAATATTTTCCCACAATCCTTCGTGTATTGGTGTCTTTGCTTGAGCCCAGGTAATAATTGTATTTCTCTTCTTTTGGACGAATACCCTTTTGCAGGCAGTAGTGTACTGCTTGGAGATTTTCGGACTTACAGAATCAATGTGAAACTCATGGTTTGAGATTATCTTCTGTATATTTCTGGCAAAGGTGGCGCTATAGTCTAAATTTTTAGATTTGCAGTATTTCCTTGCAACATCTGTGGCATTGAACTCCCCCTTAGGTTGATTCTTACATAACTGTTCAACTTTAGATATGTCGAACTTATGGCTCTTCTTTCTTGACATTTTATAGTAATTCGTTAGGGTCGAAATCATCAACCAATTGGTCGTTCAGATTTTGCTGCACCCTGAACTCCTTTTCATCCTTATCCCATTCCCCAGATAACATAGGGAATAAATCCAGTAAGTCCCCACTCTCTAGCAGGGACTCATACATTTTTTTAGACTCAAGCTGCGACATCAGAGGAACATTTTTCGCTTAGTTGATTAAACAGTTCATTAATATGTGCTTTATGAAACTCCAAATTCTGAGGTACAGTGTATATAATCTCTGTTTTATTTATAATTGCTCGGATCTGATGTTCTCCAGACACTCTTCTATATTTAGATAGAAGAGAGCAGTTTGATGGGAGCCTCTTTTTAAGATCCTTAACAATTTGTCCGAATATTCTGTGCCTGAGTTCATATCCCTCCTGATCTTTTTTAACCTTTTCCTTGTCTATTTGAGTTGCTGTTTCGTTTGGTGGCATTGTTTTTAGATTTTTAAAAGAGGCTTGACAAATTTATTATCAAGCCTCTGTGATTATATTATTTTAAAATGGCAAGTCGTCTGATGAAATGTTTCCGACAGGTTGTGGGGCTGCTACTGGAGCAACAGCTACTGGTACTGGTGCTGGTGCTGGTGCTGGTGCTGGTGCTGGTGCTGGTACAGGTACAGGTACAGCTACTGGTACTGGTACTGGTACTGGTACTGGTACTGGTGCTGGTGCAGCTTGGACAGGAGCTGGTTGAACAGGAGCCGGAGCTGCCTGATCAGCAGTGTTTATATATGCAGTTGGTGCAGGTCCCTCCGTAGTAGTCTTTGGTCCGTTTCCTCCGAACTCAACCTTGAAATTCATCAAAGTGTCATATAGGTATTTATCTTTGATTGTGGAATTCATTTTCATCTTCCCACCGATACCATCTTCCCACGTAACTGGAGGAATATCTCCAGCAACTGCTTCATATCCTCCAGCGACTGCTGGATTTTTCTTTGAGTAAGAAAAAGATAATCTTCCAACAGTGAACGCTTCATTAATTGTCTCAAAATCATCAAGGATATATTTAATTGAGACACCAACTTTTCCATAAGCTTCTCCGTCATCCTTAATATTATAAGGGAAGAATCTATAGTTATACCCAACTTGAAGGTGTGGTAAGTAAGCTATAAAGCTTTCGGCATAACTATTTATGCCACCTTTTTGGTTGAATAGCGGCATCTGTACGTATGCAATATCTCCGGTTGGTGTGATAAATTTAATAGATACGTTCTCTTGTTTCTGATTATTAAAATTTGACTCCCTGATTGACACACCCATGTAAGTTCCGAACATACCTACTTTTAGATAATTTCTAAAAGAGATTGTTCCTTTCTCTGAAGTGTGTTGCTCCCAACCTTGTCCTTCTTTAGCTGTTTTTGAGTATTGGTATAAATTTCCTGTTCCGTACTCTAATTGATAATAAATATTCATAGTGCGTTTCTTTTTATTGGTTTGGTTTATATTACGCTTCTTACTTGTGACTACAAACATAGTGTAAAAAATCCACACTTCCAAAAAATTAATAAATAAAAACAAAAATGAGGCTCAATGGCCCCACTTTATTACTCTGTTACCAAGTGTTTTCGGTAAAACTTGCCTAATAAATTATCATTATAGTAATTTGACCCTGGTTCAATAACTCCATTTACTACTTGATGTTTCAATTCATAGTAAGTCATCTCTGCTTTTGAAAAACAGTACTGGAGAATACCTTTATAATAGTTTGCTCCATTATCGATATCTTCCGAAAGTAACTTATTGGATCCGCAATATTTTTGCCAGCCTTTCATCTCCTTTGTCACCATCTCAAAAAGCTTAAGCCTCTTGTCAGTTACTAAAGCTGCCTCTTTTTTGCCAAATTTTCTTTTTCTAGTTGAGAGGAGTGACTTTTTCCCAATGTACATTTTATCATTATCCAGATTCCTTACATAATAAATAAATCCAACAGCTCCTTCTGGAATATCTGATATATCTTTTACTTCAAGCCCGTTGTATTTCCAGTTAATCATGATTATTGTTTTAGTGCTTCGGTTACTTTCCCTTTTAAAATTTCCAATAACTCTGGGTTGTCATTTAACATTTGAATTGTCTTCTCCTTTCCATTCCCAATATTTTCACCTTCATAGGCATACCATGCTCCTTTCCTCTCCAAAATCTCTAACTGAACCCCTACTGATAAGATTTCGCCAACACTATCATAGCCCTTTCCATATCGTAGAATTACCTCACAGTTTTTAAATGGTGGGTATACTTTATTCTTTTTTGTCTCAAAAATCATAGTGTGTCCAACTGCCTCACCACCTTCCATGATAGGTTGAGACTTTCTGATGGATATTCTTTGGGAAGCGTAAAACTTCATAGCATTTCCCACACCAATTTTCTGACCGCCATAGGGGCCGATGTTCTCCCTCAATTGGGATATGAAAATAACAATACACCCATTATTTTTGGCCGCAGCTGTAATCATTCTCAAAGCTTGAGACATCATCCGGGCTTGTTTACCCATTGCACTATCTCCAACCTCGCCTTCTAATTCAGATTTTGGGACAAGTGCACTAGTAGAGTCAATAACTACAATTTGGAACTCTCCTGATTCAATCATAGCCTTTGCAATATTCAACCCCTGCTCTCCGTCATCAGGTTGGCTAATAACCAACTCACCCACATTTACTCCAAGTTGGGCTGCGTATGCTGGATCCATTGCATGTTCAGCATCTATAAAGCCAGCATTGCCTCCAGCCTTTTGTACTTCAGCAATTGCATGTAGGGTACATGTTGTTTTTCCAGAAGACTCAGGTCCATAGACTTCTATTATTCTCCCTTTTGGGAAGCCTCCCCCGGTTATGTAGTCTAACTCAAGTGATCCTGATGATGAAAATTCTACATCAGTGGATGTGTCAGACATTTTTCTAACTGATTCTTTTCCATACAGTTTCTGGATCTTCGCCAGAGCTTCTTTTGATACTCCCATTAATTGTAGTTTTAGTTATTATTTACCTTAGAACGGCACTAGTTTATTAATTTCATCTGGTGGCTTATCATCTAGGACTTTGTCTCCTTGGGGTAGCCCAGAAGGTATTACCATGATGGTAATAACCTCATCACCAAAGGTAAATGTAGTGAGGTTCCCATTGGTTGTAGGTATCAATTCAATAGCTGATACCTCTATAAGATCTGCACTAGCCTCATTTATGCTATCAACAAGTATTCTATAATTCTTGTCTTGGGAGAAATACCTCTTCATTGTCCTCTCTGACAGCTTCATACGTTTCGCCAATTTTGAGATTGACATTTTCTTCCTCTTCTTAAAATCCCAAGTCTCAATGACTTTGTAAAGTTTGATTTTATTATTCTCCCTCTTTGCCTTTTCGTATTCTCCTCTTGCGCACTTCTTTAAAGAGATTGCTTTTCTTGATATCCTATTTGGAATAGATTTTAACGTGCCGTCCCTTCTAGCCTGGAGTATTTTTCTTACAATAGTTTCAAACTCTTCTTCAGAGAGAGGTTTAAAACCGGTACTGACTTCTAACTTTCTAATAGTTTGGATTAGGTACTGCTTTTTTACGTATGGGTTAAGTATAACAAAGTTTGAGACATTTCTACTCATTGACTCTGTTATATACTCAGGGTTAGTCCCAAAAAAATTTACCTTGATTAAACTCACACCCTTGAGGTCTACCATAATAGGATTAGCCTCAGAGACAAAATGGTGCTCATTGTCCAAGTGATACCCTTCTTGCTTGTGTGTGTGGACTTCGAGAGCCTCTTTAAAAGATATAACCCCCCGTTCTAAGGAGGTTTTCGTCGGTAGTTTTTTCATTAAGTCTGCAAACATACATATAAAAAACCAGACTACCAAAATGTATTTGAAAAATTTATATGATTTTAACAGTGCCATGGGTAATATGATATTGTTTTTATAGTTTATAATCAATATTATATATATATTATTAACTATATATTAATAATTAAACACACGAGGGAAAAATTTGGACAAATCCCAAAAATGGGTTTTTAGGTGTGTGGAGTATCAAATATCGTGGAAAATATTATATATCTAACGGGCAACTCTTTCGGCATGTTGATTTTTCTAAATGGGATTTTCTACAATGAATTTGGTGGCTTTTGTTGGTTTGGCTATATTTGCCCTATGAACCAAGACAACCAAAAAATAGAGGATTTTGAAAGAGACTACGTATATTCTAGGGAACATGATACCAATGAAGAAATGGCTCAAGGCAGTTATTTTATCGAGGTGGTTAATCTTTTACCCCACAACATTTTCCCAGATCATTACATCCAAAGGAACTCCCCGTTGCTTACTAGCTTAAGTAATGAGTTTTATTTAATGAACGAGCAGTCCAGAGATATGCCATCACACAGGGCTGCAAAGTCTATCGAGGTGATGTTTAGATCAATTTTAATCCATGGCCTCAGATAATTCCGAGCGTTGCTTTTGGGCATAACTACCACTGAGTAGGTATCCATATTAATTTCTGGTTGGTTTCCAGCCAGGTGTTTTCCGAACGTGTTTGTCACAGTTTTGTTAAATTATGTTAATAAGTTTGCACAATTAATTCTTTTAGCCTACATTTGATTCCTAACAGGAATCAGTAACAAAAACCAATAGACTTGAAGAACGGAGTATTTTCCCCAAAACCAATAGTTTTCACAGATGATTTTGACAAGCTCCGGAAGATAATATTCCTATACGCATGTCACCAAAAATCAGTTGGTGACACCCCTACCATATTACGTGATAAGTTAATAACACTATTAGCAATATATGTTCAGAGAGGATATAGTAGAGAATCAAAGAAATTTGCTGAGGAAGTGCTTGGAGTAGATGAGAAAGCTATTGCCAGTATGAACCTGGAACTTAGAAGATCGGGGCTGATGCATAAAGATCAACGTAATGTCAGAATCAACAACCTAACAAAAAATATCGAACTGCTTTCAACCTATCTTGAGGGGGAGGACCCCGATGAAGGCTATGTTTTATTTAGGCTAAAACGTGGCAAGAATGGGCAGTAAGAGTAATTCTGAAATATTAACCACTCCATTATTGGTATCAAAAGTAGCTGAAGAACTCGGGATATCAGAGGCTGTAGTAAAAGGTCATGTAAAATTTTTTGCTCACTGGATCAATCATCTGTCAGAGAAAGAAGAAATTTGCCAGATACAAATTCCACACGTAGGGCATATGTACCCTAATGTGAGACGGGCATTTATAATGACAGAGAAACTAAAAGACTTAGAGGAAAAAGGTCACACACTTTCCCCAAATCAACAGAAAGTAAAAGATAGCCTCTCAAGTAAGAATGATTTTATTAGATCAAAGTACCCTGAAATGAAGAACTTTTCTTATCACGGAGGTAAGACACGTTTTGGCAATATGTATTTCAGAAAAGGCATGGGTATAGTTGAATTAGAAAAATATCAAAATGAAAAAAATAGTCAGTAAAGCAAAATCGATAATCAAGGCAAATTTAGAACCTCTTCCAGTAGATGAGGTTTGGTATCAATCAAGGATTGCCATCTGTGAGACTTGTCCGTTAAACTCTAAGGGTATCCCGGATGAAAAGCTTAAGTTTTCTAGGAGGTTAGTAAGAGATACAGTTTGCCTAGGCGGCCCACTTTGTGATGGTTGTGGCTGTTGTATTGACAGGAAGGCCTCTATGAAAGAGTCTGTCTGTGGGATGGTAGAACTTCCAGTTGATGATCCTAGAAGAACACCCCCAAAGTGGGGGGCTATTAAATCAACAAGTGAGGTTGATAGTAAACTTACTATTGAAAACTTAGATCCAGAAAATATTACACTGCAACTTGCAGAAAATAGATTCGTCTTTAATGCAGATAAAGTTACTAAACCAGTTGTAAATTTTAAATTTAGACTCACTAGACCAGGAGGATTAAAAGTAATAAACTTCAAGATTGGATGTGGGTGTACAGTTGCTGAACAAGAAGTTATTGACGAAAACACAATCGAGTTTAGCATCAATATATCTACTTCTAGATTTACGAAGGGTGTCAGCATTCTTAAAACTGTCACAATTAATTACTCTGAAGGGGATAATTCTAATAAAGAAAGACAGGCCCTAATAAATTTTAAAATGATAAAAACATAAAAATATGTCACTAATAAACCGAAAGCCACTAATTATTGAGAAGATAAAGAGGTTTAATAAGGAACACCCGGAGTATACATTTGGGGAAATGTTGCACAGTATTATAACCAATTCCCCAACTAAGATAAATATTAACAGTAAGGGGGATTTGCTAAAGCTCACTGATGATTTAGTGTACTCAGGATTAGACACCGCAATTAATAATGAAATAGAAGACTTAGTGTAATATGGAAAAAACAAAAAATTATATCAAATCGAAACTAATGGGCTTTATAAAGGAGGTAGGAGTATTCCAAAAGGAGGTAAGATCTAATGCAGAGGCTGTTAAAGTTACTTCAGTTTTTATTACGGAACACGCAAAGAAGGGTGAGGGAGGTTTTGAAGATGTTTCAGACAGTCTAGTAAAGCACATATCATCGCATTACCACATGGTAATAATGCATCAGAATTTACAGCATATATCAAATGCAATTTATGAGTTTTATCAAATGTCTGTAATGTTGGACTTAGACTTAGGGCTTCCAGAGATCGATACGACAGCACTAAATCAAATGTTAGCAGAAGGCTCACCGTACGTATATACAATGGAAAAGGGAGAGGTTATTCTTGTAGACACCCCAATCGCAGACAGTATTAAAAAAGGGTTGGATAAAAAGATTTCATCTAAAGAGGGATTAAAAGCTTTATACGATACATTTAAGTAAATTGCTAGTGCAGTAGAATTTTTTTGTTATGTGGAAAATAAAGTTTGTACAAAATGTGGTGAGGAGAAGTCATCGGAAGATTTTTCTAAACACAAGAACACCAAAGACAGACTGAGAGTGTACTGCAAATGAGTACGGAATTCGAGGGAGGCTACAGATGGAGATATACACCAAGGGAATAATTGATATTCAAAACAAATAAATGGGAATTTTATCTTCAAAAGAAATGTTTATTAATATGAAGGACAAGCCACGGTTTGAGCCCAACAAACATTTTTTTGAACAAAAAAAACATGCCCTTGATTTTTATGAAGAAGAGAAAAGGAAGATCACCGATGGAGTAACTATTGGTGGGTACTTTATTCATCCGTGGTTGTATTTTCATTTAAATTATTTCCAAACACCAATACCTCATAAAGACGGCCAGGAGAAAATAATGTGCCCCCCTCTTGATGACAACATCATCTACACAATTGATACATACCATGAAGCAGAGGAGAAGTCTTTAGGTATGTGTCTTTTTGGAAGTAGGGGTGTGAGTAAATCTACAGTATTAACATCTTTGAGCAATTGGCTGGCTACAATTAAGCCTAATGGTACTACATCAATAATTGGGGGTAGTGAGGGTGATTTAAGTGCCATATCAGCATTGTTGGAGACTACATTTACAAACATGCATCCAGCATTTTATTTACCAAGACTTGTAACAGACTGGTCCTCGAAAATAGAATTTGGAGTAAAGGAGAAAAACAATACAAAACATATTCACTCTAGAATATCTATTACAAATGCAAATAAGGGAGGAAAAAGTGAGTCAGAAAAAGGTGCTGGACTATCACCTGTAGGATTTATAATAGATGAGTTCGGGAAGTTTTCTCCTAAGGGGGTTTTACAGTCGGCCATTCCATCATTCAAAACTCAATATGGAGCCAAGCTTGTGCACACACTCGCGGGCACGGGAGGTAATCAAGTTCTATCAAAAGATGCAAAGGAGATTTTAGAGAACCCCTCTGAGTATAATTTATTAATGATGAACTGGGACAGACTGGACAGATCTTGTCCTGAAGAATCAATTACCTGGGAAGAATCTAAGAACACCCCGTTTGGAACATTCACACCAGCTCAAATGTCCTACAGACTGTCTGTACCAAAAATAAAAATATCCTTACAAGAGCATTTAGGGATAGTACATCCTGACCTTGGCAACATTGATATAAATGTAACAGATTGGACAGCGGCATCACAATATATTGAAGATGAGTATGAGAAGCTTAAAACTGAGACCAGTAAGAATAAATATCGGATGTACTATCCGACGAAAACAGCCCATTGCTTTTTAACGGAGAGTACAAACCCATTCCCTGTAGCGGTAGCTAATAGAAGGATAGTTGAGTTGGAGCAGACAGGAAAAATTGGAAAGGACATTGAGATTATAAAAGATAGAAGTAAATCTAGAGCTGAGTTCGTAAGTAAAAAAAGAGCAGCAGTAAGCCACCCTGGTGGACCAATTGATGCACCAACAATCTTGTTTGGTGAACTTCCCGAAGTAGCCCCACCAGATAACATGTATGTGAGTGGATTAGATGGATATAAGTTGGATGTCAGTGAAACTGATTCTCTTGGGGCACTGTACGTTATAAAACGTAGAAATTTGGAACCAAATCAACCATGTGAGACCATAGCAGCAAGTTATACCTCTAGGCCAGCAAGGATGAGAGATTTCTTTATAACTGGGGAGAGGATAATAAAGGCGTTTAATGCAAAAATGTTAATAGAGGCAGTCGACATGGGCTTCAAGCAGTTCTTGGAAGATAAGAATGAGCATTTTCAATGGTTATATCCAGCACTGTCTTTCACATCATCTTCAAGTACTGGAAAGTATACAGGAGTTACTAAATTTGGTCTCTACCCTACAGTAGGAAATAATGAATACAGATTCAATCTTTTTGTAGATATGTGCTGGGAGGAACATGTGGTAGGGTTGGATGAAGAGGGGAATCAGATAATAAAATACGGAATAGAGTTTTTAGACGATATTGATTTACTTAAGGAGGTGGTAAGCTATTTTAAGGGTGGAAATTTTGACAGGATTGATGGATTCAGTCATGCACTAGTTCAGGCCAGAGAACTTGATAAGAAGGGAATCACACCAAAATCAAGGAAGCAAAAAGCCACATTGTCAGAAAAGGAGTTTGCAAGGAAGCAAAGACTTACTGGAAAAAATCCATATGGTATGCGGAGCCCTTCTCCACAAAAGGGAGACAAAAGAAAAAACCAAAGAATCAACCCGTTCTAATATAGTAGGTTTTCTAATCTTTTTGTACCATAGGTAAATTATGTGGATATTTGCCACTTATGGGGTTTCCTTCTAATATTTACAACCGTTCATACAACACTTATGAATTGCCACCCACCACGGTGTCAAAGACAGTAAAGCAATCAAAAGCTTGGAAAGAAAGTATGCTTGATGCATTTGAGCATATTGCTGTAGACCAATTTCATGAGAACTTATCTTTTACAGATTACTATAGAGCTTATGAAGGTAAACTTTCCTATCAAGAGCTAAGTCAAGTTGCCCCACACATGTCTGATTTACAAGGAATGTTAGATGGAGTAGGAATTCCAAGCTTCTTGCGTCACCACGATGTATTAGGGATTATTATTAATGGATTAACAGGGCAGTATTTAAATTTCCGTGATAAATTCCATGTTACAGACATAGGCGAAATTGCCCAAAATGAATTTCTCCGTCACAAAAATGATCAAGCAAAAGATTTACTTGAAGGTGTAATAAAGAACACTGTAGATATGGCCTTAGCCAAGGCTGGATTTGATCCAGATGGGAGAGAGTTTGACAATCCAGAAGAGCAGCAACAATATATGCAGCAACTGGATCAAGCAAGGGAAGCTTTTACACCAAAGGATACATTCAGAGCCACCTCTAGTACTTTTAAAACATTAGGGATTCTTTGGGGAGAGGCGGTATTAGAAAAGGACAAAGAATCAAAAAACTTCAACGAATTAGAGAAAGAGGAAATTAAAGATTACCTTTTATCAGGGAGATGTTTTAGGCATTTCCGAATCGGACAGGATGAATATGATCCTGAGAGATGGGATCCAAAAGGAGCTTTCTTTTCAAAAGAGATTGAGTCGAAGCAAGTTCAGAAAGGGGAGTATGTGGGGAGACTCCAGTTTTACACACCTGCTGAATGTATTAGAAGATATGGACATAAGATTGATTCAAGAAAACAAAAAGAACTTTTAGGAGGTAGAGACGACTGGAAAGCGTTTGTAACAGGAGATGGATATTTTGATGGGTTTTTAGGAAAATCTGGATCTATTGAAAAGTCTATCTCTAGTAACTTCAATACTCAGGCTAAAGTACCTTTCTCCAACTACTCAGATTATAATTTCTACCTAGCTTTACAAGAGGACCTAAATATTCCAATGGGAGTCCAGACATTGTTCAACGATGATGGAACAACATCAGAAAATGAAAGATTCTTACCAAGACTACAAGGAGATCATCATGGAAGATACAGAGGGTATGCTGAGATATTAAGAAGTGATTTTGAGCACAGATTAGATTTATGCCAGGTTACAGAGGTTTATTTCAGAGCATATGATTTATGGGGGTATTTGACTTATATAGATGAATCAGGTATGGTTGTGACGGAAGAAGTCACCGAAGATATACTAAAAGACTTTCTTAGAGAGAATAACATTACCCAAAAGTTCACAGAATCTCTAGTAGAGATCGTAGAAGATTTTGAACCAGGTACACTTAAATGGGTGTACAGACCAGTCGTTTATGAGGGAGTTAAGATTCAATCAGAAAATCTAAATTATCCTTTATATTTATATGTAAATGAGTGTGAACATCAGATTAAAGGTGACAGCGATTTTGAGGTACTACTACCTGTAGCAGGTATTATAGGAAACGCCAGTGTAGCATCAAAGATTGAACCATGGCAAGCAAAGCATAATTTAGCCATGAATCAGGTATACTCTCTCTTGGAGAAAGAGTTAGGAATGTTTTTTTTAATGGATACAGACTTGATTCCATCTGAATATGATGAGTGGGGAGATGCAGAAGAGGCGTTAATGGCGTTAAGGAACGTAGCTAAAAATGTTGGAATTATGCCAACAGCAACCACCCCAGATGGGAGAGGATTACACAATCAGTTTGCTACATATAATTTAAGTAACTCCACCCAGATTAATGATAGGATAAGAATAGCAGAGTTTACTAAAAGTAAGGCCTATGAGGTAGTTGGTATAACACCACCGCAACTTAATCAGCCAAATGATTATAAGACTGCAGAAGGGGTGAAACAGAGCCAGGAGGCAGGATACGCTCAGACAGCAGATATTTTTGAGACTTTTAACCTATTTGTTAAAGGAGCTTTAGAATTACATTTGTCTGTAGCCCAATATTGTCAATCAAATAACAAGGACACTTCTTTATATTATACAAAATCAGATGGCTCAGTTGCATTCCTTAAAATGACTGATCCGGATTTCCCATTAAGGAGAATTGGACTTATTGCCACTCAGGACTCTGGGAAGAGAAAACAGTTGGAGACTTACAAGTCGTACCTACTTAATACAAATACTATTGGATCTGATACACTTGAGATTGCCAAACTTATATCTTCTGACGCAATGTCAGAGGCAGTGGAAATAGCCAGAGTTGCAACCGAAAGAAGAATTAAGCAGCAGAATGAATCAACAGCACAACAGAATAATGCTGTTATGGAACAGATTGAGTCTAAGAAACAGGCTGATCAATTTAATTGGGAACGAGAAGAAGAATCGAAACAAAAAGATAGAATTGCCAAAATACAAGTTGCAGAAATACAAGCAACGGGTAGAGCAGCCGATAAGAAATCAGATGAAGCAGGGTTTAGAGCTATTGAGAGAGCAGCTGACATTGCTCTGAAAGAGAATAAACAACTACATGACCAGGAGATGGACATAAATAAATTCAAGGCAGGGGAGCTAAAAGACACCGAAGAGAAGAACCGTAGGATGGAGGAACTTAAGCTGAAGACCAGAGAATTAGAAGAGAAAATAAAGCAGAGAAAAAGTAATGAATTTATTGCCACAGTTAATAAAAATTAGAATATATAATATATTCTAATAATAAATATTGGAGATAATTATATGTTTATTGAAACATTATAACATTTAACATAAAGCAACATATTTGCAATTTTAAAAACCAAACAATATATTTGCCATGGAAAAAGAGAATGGAACCGAAGATGCTGAAGTACTTGATATAGCATCAATGATGTCTAAGAATATTGGTCAACCTGACCCAGACCAAGCTAAAAGGGAAGCTGAAGAGAAACTAAGAAAAGCTGATCCTAATTATAAAGGAACTGACGACTTTTTTGAACTAAATGGTCCACAGGAAACTGAAGCGGAGAAGATAGCTAGGTTAGAAGCTGAAAATCAGGAAACTGCTGAGGAAAAAGCGGCAAGAGAAGCACTGGAGAATGAATCAGGAAACTGCTGAGGAAAAAGCGGCAAGAGAAGCACTGGAGAATGAAACTGCTGAGGAAAAGTTAGCTAGAGAGAAGAAGGAAGCAGAAGCATTGGAAAATGAAACTGAAGCTTCTAAAAATCTTAAAGCTTCTTTAAAAAGTATTATAGGTGATACAATCACCCACATCATCCAAGAAGATGATAAAGGAGAAGAAGTAGAAGTAGCTATTGCAGATTTAGAGCTAGACCAGGAAATGTATGTCAACATACTGACAAACAGGATAGATCAGATTGAAGAAGAAGCAAAGAAGGATAAGATTGATAAGTCAAAAGTATCCGAGTTTGCACAAAGGCTTCTTGAAATTGACCAGAATGGAGGAGATATCTCTGGATTAATTGCATCAAAGGTTAACACACTTGACCCATTAGATGCATTGGACTTAGAGAAGCCAGTTGATCAAAAGAAGGCAATCTACATGAGATTGGCAGCAGGAGGACAGCACAGCGATCCCGATATCTCTCGACTAATAAAAGCATATGAGACCGAAGGTATATTAAAGGAAACAGCAGAAACTTCTGAGGCGGAACTTAGAACAGCTGTAGAGAATCAGTCAAAAGCTGTAGAGGCTCAAGCTGATGAAGACAAGAAGAAGAGAGCTGGAATCCTTAAAAGGTATAAAAAGGAACTGAGAGAAAACATGAATCAATTCGAGATGAATGATTCTCTAAAAGATCAAGTTGTAAAGAAGGCGACTAGATTAGGAGACAAAGGACAATTCGAAATCGATGATCTTTATTTCAAGTTAAAGTCTGACCCAGTGAAAGCGGCAAAGATGGCACTATTCCTTTTAGATGAGGATGAATTTATGAAGCAGGTTGGAAGCGGAGTTAAAAAGAAGACTCAACTTAAAACAGCTTCAAAACTAAAGTTAATTAGGAAAGGTACTGCAGGTACAACTACTAAAAAGAATACTAAGTCAAACATTGGAGAAGGTGGAGATGAGATTGACTTTAACAAATTAAAACAGAAAACTTTTTAAAAATAAACACAAATATAATTTAGACAATGGAAAATACGTTTGACATCAGAGAGGTCCTTAACGGCGATTCAGTAATTGGATTCACTAGTTCGAAGGAAATGAAAACTCTAGGCTGGCTAGACGCATCTAGAGTATCGGCTTATTTAATGGACGATGAAGGAGCTTCACATAAGAAGCATCTAGGGATGATCAACTTGTTCAGCACCACTCACGATGTATCGATGCCATTTATGAAAGACCTTTTCGAAGATTCTGCAGTGTTAGAATGTTCAGAAGGCGAATCAATTACTTATGACTTACCAGTAAACAGGGGGAAGAGCAAGTGTTATACTGCTATCGACACTTCTGATTTATTTGAGTTTCCAGGTATTGATGAAAGCTCCTTCGAAATTATCTTGAACAGAGAGTTTGCTAAGAATGATATTTTAACTTATGATCCGCAATACGGTCAACAAGTTATAGTTTCTTCAGACCATGAAGTTGAGAAGGTCGGTGAGCACTATAAACACGTTGTGTTATTCTCTACGAATGATAGGACTAAGTGGTTTCCGAAAGAGAAACTTCGTGCTGGTATTTCTTGGATGAAAATTGGTCACGTACTTGCTGAGTATGATACGGCATTCTCTTCAATCACAATGATTAAAAATCCTACTGGATCAATCACTAACGAATTCTTGCTAGGATCTCCTAGAGGTGTTGAGACTTTCACAACAGCTAAGGCTGCCCGTATGAAAGTACCGGGGATGACTGCTTTTGCAGATGATATGAGAGACTCTATTGAAGAGGGGCTTAATACTCTTGGTGGAAAATCTCGTGAGATGTTCTTCCTTGCAAAAATGGGTAAAGATGGTAACTATCGTAAAGGTAACATGAAGATTGGTGCTACTCTTGAGTACTTAGCTCTTATGGAGTTAGCTATGATGGAAGCCTACCAGTTGTTATTTGCCAAGGCAGCAACTATCCAATCAGCAAATGGAGTTAAGCGTGTCAACGAAGGTGTTTGGCACCAATTACGTAGGGGAAAGCTTATCAAATATCCTAAGCCAGGAGGAATCACATTGGATCATATTCATGAAGCTTCTTCTTACATATTTAAGAATTCCAAGATCAATCCAAAAGATCGTGTTCTTAGATTTAAAGCTGGATGGTTTGCATACCAAAACGTTCTTAACTTATTCCGTTCAGAGGCTATATCTCAGCTAGGATCACTTCCAGCTGGAATGTTAGGTACAGATGCACAAGTTGACAAAGTATTCTCTGGAAAACTTGATGATCTAAAAATGCAAGCAGTTGTTATTCAATCTGTATTATTCCCAGGAATTGGTAGAGTCGAAGTTATTCATGATGATTCATTGGATTACCAACCGTTAGCTGATCGTTTCTCTTCAGGAATGTATGGTGAAGGCGAAGCTCACACTTCCCACTCACTTGTTATTTGGGATGCAACCAAAGCTGAATACAGTAATGTATCTAATAAGGTTAAAGGAGCCAGTTTAGTTGAAGGAGGTAATACTCGTTCTAACATTTATTATATCAAGCCTGAGGGAGCTCATATGGTATATGGTTACGAGCAAGGACGTATGGAGAATGGAGGCCAAACTTCTAATATCGTAAGTTCATTGAAGCACATGGGCAGAGCATTCTGGGCAACGTCTCAATCAGCAGCGTTAATCCTAGATACTACTCGTTACATTATTATTGAGTTGCAAAACAGCGAGAACTAAAATTTAATAGTTTATATATAACAAGGCCTAAGCATTAGTTTAGGCCTTTTTGTTTATAGAATAAATCCTAATGTTTTTTGCAAGCTATACTTAAAACTCTATTTTTGTTGAAAATCAATAATATGCCAGAAAAAGATAAAGAAGTCCTCTTTGAGCTACACGGATTCAAAGTGAGAAAAAACTCACTCTACACTGTCCAACATAGACCAGACTTAGATGCACCAACCGGATACCAGGAAATGGGCTCCACAAAACTTCCATCAGAAGGTGTAGGTGATACTTTTTATTGTCTATTTAAGCAAGCTGAAGGAGCAGCACGAGGAATTGGATCATGGGATACAGGGTTTTATTCGTTATCTCCTTGTTATCAAGGATTGACCACAGAAGAATCAGAAGAGAAAGTAGAGGTTCTTGTAGAAAATGTTTTGGAGCCGTACAGAAAAGTTGTTGGAGATGACAAAGCAATGAGTCATACAGATGACAAATCTATTGAGAAAACACCATTTAGAGTTTGGGAGGGAAGAGTTTTTAGAACAGAGAGTCCAGTAGATGTCCTTCATCTATATTTCGCTTTTATGCGAAGGCAATTAGTACCAACACATTTAGAAGGGGATACAACTTTCAATGGAGCAGCATTTAGAATATCAGATGTCAACAAAGATATTAAGAAAAGAGATCAAGATGCATCTACCGAGTTTAAGGCTATTGGAGCATTCCAAAAAATGCTTTACACTGATAAGGAGATGCTTTACAAAGTATTAAGATACTTAGGTATGGAGATTGCTACTGAGACTTCAGAGGAAGCTCTACAAGGAGTGTTTAAGCAATACCTATCGAATGTAAATAACCTTAAGACTTTCAACATGGTACTTGATGACATGAAGAAGGAATCTGGAAAAGCGAAAATTGAATTATATTCAATTCTTAAGAATAAAGTACGTAAGGGAGGAGATTTATCTATTACAGATGGTATTATCTATTACAAAGATATTGAGGTAGGTAAAGATCTTAAGAGTGCAGCAGGGAGAATATCCAAAGAGGCCGACCTTGAGAATGTTAAAAATGATTTACTATTTGAAGAATGAAAATAGAGGATGCATACGTAGAGTTTTTACAATTGGTAAACAGGAATAATACCAACAACAACATCAATGTTGATAAACCTCGGTTCATCCTTACTTATAATAGTACCCAAACAAAATACATAGAGTGGATACTTGAGAAGAAAAATGATGATACAATTCGTTATATATCACCACTCTTAGTAATGGATAAGCTATTAGTCAGTGCGGGGACTAGACCAACCCACACTGACTACACCCTACCAAAGGATTATTTTGACCACTCTAACTTACAAGTATTTGCAAAGGGGGACTGTGGGAAAACAAAGCTTAAGACCTGGGAAGTTAAATCCGATAATACAGAAGAACTTTACCATGATAAGTATAACGAACCTTCAGTAGACTGGGAAGAGACATTTTACACCTTCACTTCAAAAGGGATAACAGTCTTTAAAAAGGATTTTGAGATCACTGAAGTCTTACTCTCTTATTATAGAGAGCCAAAACAAGTAGATATAGTAGGATATGTTCACACAGATGGAGCAGCCTCCACTACAGAAGGCCCAGAATTACAAGATAAGGCTGTTAGAAGAATACTACTAGCAATGGCAAAACAATTCTCTGCTAACAATAATGATTCAGCAGCATACCAGCTTAATAAAGACAGATTGTTTAGTATAATATAAAACAAATCTCAATCTTTTTTGATATTCAAAATACTGTTTATATATTTACAGTCAAATAAGTCGTATGTTCTATACGCAGAGATTTATCTCATACAAATAATCAAATTTTAATTTAAAAATAACAGAAACTATGGGTTTACATAATCCGTTTGACAGAGACTTCTTCTTAATTGGAGGTGCTGTGAAACTAACAGGAGGTTCTTTGAACCTAGCGAAAGGGCAGCTTGCTCTTATTGACACGAAGAAGTCTACAGTAGACGGTGTAGCTGTACTTACTACAACTGCTGGAAAGAAGAAAAGTGCTAAAGATCTTGAACTTCGTTTAGGGGTCAGTAAAAAACGACCAGACCGATCTCATACGGACAAGGCTCAATCTACTGTCCAATTCTCATTGGACGATATCGTTGACTTAAGAGTATCTACTCCAAAACATACTGAGCAAACAGTGGATGAGGTAATCATTGGATATAATGGTATTGATCCGAGCACAGCGTTTGACTTTAAGTCAGGAGATTCGTATTTCCGAATGACTATGGAGCTTTCCGGAGATGCTATTGCATACAGAGGAGCAGATAGCCCGTTGATGGGGGGAAGAGAAGCAACAGAACTTGTCTCTATAAATGTAGAGATACCAAGTTGTGATCCATTAGACAATTGTGGTAATTGTGACGACTGTACTAATGAAATTGATTGTAAGGCAATTACAATTGAAGCAATTGAAAGATTAAAGAATAAGCAATTAGCAGGTGGAGTCACCGTGGATAAATTTGTTGATATTACTCCAGTATTTAGTTGTGATAGTGATGCAGTCCTTACTGAGATTGCTTATGACTTCTACATTTTAGAGGTTTGTGATACAGGAACCGATTCAGCTCTGGCATTAGTTGCACAGCAATACGACACACAAGTTATTAGAGTTGAACGCATTGGCGCAACGTCTACATATCAAGTGTTATTACCTAATGCTTCTGGAGCACCAACAGATTATGCACAATCACTTGCTTCAATCATAAAAGGGTGTGATACATGTCCAGCTGGATATACAGCGACTGATGAAGGTGTTCTTTATGCCGTAACTATTGAAGATAACGGTGTTGATAAAACAGCGGTTGTTCAAGCATTGCCAGGAGCAGTTGCAGGTACAGCGGAAAAAGCAGATGGGACTTCTGCAGGAATTGGGTTCTATACAGTAATACTTAATGATGCACTTACAAGTGCTGAGATCGCTACATTCCTTACAACGGATGCAAGTACTGCATCAGCTACACTTGACAACCTCGGAAATGTTGAAGCCATCTGTGAAAATGGAACAATAACAAATATCGCCTGGGTTGTAGGTGATACTTGTAATGTTGTTGAGCAAGACTATACATTAACACTTCCAGATACGGAATGTGGAGCCACTAGATTAGGAGAACTCCAAGCAGCATACCAAGAGACTGTAGCATTGGCTCCAGGAGGGACAAATACTGTAGATTTAACACTTACAGGTGCGACTGGATCAGCAGATATTACAATTGAAGGAAATGTTTACAATATTACGTTCGTTACAGATCTTGGAACTACAGCAACCAACTTTGTAGTTGCTGAAGAGTCTAATATTGAAACTGGTTCTGACTACACAATTTCAGAAGCAGCGGGGGTATTGACCATAACAGGTCCAGTAGATGGATGGGTTTTACCAACAATAGTAAACACAGCTACAGATTTAGCGGGAACACTTGGAGCAGTTACAGAAATTGGTGGAAGTGTAGCTTGTCAAACTCGTTACAACATTACAGTTGTGTCTGATATTGTATGTGATGAATGTGATGATATATTTAAGGACTACTACAAGACAGAAGCACCAGAAGCTTATGATGGAGAAGAATGGGTACTAGTAGATGCAAATAGCTTACTTCCTTCAGGAGAATGTTTATGTGGAATTAGGGTTAAAGGTAAAACTTTTACTTTAAATGCCGAAGAAGCATTGAGAGATCGAGTTGGATTTGTTGAGACTTCTACAAAAGTAAGAATAGCAGCTGGCTATCCAGAGGAGATTAGAGAAGGTATTGGAAGAATCCCTACAGGAACCTTCAAAACAACACAGATTTCTCGTTGGGTTGAACGTACTCACCTTGCAGGTAATATGCGAGATATGGAGAACGAAAGCAGAGCCTATTTCAGAGGGTATGATTACAAAGATTACCTTGGGAGACTTCTTAGAGGAGAGATATCTAACTTAGAGGATCAAACTGTACAGTACGTACACTACACTCTTCAAGTTAATCCATCTGCTTCAACACAGTCGTTTGGACAAAGAATTTCAGATAATATCGATTATGGTATTTATGTTGAAGTTGGACGACACAATGCTGTTGAAGATTTGCTTAACGACTTAGCATCTAATGCAGGTGTTAACACTGTTAAAGCATTCGGATAATATTGTTTTATCATAGTAATGAAAGGGAGACTAGAAATGGTCTCCCTTTTCTATGTTATAGAAATCAATCTTTTTTGATAAATTCAAATTATTTATTAAGTTTACACCACAAAGCCTTTAAATTCAATTACCTAAAGAAATGAATAAACAGATAGCATTACTACGTAGGAATATACTTAGGCTAGGCAATAAGCTCTCGTGCCTTTGTAAGGATATTTTAGGCCTTAGATCGGATGTAGATTCTCTATTAGATGGTGGTGTAGCACTGCCTCCAACTGAAATTAAAACTCTTTATGAGTCAAATCCAGACACCAACGCTTTCACAGATGAAGAGAAAAAAAAATTACTAGACGTTTTTGATAAATCTGTAGATGGGTTTTCAGAAGTTCCCTATACTCCTAGCCTTAAAGTAGGAGACCCTTCTCATATAGATAATTTACAAGAAGTTATAAATCATATAGCTAGTGCAGGAGTAGTTCATGGTTGTGATTTAATAGATAATGTTGATGGTACGATAGATATAGAAGCAGGTTATGCATTATTGAGAGCCTTACCCGATCCACACGAATCGATATATGCAGTAGAAGTAACCGTACAAGAGAATCTTGCGTTAACTCCAGATGCTATTAATTATGTTTATTTAGATTGGAACTCAGGCACTCCTCAATTTGTCGCCTCTACCTCTCCTTCATCATTCAACTGTTTAGAGAAATGCTTAGCTTATGTAGTATACTTAGATATAGATAATGCAACTATAAAAGAGATTGATGCTAGAGAGCAAAACATTGACATATCCACTAAAGTTAGAAGGTTGTTTTTTGACTTTAGTAGATTCATACATTCAGAAGGTGGAACAGCTTTAAGTGAATCAGGGACTAGAAATATATCAGTAACAGAAGGGTCTTTCTATTTTATGGTCAAGCAAATATTGCATGTTGCTTTTGACACATCAGTAGCTGGAACAGCAAATGAAAATGTATATACCTTATACTATCAAGATACGCCGAGCGGATTTGTCAAAACTACAGGTGAGAAACAGATAAACAATACACTTTGGGACAATAATGGAGTACAAACTACAATAGGTAACAATAAGTACGGAGTTTCTTGGGTGTATATTATTAATGACTCTCCGTCTGAATTAGCAGTTTTAAGAGGGCAGCAAGAGTATCCTGATTTAGCATCTGCTAAAAATGCAACAATACCTACTAATATACCTTCCATAATAAGCGGATTAGGGTCATTAATAGGTTTAGTTGTTTATGAAAAAGGAGCTACGAATTTTGATGATGTATTAAGTGCGTTTGAAAGACAATTCGTATCTAGTCAAGCTACAACACATAATGGATTGGCAGGCATACAGGGAGGTATAGCAACTGAACGATATCACTTAAACACATTACAATATACACAGGCTATAATATTAGATAAGCTAGATGCAACCACGGCTCCGACAGTTAGTGATGATAATACAGAAGGTTATTCTATAGGTTCCGAATGGTTTGATATAACAAACAAGAAAAAATACTCATGCTTAGATGCCAGTACTGGTGCTGCTATATGGAAGGAGGCTGCTGGAGGAACCAATGATGTTGTAATGCACACTTCCTCATTTATTAGCGCAGGAGGGACAGCAACAAACTCATTGATTTTTGTTGGTAATGAAATTACAATTAGAGCATTAGGCGGTGGAGATAATCAAACATCATTTATTGTAGATGATTTGGTAGTTCCAAAAGGATATGTTTCAGGAGGTCAATTAAAAATATGGGTAAGAAGAAATGGAGCGGTAGATTCACATGTTATGACAGCATGGATAAATGATGTAGTTGATTCAACTATTAATGCAGTAACTATATTAGCAACTGCTGATCTTACTTGGGAATTAAAAACATTAACATTTGGAAGTACGATTGCTCCTTATGATGTTATAAATATAGAAGTATTTAGTCAAATAGATAATAACGTAGCAACTTATTTAAAAGCAAGTACATTCACTTATAATTAATTATTATGCAAAGTATAGAAAAGTTCGATTTAGCAACAGTAGAAGGATATAAAATATACATGTATGCTTTATTGAGGGTAAAGCATATTGAAGACCAAGCAACAATAGACTCAATAAACGCTAGTGTGACGATCGGAGAGTTGCAAGCAATAGAACAAACTTTATAAATAATAAGACACAAGGTGAGAGGAATTGTAGAGAAGTGGAGATCAGAACTGGTTTAGAACATCTAGCTGAAATTAACTAGTGTAAATAAAAACAGTATTAAGAAATGAGTAGTATAATAGTAGCAGCAATAGAACTGGCACCAGAAGGAATAGACATTGGAGGTATCATACTGGCTGTAATAGGTCTTGTAGGAGGAGGAGCTATATTGAAATTGTACCAGCAGTATTCTTTAAATAAGAAGGATAAAAGGGATGATGAAAACGAACCAGAAGTAGCTTTTAGGCGAAACCTTATAGATAGGCAAGACGAAATGAGAGAAGACATCCTCTTTTTAAGAGAACGTGTGGAAGAGCTTATTGCTGAGAATGCAACTATTAAGGCTGAGAATGTGACGTTAATCAGACAGAATAAGGAACTTATTAAGCAAAATGCGGAATTATTAATAAGGCTTGACACCCTAAAAGATAAAGGATAATGGACTGGAGACAACGACTTAAATCCCTGAAGTTCTTTAAGGAGCCTGACACCCTAAAACTAATTGAAGAAGGGCAGAACCTTTTGAGAGTAGATATTGACTCTATACATAAGAAGTTAGACGAGGTGTTGAATAAGAAATGCCCAGATCCATGCCCAGATCCATGCCCAGATCCTGAGGAAGATTCACAAGGTTAAATAACCCCTATGAACCACAATAAGCTGATCAAACAGATTTTAGTTATAACAACCCTTGTAGCTATTACATTCTACCTTGGAAAATGCTCTGGAGAAAAATCCATCATATCTAATGTAGGGGAAGTCATCAACTATAAACATTCTCAGAAAGAGTATAGAGCAAAGGATGGTACAGTAGTGCACAAAAACGAAGTTCTCCAAACGAATTTAGAAACCCTTAAGATTTTAAATGACTCCCTGGTAGATTACATCGATAATATAAAAATTAAGAAGCCAAAAGTAGTAACTATTATTGATACAAGATATGTTATCGACTCTACATTTATCCCTGTTGAGATTCCATGCGATACTGCATTCAAGGAGGATTTTGATTCTGGGCAAGACTCAACATTTAGTATTGAGGGATTTGTAGACAATTCCGGAATACACATCTTATCACTATCATTTCCAAATCGAACCACAGTAACACTAGGGACTAAAAAAAATGGAATATTTAAAAAGAATGAATTCATCGTCGCAACTACCAATTCAAACCCCCATATCAAAGTTGAAGGAATATCCTCTTATGTTTTTAAGGATGATAAGAAATGGTTTCAAAAAGGATGGGTTAAAGTGGCCGCTGGAGCAATCATTGCCACCGGAATCCACAGACAGTTTAACAAGTAAACCACCTGTTAAAAACTTAAGCAAATATGTACATGTATTGGACCCAGGTCATGGAGGAGTAGATGATGACGGAGTTTATACAACAGGTGGAAAGAGATCGGGTATTTGGCCCGATGGGACACAATATTTTGAAGGACAAGGTAACAGAGAGATTGCAGCTATTTTAGGTAAGATGTTGACCGAGGTAAAAATCGACCACTGTTATACAGTGGATCCCTCCAACCCAACAGATTTATCATTAAGTAGAAGGGTAAAAATCGCCAATGAGGAAGAGGAGAAAAGGGATTCTATATTATGGGCAATACACTCCAACGGTTATAAGAAAGAGTCGGCACATGGATATGAAGTATTTACATCACCAGGACAAACGTTAAGTGATCCTATAGCTGATATATTAATCGAGGAGATGGGGAAAGAGTTTCCAGAACTTAAAAGAAGGTCGGATGACTCTGACGGAGATTTAGATAAAGAGGCCAAGTTTGCAGTACTTATACAGACAAACGGAAGATCAGTACTATTGGAGTCAATGTTCCACACTAACCTAATTGAGTGCAAGATTCTTATGAGCAGAAGGGGAAAAGAGAGAGTAGCTAAAGTTTTGTTTAATGCTATAATTAGAGTCGAGAGTATTTAAACTTATAACATGCCAGCAAAGAGAAACTATAAAAAGGAGTATTCAAAATTTCAATCCTCAACTAAGCAGAAGAAAAAGAGGGCCGAACGGAATAGGCTAAGGAAGGAGGCAGAAAAAGCCGGCAAGGTGAAGAAGGGCGATAAGAAGGACATATCTCATACTAAGAATGGAGCTAGGGTTAAACCCAGAAGTGTAAACAGAGGTTCAAAATCTGATATGCCAGGGGATAGGAAGGCAAGAGGAAAAGGGCAGACTAAAAAACAACCCTCTAGAAAAAGATTAAAGAAAAAGTAATATAGAGTAGAAAGTAATGTTTTTGTGTTTTCGGTAACTTGTAATTATATTTGCGCATGGCTTTACCACAAATAGACTTCTTTATAGCATCTGACACCCACCACATAAGAATAAGTGATTTGTCTGTGTGGGGGACAAGTGAGGGGAAGCCTACTATTATCGAGATTATCTTTCCGGGTTTTGATAAATGCAAAACATTCTATTTTGACCAACATAAGACAAATGTTTTTAATAGTACTATTTTAGGTATTACTTGCCCCAACTGTGAAGATGCTAACAAAGAAGCTTTATCAGATGGGATTTATACTTTTACTGTAAAGGCGTCACCAGATAAATATTTCATGCAGAGGCACTATTTGAAGACAGACCTCTTCCAAATGGAATTAGATAAGCTTTATATTGAGAATAAGGATTCTACAAATTGGAGAAACTTTGTTGATAAAGTAACTGAAATTGAGTTTTTGCTGGCAGGGGCTCATGCTCATCTTAGGATGGGACTCGTTAAAGGAGCTGGGATGGCATGGGAAACCGCGCAAGAGGCTTTTGATGATTTAAAGGGGTGTTCAGATTGTAATAGTAATGTGTGGGTGTCAGCAAGGTAGTTGATGTCCAGAGTCTGAACATCAACTACACTGATAGAATATGTAAATAATGAGTACACAAAGTATATTTAACGAAGAAAATCTTCCTACAAGTGAGGTACTCGCCAAGCATTTTGTAGAAGACTCTGTCAATCTCATTAAATATTTAAGGTTTGAAATTGGGTGCATATGTCATGAAGACATGAGAGAAGTTTTAAGAGCCCAAAGGATGATATGTGGAGATTTATGTTACATAAACAACTGTGACAAACTCGCATTAAGAGAAACGATAATTACCAAAGGGATAAGAAACATACAAGAGTTATAGATGAGTTGCCAAGATAAACTAAAGAAAACTTGTGGAAGAATTGTCAGCTCCAACTGCGTAGAGTATGTTGGAACTTTTCATGCAAACACTGAATTAACTGAGTGTGATGATCCATCTGTAACAGATGTTATAGAGGACATCAATTTAGAGTTAAACAAGATAAACGAATCCCTAGATCTGGAGAACCTAGGAGATTCATGTATAGACTATTCCTTAGTAGGTGGAAAGCTACGTGTAAAAGAGGCACTGGAAGCAATTGAAGCAAAAATCTGTGAGCTATCAGGAATGGTAACTCAAGTGGATGAAAGCGATTGCCCACTAATATACAGCCAATTAATTGACTGTGTGGGACTAGACTTAGGAAATTTGGTAGAGGAATGTGGAGATCAGCCCACTACACTTGCTGGCCTCCTTCAATTATTAATTAATAATTCACAAAACCCTTAATAGGATGCTAGATAAATGCCTAGATACCAATTTACCAATAGTAGATAATTCCGAAGTTGAGTGTGAAGAGATAGTCAGTACAAATTGTGTCAATACAGCAGAGGCCGATTTATATTTTCAAGTAGCTAAAGGGAGAACCTTAACATTTTGGATGCGTAAAGTTCGTCAATATATACAAGCACTAAATGTTAAATTGAACAAGGTGAACATTGCTGATGAAGGTGATTGCAGTGTCAAATTTACAAGACCTGATGGAACAGAATACACTTTCAAAAAAGCTCCGGTCCATATTGTAGCCGCTACTACCCCAGTAGCTCCAAATTGTATTGGAGACACCTGGTTCAACCCAAACGATAGTACATTGCACATGTATTCAAATGACGGTGTTAATGACTTGTGGATTCAAATAAGCGCATAATAACGAAATAAAATAATTAATATGTCAACAGACTGTCACTCATGCAACACATGCAACACATGCAACTCATGCGGAAACGAAGGTTACTATAGCTCTGATACGGGCTGCTCAAAATGTGGATGCAGCGATCCATGTGAAACTGGATGTGGCTGTGAAGTTAAACTTGCATCATTGACATGTGCCACACATGATGGTCTGGCATACGATTGTATAGATGTTGAACCAGGAGACAACTTGGAGAACATAATCTCAAAGATTAATACAGCAATTTGTAATATTGCCCAAGATTTACCAGTGGGAGATGATGGAGCCGATGGACAAGGTATTGATCATGTCTCGTTTACGTCTACAAATGCACCCAATGGACTAGCTTCTCAATCCGGATTTTTTGATACGTATACAATGTGGGCAGACACTGCAGAGACAGTAAGTATTGGTACATTTATAGTCTATAATGGAACTGATGGAGAAAGTATAGACCACGTTTCGCTAACATCAACCACTTCAGCAGATTGTGAAACAGGGCAGACAGATACATATACTGTATGGGGGGATGCAGGGGCTACAATAAGCCTGGGAACATTTGATGTTGTTCAAGGAACTGGTATTGACCACGTTAGTTATACACCAGTAGTCACTATAAAGGAAGATGCAGCTGGTAATCCAGTTTCAGTTCTTAGTGTTGCTGGAGTGGCTGGAGCAACTGATACCTATACAATATACGGGGGGTCTTGTATACTAGGAACATTTACCGTTACCAACCCTAGCTGCTGTAATGATGAACTTGACGTAACTAATGATGTTATAGAAGGGTATGAAATAAAAGAACTCCCTCCGTATCTCCTAACCGCTGGCTTCGGAATGGCCGACTTAGATGGTCAACCTTCTCCAAGAATAACTGTAGTAGGAAGGACTGTAAAAATTGAAGGGGACCTTTTAATACCTCTAGCAACAGAGGGGTCATTGACTGTATTAATACCAGATGCTTCTGAGTATTACAATCGACACAGTACTTCCGTGGATGTATTTAGAGGCCCGGAAGGAGGATACATACCAGACAACACAGCACTTCAATCAGTAGCCCCTATATTACCTGCAGCTTTATTACCTGCTGAAAATGTAACTATAACCAGAAACCAAATTATAACAAGACCTGTCCGTGATAGACTAGGTGTAGGAAGTCTTTTACTATCTACTATACTTTCTAGTGTAACACTACGAAGTGATGGAAGATTAAGAATTGGTTCCATAGCCGAGGCTGAACAGGCTGGAGTAGGGGATGCTATTAAGAACTCACCTCTGTATCAAGGTATTATATCAAATGTGTTAGTAGGGGATGCAGCTATAGATTATAGTTCGTATAGAGGATCTTTTTCTAAAGGGGTGGATAAGAGAGATATTATAGAGTCCTCTAAACAATACCCAGCAACTTTTGATGGTTCGACACCGTCAAATTTTGGAGGATTTCGTGTACCAATATCGGTTTCATATCCTCTACCAAGTTCAGTAACAGATGAAGAAATCATAGCAGCAGTAGCTGCTATATAAAATATTTAATATGAGTTGTGATAAATGTACTTCAGGATGTTCAAGTTGCCTATCTAGTTGCCCATCTAGATATACTGGACCGGATATTCCAGAACTGGGGATAACTTCTGGTCAAGACCTAGACACTGTAATAATCATTATTTCTGAGTATGTAACCAATCCTATATTTAGTGGAGATGAAGGATCAGTATCTGCACTCGTTAATAACGGAAATGGTACAGCAACCCACTCAAATGGGGCAGGTACAGATGTTACATTTGAAATCGGTCAACATTCATCAGGACCCGCACCCCACAACTCTCCTATATTGGGAGACACTTGGTACGACACAGATACTGATGTTTTAAGCGTATTTGCAAATGATGGAGGAGGAGATATATGGGTTGCACTAACCCCTAATTTTGACCCTGCAGACTTTCCAAGATTTAAGCATCAGACACTTAAACATGCAGCCCCAACTCAAATATCGTTAGATCCAACTACTTCTAACAAGAGGGAGATTTGGTTTGAGTCAACAGGTGATATGTTGATAGACGGACTAAACCATAACACAGAAGATGACTATACGTACCTACTTGTTAATACAACTTCTGCAAGTAGGTTGTTATCGTTTATAAACGTTGCAGGTGCATTTTTAAGAACAGGGGGTACAATTGCGGATTTATCCACTCCTGGATTAACAATACCAGGAAATTCATCAATTTTAATCACTGTAACTAATGATGCTGGAGTCGTAACAGTCAATGGACACTTTTTAAGTGTGGTACCAGTAAGTAACTTTGAAGATACAATAACCTTGATACAAAATGTACCATTTGTTTTAACAGTGCCGGGAATAGTATTACCTAATACAGCAGAGGATACGATTATAACTATATACGATTCTAGTGGCATAGTTATTACCCCGGGGTTACTAATAACGGCATCAGGAAATGATTTTATAATAGGATCAAACGTTAACCTAATTAATGTAAAGGTTGTAGTAAAATACTAATAAAAAGAATTAAATAAAATACACAATTAAATGGAGAATAAGCAGTATGTTAATCTAAACATGAATGCTCAAGAAATACTGAATGTATCTCTTGATAAGCTAGGTGCCCACCCAATACCAGCTGAGTTGTTTGAAGGCAGAATTTGGCAGTTGACAACAGATAATCATGTATATTCTTTCATTGGAGGAGATGTCAGACAAATAGTATTCGCTGAAGATCTTAACAAGTTTGGAACATTTGCTGGAACACATGATGCATCAAGTGGACTAGTCCCCACTGCAGGTACAGGGGTAGACTTAGAAAATGCACCGGATTCGAGCATAGAGGCTGGTGATTGGTATAGAATTTCTGTAGCAGGAACTATTACTGGCCTAGAGTCAGGCGATGATTCTCTATCCCCAGGAGATATGTTGATAGCCCTTATTGATGACGCAACCTTACCAGAACATTTTATGGCAATTCAAGCGAATTTGGCAGAAGGTGTTTTAACGAATATCTATACAGATGATGGAATTTTAATAAATTCAGATAGAACACTCACAGGTAATTCATTCGGACTCACACTTGATCAACTGCAATTCTATTTAGTTAATGTGGTTAGTAGTTATACAGAAACTATAGGAGGTGTAAAGGCTACAAATGTTACCGGAGTATTTTCTGAAACCTCAGCAGGTCGAACTATAACTTCTACAGGAGCAGGTAATAATATCCTCTTGGTGACAGATGTAGATGGAGCATTCATAGTTCCGGGGTCAGCGGATCCAGACACGGAAATCACCGCCCCTGTGAATGGTATGCTTAAATACAGCACCAGCAGAGAGGAATTTAGACTTTATGAGGATGGAGTCTGGAGAGGAGTTGGAGGAATTAAACATGCTGTAAATTTTGCTGCTTTTCCTACCACAGGAGATTTGAACATTATGTATGTGGCAGATGATACTGGAGAGACTTTTCTATGGGATGGGGCACAGTATTTACCAATAGGTGACATATCTACACTTGTTCAAGTTCAACTTGCAGGTAAAGTAATAGCTACACACACAGATGGTGGAGGCATTGAAGTGGATATCCTTGAGTCTATTACTACTTTAGTAGATAATGGGGATGGCACCTATACCTATACAAATGAGGATAATGATTCTACTACAATAATAGTAGGAGCAGCAGGAGGTTCAGGCATAATTAATGACTGGGAAGCTTCTACAACCTATGTAATAAATCAAGGGATAACGGCTATATCACCGTCAACATCACATAGAACACTATACAGGCGTACAACCCCTGGGATATCAGGACTTATATTTAACATAGCTGAAGAATTAAATTGGACAGCTATTAGTACAATAGGCAGAGCAAAATTTCATGCTGATGACACAACTGTTTCTCCAGCTTTAGTAGGCTCCCCTACTGAATCAGAGATCACTATTTTTGCCGCAACGAGTGTATTCCGAGATGGATTAATTTATTATACCGGAGATGATTTACCTGGCAGCCCAGCCACTAGAATATATTGGATTGATTCAGAGGGTGTTGCCACTTTGATTGAAAACTTATCTTCGGTTGATATTATAACAAACTGGTCTGCCTCTACAGAGTACTTACAGAACCAAGAGGTGACTGCTGTATCACCTACTACAGGACATCGAACATTGTACAGACGTACTGCTTTTGGAGTATCAGGGCTTGTATTCAATGTAGTAGAGGAAGGAACATGGACAGCCATTAGCACAATAGGACTAACAAGATTATTTGCTGATGACACAACTGTTTCTCCAGCTTTAGCAGGCAAGCCAACTGAAGCTGAAATAGCTATTTTTTCTGCAACAAGTGTATTTAAAGATGGATTAATTTATTATACCGGTGACGATACTCCAGGAAATCCTGCCATATTCACCTATTGGATAGATCTAGCAGGAGTAGCCACTTATTTAAATCCATTCACTGAATCGGATCCAGTTTTCTTTGCACACGCTGCCTCGAATGTTATTAGTAGTGGAGGAGGGTCGTTGTTCCTAGCAGATGACGGAACATATAGGCCTGTTGCGAACGGTAACGGTATTTATACAGGAAGCGACTCTTTAATCGTTGACACTATTGTTACAGTTGGTAATAATATACTAGAGTTTTTAGCACCAGACGCTATCAACGCTTCACCAGTTGATTCGATTAACTTTACTAATGGCTCTAATCCAGATTACACAAGCATACAGAGAGACGGATCAATATACAGCACTTATACCGGAGATTTAGGTTACCCACCTAAAAAAATAAAATGGGGTATAGAGAATGCTTATGCACCATCTGGAATTATTGAAATTTCAGCTTTTGTAACAGGTGGTTATTCAAGAGCTACTATTACAGGTAGAGGAGGCAGGGTTGCATCGCCAGATTCTAAAGCTTATGAATTCTCAGTACAGGGTCAAGGTCAAGGAACTATTGATTTGTATAGACTAGGTACTTTAACCACTTCTTTGGAATCAGAAACTTATGGCTTGCATATTCAAACAGGGAATGTGGGTATTGGAGTAGCGCCATCATCTACCGATCTATTAAGGGTTGAAGGGGGGAATGTAAGACTTGAGGGATTAACAAATAATAAATTGTTTTTTCTAAAGCAGAGTAGTGACACAATAGGGTTTGGGACATCTTCACCAGATACTATGGTTGATATAGTTGGTGACATATCCATTAAACCGTCTCTTACTGTGGTTGCTGCCACCACAAACAATTTAGCTGTTGTAGGTAAATCATTTGTTCCATTAGACAACACTGCCGCTGCCTCTATAAACGTCACTGGATTCACTGATGGTAAACAAGGTAAAAAAGTCACTTTTATGAACACCAGTGCTGATGACATAGTGTTCACCAACGAAGATGTAGCATCGACAGAATCCAATAGATTTGTTAATGGCAATACCGCTGCCAGCAAAACACTAAAACAAAATGACGTTATTGAGTATACTTATTATGGAACAAGATGGTACTATAGTGGAGGATCAATTTAAAAATAAAAAATAAAATAACATGAAACAAATAAGAACGTCAATACCAAAAATTATTAATGCTAGTGAGCCTGGCTTAACAAGTAATATACTATTCCACAGTTTTGAGAAGACTGTTCTAATCGATCAACAAAGATATGTTATAAAATTTATTAGCTCTACGATAACAGAAGCAATAGTTGGATCTGGAACTGCAGAAGACCCTGAATTTCTTGAGAGTCATGAACAAATAACAACCCATACAAAAGTAATTGGTGACCCAAATTATAAAAACCCAGTCACACAAGCTGAACTTGATGTGATTACTGCCGAGTTAACCTTTACTGAAACAACTACTATAGGAAAGGAGATAGAAGAACTGTTAAAGGTCGCAAAAATTATGATTGGTAGTGGAGGATTTTATGGGTTGACTATTGCTGATTTGATAATAGAATAAATGATTAGAAGTGGAGCAGTTATAAGTAATTTTATTTATTCTACAATAAGGGCCGTATAAAATTGTAAACCTATAGTAGACAGTGTTATAGAGCTGGCTGTGCCTAAGGAATAATCACTAGTGCCGCCGATTTCAGTAGGAGGATGTTAACAACATAACTAGTTTTTGGAGGAGTGGGGAAGAAATATATGGAGGTCGTTTTTGGTTGGTTTTACCGACCTCCTCTAGCCCCATCATTAGTTTGGTGGGGCTTTTATGGAGTGAAAAGTAATCTTTTTTAAGGTGTAGTAAACATTCATTATATTTGACACATGATTTCCAATAAAGAGTTTGTTTCTAGGGTAGTAAATGGTGGTAAGTTTTTATCAAAAGATAGCCACATCAGTGGGAGATATATACTAGGTATTGGTCGAACTAAAGCTAGGTTTCTTCTTTCACAGAAATTAGATGAGTTAACCTTGTCTAGAGAGGAGGGGATAAAGACTAATATCCAATGTTTTGCCATGGAGAGGATTACATCAAGAGATTGCGGTATAGTTGAATTTAAGTTATGCAACAAGTTGATGAAGAGTTGTAAAAAACTCCCTGAAGGAATTTTTGGAAAAGTGGGATCAGGAATCACCAGAATAACTAATATTGATGAAAGCCTAGAGTATGATTTCACAACTCCCAGTCAATACGCAAGACACAACAGACGTAGAAGAATTTATAACAGAGGAAATGTAAGATACTATTATCTTAAGGACGGGTATCTATACTTACCAGGATCAAATGCCCATTTGGTTGATATAGATATGATTACTCTTGACAAAGTCGAGGCATCAAAATTATCAACCTGTGGAGCAGATACCACTATAGATTCATTTGAGTGTTCAAACTGGGATACGGATTTTGTATGTCCAGACAGGTTTATGGACCTAGTACTACAAGAGACGATAAATGAGGTAGCAAGTTTCTATAGGTCCTCTATTTCTGACGAGAACCCAAATTTAGACGGGCACGAAAAAACCAAAACAACAAATTAATATGGCACTAAACCGGCTAGTAAGTGGTATTAAATTACAGCACCACTCTATTTATACAGAGTATAGGGCCTATAATAAAATACTGGACAAGAACAAAGTAAGTAATAGAGAAGAATTAAGGAAAATTATAGATTGTATCTGTAAGCATATAGGACAAGGAGTCACAGATTATCCTGGAGGTGTCATAGTTGAAGAACTAGGATACTTTTTTATTTGGATGCCACCAAGGAAAGGTACTTTTGGGATAAAGAAGGAAGGTGGGATTGAAGAGGGTTATAATTACCACACTAACCATCACATGTATTTTCCCACATTTCTGCCCTTTAAACCAAAAGTAAGGACTCTCCAGGCTTGGACAATGGATAAGACATTTTGTAATAATATTAAGCAGGAGCTTTGTAGAAAACTGAAAGAAGGTGGAAAGTACCGGATGTACACTAATACACTAAAACAAATATAAGATGCGACAAGAAAGTAATGTTGATGGATTAATCGCAGAGATAAAATCAGATCTCAGTAAATATGCAGATGTAGGCCTACTTGACGAGGGCACTATGTACCGAGAGATAGTTCTTGGCATAAAGCGATTTGGCAACGATATTACTGATTTACACGAAACAGTTGTGGAAGTCATAGATGGGTATGCAGAACTCCCAGAGAATTTTAAAACTTTATATGCAGCTTACCTTTGTGAGCCAGCTGGGTTCTTTAGAAATCCAGAGATTGAGGAACATGAGTTGCAAAACTCTCATTTTTATACAGAGAGGACAACGTATGGAGAAAAATGGAATGAGTGCGATCCATCTTGTGTTGAGAAAACTGAGAATATAATCAAGGAAAACTTCTTTTTCAAAAAGAAGAAAGCGGCCCAATTTTATTATAAGAGGCAACCCTTGCTGACTTTAGGTAAAGCATTTCATAAAAATAACTGCCACAGTAAGTGTAGAAACAGGTATGTAGTAGACAACCCAAACGAGATTGTAATTATTGATTTCAGGCTCCAAGCCAACTTCAATAAAGGGGACATTTACATGATGTATTACGGGCTACCAATGGATAGTGAGGGGAAAATTGAGATCCCCAATACTAAACTTGGTCATTTAGAATCTTATCTAGAGTATCGAGTAAAAAGGAAATTGGCTGAGAACCTTATCGCAAACAGAGATGCAATAGGCCTACAGGCTGTGTATCCAATATATGCAGAGCAAGAACGAATTCATTTAAAGGAGGCATCAAATGAGTTTAAAATGAGTAAGATATCACCAAGAACTATGAGAAGGTGGCAACGATTGAATCAACAGGAATCATTTCAGTATGAAAGCCTGTTAACTAGAAAGTAATTTAGTAATGATAGAGAAGAGACAAACAGCCCCCAAAAAGGGGATGAATAGAGATAAGGCAATATTCGATTTAGACCAAGTTGAGTACTCTTTTATGCTCAATGGTAACTTCCACGATGAACATGGGCATGGACAAGTAAATCTTCAAAATGAACCATCAAATATTTATTGTACAGGATTTAAATCAGGTTCTAAGGTTATTGGACACAAGTTTGATCCTGTAGATGATGTGACGTACTTTATTCTAGTAGACCCCACCACAGGAGTATCAGAGATCGGATTTATCAACAGCTTCCAAGATATTCAGGGGCTAGAGCCAATAGAAAAAGAATGTGACTGTAACATAACTGTTATTATTGAAAACCCACTAGAACAAACTACCCAAACAGCCATATGTAAATATACAACTTTGCTTAATGATGAGTGTGAAGAAGGAGCTGGATGTCTAGCATTTAGTATAGACTATCCAATACACGAAAGTAACATTATTATAAAACACGAACGTACTGGAAAGAAGTTATATTTTACAGACTTCTTAAACCCACAAAGGCTTATTGACCTTGATCATTTGGATCAATACACTGAGACTGCAGAGGCATGCACTTCTGAGACAACCCAAACTTGTTTACAATGTGAAAGTATGAGAATATTTCCATTGTTTGAGAAGCCGTGTCTAACACCTAGTACCATACAGGGAGGAGGAAACCTTAGAGCAGGCATGTACGAGGTGCTGATTGCGTATTCTTCATTCAGAGGCGAAGAGGTTTCTAATTACTATGCAAAGACAAATCAAATTCCTATACACGATAGAAACAATAATATTTTAGACCAAACAAATTTAGACTACGAGACTAATCTAGCCATTTCAATTGATATACTAGGCCTTGATAAATTGTATGATTTTTTTAAAATAGCTGTAGTCTATAGAAATGGACTTGATGCAACAACCAGTATTTTTGATTATGGTGTATTCCCTATTGATACGAATACTATTACCATATCTAGTCTTTCAGGAAATCCAAATATTCCACTTAATGATATAATAGCCAGAAGACCTTCTTATACAAAGGCAAAAGGGCTGGCAGCAGGAGATGGATATCTATATCAATATGGATTGGAGGCGAACAGATCTATAAATCTTCAACCAATAGTAAACCTATTAGGAGGCTTTGTTAAGTGGCAGACTGTACAAGCAAAAGAATCTATATATAAAGATGGAGTCGAAGTAGCTAACTTTAGATCTTATATGAGAGATGAAGTAGTCCCTGCAGCAATAAAGTTTTTCGGGAAGGGGGGGGTAGAGACCGATTTATTTCCATTCATACCAAGACCACCAAAAGCTTCTGAAATTGAGGATTTTGAGAATGGTTTTTCAGAGAGTTCAAACAATGTCCAATCAATCTTAAATGGGTTAGGTGAGTGTTCTGCAACAGGAAGGGATAAAAGATGGCAATATGAAAATACTGCTTCAATTATTGGAACATGCCCAGGTGCAGCAACAGGGCAATCGTCAGGAATCGTAACGGAAGAGGAGCTGTCCTGTTTTGTATCAGAATCTAACGGAGACATCTCTGTTCTAAGTACTATTAATACCGGAACTATAGTAGTCAACACATCCGGGCTCCCTATTGAGACGTACATTAATAACAACGTCGACTCAATTTTAACGACCACTGGTTCAAATTGGCAAGAGGTGAGAGACATATTAAGCGACCCATCAGAATTTGAAGAGGGGTGTGAACCAACCTTTCCAAATAATTGTACTGATATCGAACTAACATCCGAAGAGATGATTGCTTTAGGCACAGCACAGTCTGAAACAGAAGAGGTACTTATACCAGTTGGTGACCTTAGTAGGCCAACACCTCCAGCTTCTTGTAGACAAGAGGTATCGCCACAAGTAATAGACCAAGATTTTGTAGACGATTTCATGCTACCTCTGAGTGTAGTGTACAAGAAAAATAATTTCTTTAGTAATACATCCCCTGTCTCTGCAGTATTTCCAATTGAACTTGGTTTACCCCAAGCAGACAACACCGTATTTTTACAAGATGGAGGATCCACAACTGGAATAGGCCAACTTCAGACTCAATTTACATCATTAACATCTTCACCAGGATACACTAACAAAGTACACACGAATGGACTTTGGTATAAAATACCATTCTCAGGACAACCTTTTGTCTCTTTTGAAATGTCATATATTATACCTACAGCCGGAGATGATAACTCAGGCAATTCAGTGCGGATAACAGTATTTGATGGGGAAAGCAGCACTGCCCATTTACCACAATATACTAAGATAGTATCCGATGTTACGGCTGCTAATGACCCTAATAAATATATCACTTTTGATGCAAATGATTTTTCCGGGAATGTTTATGTAGTAATAGACTCACCTATAAAGGTGAGGATAGTTTTTACACAACAGAATTTTACGTTGACACCCCCTCCAGGATGTTTTAATGCCTATTATAGATTATTGGAGTATCAGGAGGAAGTTACATTTTCAGACCTCACTTTTGGAAAAAGGCAAACTTACAAGGCTAGCTGTAATATTGAAACTATTTCTGGAACAGAGTGTGATCCCACCCCCCATCAGTATGGGCTATTTTCACACTGGGAGTCAAATATTAAATATCCTTGCAACGGGGAGTTGTATGATTCATCTACACTAGGAATAGATGAAAACGATATTCCAAACTCTATGAAGCAGGAGTTTGAAGAATATTATTCACAAGGGGTAGACTCTAATGGTAAGTATATACTAGGGAGTGATGTAGATTTTAGAGACAAACCAATTCGGCATTATAAGTTTCCTTGCTCAACTATAGTGCCATTTATGAGTGGAGCTCAGGCAGCAGTTGGATTTAAGGAAAGCTATATATTCCCTATTGGATTCTCATTAGACCCAGAGGCAGTCAGAACGTTCTTAGATATTGCAGTCAACAATAATTTGATTTCATTAGAAGAGCGAAATAATATAACAAGTTACGAGGTATACAGAGGAGATAGGACAACTCATAGATCTATTATTGCGAAAGGTTTATTATTTGATATGTATGAGTATACGGAGAATAATGGACAGAGTACTGAATCAGTTCTTTATCCTAACTATCCGTTAAATGATATTGGGGTAGATAACTTGAATGGCAACGTTCCCCACAGAAGGGGAGGAGTAGGTAACGATAAATATACCTTTCACTCACCTGATGTCCACTTACACCAACCCACACTCCCACCTGAAATGAAGATTGAGGGGTATCAATCTGGTGTTTCACAGACTTTCTTTGATATTGTAGAGGATCACCCCACCTATGTAATATTAGGGCAAAGCGCTTTAAATGTAGCTTTAGCTTTAGCTATTGCAGAAGTAGTTTTAGACGTAGCAGTTGAAATTGCAGAAATAATAACTTTAGGAGGTACTGGGGGTCTTTCTGCCCCAATATCTGTAGCAGCAGCTGTTGTAGGAGCTGTTGCCATTGGGCTCACATCAGCACTTAAAACAGGTAAATTGAGATATGAGTGGTTAAATACGATAAAGAATTTAGGATCCCCACAACAATTTGCTTACTATAGTGCCACTGTAGGACATTATAATGCCTTTCTGCCAAATAGTGTATCAGACAGCACCCTTAGAGGAGTATCAGCATCAACCTATTTAAGAGAAGGTAGATGGGAAGTACCAAATGAAATAAGTGGGGACAGGCATAAGATAAACAACGAAAGTAGAGAAACCTCCGTATTTTTAGATACAGCACCTTATGACATATCCTACCCACAAGCTCATATATCTAAGGAGAATGGTTCATTAAATGCCTCTACCGGAACTAGAAAAGTATATGATGGAACAGGTAAAAGTGGGGCAATTGATGGAGGAGCAGCATCACCATATGTTTCTCTAAAACAATATCTTCCGTCTCAATATGGGGCAATCCACTCAGTAACCTGGTTAAGTACAGGATATTGTGGAGATGTGAACAAAATATCACAAGGCTGTGAAGGAATTTTTGGTGGAGATACTTACATTTCCAGATTTTCGGTAAAAAGGAAACTACCTTTCTTTACTACAAATGCTCATGGACTCGCACCACTTACACCATTTAAATATTCTGATTATTACAATATCAATCCAGATGGAGTCTTTGGTAGGTTTTTTCTAAATTATGAACTATCTGATGATGATACATTTAATCTTGCAGGGACAATATTCCCTGATAATTTATCATCATTTAACCTAACTACAGCCAGTTCTGATAACAGACCAGGTGATTTTTATGTAAAACCACCAGCTAAGTTCTTTTTATTCTCTTATGGGTTTCCACACTTTTTAGCTGAGAGTACTATAAACTCTAATTACAGGTATGCTCAAAGAGAAGCTGCGGAGGATTTTTATCCTAATTTCGGAGATGTTATTAAATTTACTCAGGAAAGTGACGTATCAATCAGAGAACCAAATAGATATTATTATAATGATGTATATTCTACATCACCAACAACTAATGGATCGCAGATCTTACCAGTTGACTACAGCAGAGAAATATGGGATAGATTAAATAACCTTGAGAATAGTGTAATATACTCAGTCCAGGACAGGTCGGAAGATTTACGAGACTCTTGGTTAATTTATAAAGCATTTGATACCTATCAGTTTCCAACATCAAATGGTAATTTAATTGATATGGATGCTATTGAATCCGGGCAGATACTAGGAAGGTTTGAGAATGGAATAACCCTGTTTAATAGTATTGATGTGTTGAGGGACAGACTTACAGGAGATCAAGCTAAATTAGGTTCGGGGGGCATATTTAGTGGGAGGAATATCAACTTTAATAAGACTGATTTAGGATATGCTGGCACACAGCACACAGCAAAAGTAAGTTGTGAGTTTGGGCACTTTTGGGCAGATGCTAAAAGAGGAGAAGTATTTAAACTAGAGCCAAATGGGAAAGGCCTATCTCAAATCACTGACGGGGTTGAGAAGTGGTTTAAGGAACACCTGCCTTTTAAAATCACCAATAGTGTAAGTGGCCTAACTCAGAGGGATTTAGACAATTCATTTAAAGGACTTGGATTGACTATGGGGTGGGATTCAAGAACCAAGCGTATATTTATTACTAAACTAGATTATAAAACCATAGTATCTGGTGTTGAATTTCTTGAAGGCAGATTTTATCATGAAGGTAGAGAAGTCCTTCTTACTGACAGAACAGTGTTTGAGGATTGCTCGTTTACAGTGGCGTATAGCCCACTTACTAAGTTGTGGATATCTTACTACTCGTTCAAGCCAAATTATTACATAGGGTACACTAACTATTTTCAGACAGGGATCAACTACTCAACAAAAGATTCTCATTTAGGGCTGTGGTCCCATTTACCATTTTTAAGCTCATATCAAGTATTTTATGGAGACCTTTATCCATTTATTATTGAGTCACCCTTATCAGGGAGTAAACTTGTCAATTCGACAATACATGATATTGAGTATTGGATGGATGTTAGGAAATATTACAATAAGTATGACTTTACTGACATAGTGGGCCAAGGTTTTAATAAGGCAGTAATATATAACACTTATCAGAATACAGGCCAGTTAGAACTAGTCCATCATGACAACAATGACTTGAGTCAAAGTCTGGTATACCCAAAGCATAATTCAGCATCCATCAGTATTTTGCAATCAGAAATCGCAGGCAAGTATTCATTTAATCACTTGTACAATTCTGTAAAAAACGAGAGATCGGGACTGCCCATTTGGTTAAATGATTGCACACAAGTTGGCAAAGACCTAAACCATAAGTTGTTGACTTACGCTCCGATGTTCAAAGACAGAATGGTTGGAGACCATTTTATGCTGAGACTGGAGCAAGACAAAGAAAGTAGGTACAAATATATATATAGATTCGGAGCTGATAAGCGAGATTATAAAGAAAACTAAAAATTTACTATCGTAAACTAAAACATGGCTAAAGAAAAAACAAATACCGATCCACAGAGGGAGAAAGACTCCCATTCCGGCCATAATCACGCTGTAGATGGATTGTCTGATGATTTAACTGGTTTTTATAATGGACTTCTGGTACTATTTCCCAGCCTCCGCATAACTTCTGGTAAAAGGGATTTCTCACCAAGTGGAGAGTCTTCACACCATCATAAAGGTGATGCTATTGATATTGGAAAAGAGAATGCTGATGTATATGAATATTTGTACAACACTCAAGAAGGCCTTACATTGATGAATAAGTACAAACTGGGTATCCTTGATGAAACAGATCCAGAAGCTCTTAAGAAGTCCAAAGGGACTGGACCACATTTTCATATTGGAAAAGATTCAGCCCTTTATAAGAAAGTACAAACAAGATTTAATAATTTTGATAACACGCAGCCGGTCCACGCTTTTATTAATCAGAATCCCACATACGACTATAGTAAACCACAGAAGGGACAAACGATTAATAGAAATAGGATTAAAAACGTTGCGAATACTGGATTAATGACTATACCTGTAGGCCCCACTGGATTAGGTGGGGAAGTAGTTGTACCCGCAGACCAAGCCTCTATGTTGTTTATAGAGCAGGTAAAAAAGGAGGAGGAAAAGGTTGAAATAAACAAGAAAAAGGACAAAGAATCAGATGCAAGAAAGCAGCTAAAAAAAGTTCAGGACGAGAAGAGCAAACGTCAGCAGGATTTTTTAAAGACACTGGGAGCAGCTCACGAAAGGGATGAAGCTCTCTATAAAAAAAGAAAGCAAAACCTAGGCAGAAGACAGACTAAGCAGATAAATCCACTGGAGGGAATTGACATTCAAACGGCATTGCCGAAATTGCCGAGTATCTTTAAATATCAATAAAAATAATCTATTTTTAAGTCTCGTACTTAATCATTAAATTTACACCATGGAAGAAAAAATTTTACGTCTTCAAGAATTATTAGGGATTTCTAGAGAGGAGGCCACCCAACTTGTTACTTCAACAACGTCACTAGCAGGAGCATCATTAAAAACTGCAGATATAGGGGATACATCAGACGATATTAACGGAGGGGGTACACCTCAAGACCAGTATACGTCTTTCCCAACCAAGGAGGGGCTACCTAAAGATCAATATTCATCTTTTCCGACTGACTCCCAAAGGCAATTCATAACTCCCACAGGAGAGGGTGAAACAGCCCAGCCTGAGGATAAAGACAGCTATCTTGATCAGGCAACCCTTTTAAATCCAGGAGGGTATAACCTTGAAACAAAAGCAGCTAATATAGGAAGGTTTGCAGGGATGGAAAAAGGTGCAAAAGGGAGGGGACTTGGATTAGCAGGGTCTATTGGATCTTTTGCTCTAGGGGCAGCTAGAACAGGGTTGTCTAACTTTGCAACACAAAAGAGAAGTAATGAAGTACAAGATTTCTATAATGAGAAGAGAACAAACAATAGGTATATAGAAGCTCCACAATCTTCTGATGCTAACTTCACTGGAGGGTATTTTGAATATGGAGGGGTGATGAAAAAATACCCATACGGGGGAACCTATGGAGAAGATGAAAAAGACAATCTTATTTATAATAAAAGGAGGGACAACGAAAGGTTCGCCAATAGGTCTTACCATATAGATACGGGACAACCGTACATCAATCCAGACGGAACAACTTCCTACGAGAGATACTTTTCTGCAACAGATAGATTAAGAAATACATTTGCTCCAAGAAGGGATAAGATCCAGACAAGAAAAGGGCTCCCACTATTTGCTACTGGGGGAAACTACTATACGGAGAGCAGTGAAGATGCGCTTAAGGCCTACTTAGAATTCGGAGGAGTTACCAATGGAGATTCTATAACAAACCTCAAAGTAGATAATAATCAGTATTTCGACACAGGTACAGGAACCTACAAGGAAGTCAATCCACAGGTTAATACGTATTCGGAATTATTTAAAGGATAAAAATATGCCAGATAATCGCCCACCAATATCAAAAACACTCACTGGAGAATTTTTACAAGGACTCTCTGATAAGGCTCCTATGGAAGCAAATGCAGAAGTAGAGAATAAGGAGTATGTACAATTTCCTGATAAGGAGACTGTAAAGGCTATTGGAAATTCACATAAGAAAGGTGGAGTAGATGTCAATATACCAGATGGGACAAAAATACTATCTGACCAACTTACCATAAGCGCATCCCAGGCTAAAAGTATTAGTAAAGAGTTTGATATCAAAGTCTCCCCTAAGGATACATATGCCAAAGTATTAGATAAGTATGTGGATAAGATAGGGTTGAAGAGATTATACAATGAGCAGTCTGAATTGTTCGAAGAGTTGAAGACGCAATTAGAAGGCACTGATGACAAAGGTACTTTAAACATTAATAAGCAGTACTTGTCAGAAAAAATTTCAGGGGTTGAAAAATCTAAAGAAGGAAAGGAAAAAATTAAGGGACTATTCTTTGATACACTATTCACTATCCAAGAGAATGACAAACCAAGTCAGAATGGAGCTGAGGACCTTAAAGCAAGAAAAGAGCAAATATTTGCAAAAGGTGGCATAACTGAATCAAAGTTCAATGATTTAATAAAAGAGTTCAATTTGACAGAAAAGGAAGGACTTTATATGGTAGAGTATAAAAAAGCTATGCCTAAGGAGTATCCTAATGGAGGCACACATGGGGAGCCAAAGACTAAGTCGGATATACAAAAGGCTCTTACGGCAGGGGAGATAACTCAAAAAGATGCAAATTTACTCCTTGTAGAGATTATTAAAGGGGAAGGGGTAAAAACAGAAGAGGATTTTAAAATATTAAAAAATGCTGGAGCTATTACCCCAGATGAGGAAACAAAGATACAAGAGCAGTTGAATGCTGCAAAAGGTAAGGATAAAGACGGTGTAAAGTTCAAAACAACTACAGGTAAACACAAATTCTCAAATAGAGAGGATTTCAAAAGAGAGAAACAATCAAGAACAGCCGAAGGATTTGGAAAGATTACAAAAGATAATATACCTCAGGTACTTTCCTCTTTATATAGAAATTTTCCAGACATAGTTGCTGCTGAGGATGTATTTGGAGTAACTTTTGACGAGGATGGAAATATTCAGTACAATGAGGATATTGACTTTTCTAAAACGCAAAAACAAGTTGAAAATTTTCAAAATAAAGCTAATGACCGGATGAAGGCAACAGCCCAGGTTATTATGGATAACCCGAACAATTTTTCTCCAGAACAGATTGAAGTGGCACAAAACTTTGTAAAAAATGAAACTTTTGATGAAAGCATCGCCAGAGGTCTTGATAGTAAACTAGGTCAGTTTACCTCGGGAAGGTTTAACATGGGTATTGATATTGTAACCCCAGATGAATTAAAAGATTTAGAGGCAAAAAACATCTTTACAGTAAACCAGTTAAAAAAGGCTGTTGATGATGGAGATGTGACATTAGGTGAATCGTCTATAGGGAGGTTAAATGAGATCAGTAAGCTACAAGGAGAGGGGTCAGATTTTACTCTGAACTCTTTCGAGGGTGCAGCACCAGTAGAGTTGATTAAACCCTTAGAAGAGGAAGAGGTTATTGTAGGCCCAGAGGGAGAGCCCATAATTGATAGCATAACAGAACTACCAAGAAAAAAAATACCAACAAGATTTGCAGCACCAGACCAGACACCACTACCTCCATCACCACTTGCAGCACACCTTAGAGGAGACCTGAAGTTACAAAGAATAGATCCAGTAAGGGTCGGAATTGAGAGTCAGAAGCAGCAAGCAGATGAAGCTTTAAGATTTGCATCAGCACAGATGGACCATTTACCACCCCCACAGAGGGCAGCAGCATTAGCAGGACTCCATGCAAATTACCAAAAGAGTATTAATGATTCAATCCACAAGGCTAACGTGGTAAACGCTCAGAATCAAGCTTCAGCCAGTTTATTTAATATAGGACAATCAGGTAGAGAGGAACAGGCTGAATTAGGTAACGCACTCAGCTTCGAGCAGAGGCAGATGACAGCAAAAGCCAACACTCGAGAGGAATATTTGAGATATTTTGATGAGCTGAGAAGAATTAATACAGCAGATTTTAGAAACCAACAGGACCTCAACTTATTAAACACACTAACACCAGATTATGATTTAGGTTATTCAGGAGCCACTGTAGATTATGACCCAACGGGAGAGTTCAGACTTAAAGACAGAAGCAACTTAGTTGGGACAGGATTACAGTTTTAATCAAATATTTACCAATTGGTTTTGCAGGCATCAGTAATTTCACTATGTTTGTATCCATCATTGATAATGAGACAATTTAATCCAGACATAATAACAAATTTGGAGGAGCAACTGAATGTTTTTTCCCTAACGTACTGAAAATCAAATAGTTATGGCATCAGCATATTCCATTTTACATAATTACTCTCAGGAGTTATACAGACCCAACTTACAGTTAATCAGTACAGCCTTGCAGGCCAAGCAGGGGGCACTTAATGCGAACAGAGCCAAGCTTCAAAATGTTTATGATAGTCTCACATTCATAGATATAGCGAAGGATCAGGACAAGGAATACACTGAGAATAGGCTCCAAACTGCAAAAGGTATTATTGATAAGTACTCTGCGTTAGATTTATCTGACAGCAACTTCACTGATGGGTTAGTGTCAAAGTTATCAGAAGTAGTCGACGAGAATGTACAAACCGCTATTGTCTCAACAGCGAGATTAAGAAGTGAACAATCTGCATGGGAAAAACTTAAGACAGATAAACCTGCATTATACAACCAAACAAATCATTCCTACGCTAATAGAGCATCTAATGCGTGGTTAAAAGATGAAAAAGTCGGGTCAAAGTATAAGGGTGGCGGGGGAGTCATTGAGTACAGAGACCTTGGAAAGAAGATATTAGACAATCTTCCTGATCTTCAAAAGTCACTGAAGGCAAAATGGATATCTACTGGACCACAACAAGGATATTTCAGATCTATAGAAACAAATGAGGCTGTTGACAGAGGGCAGATGGAGCAAGCTTTAGAGTTCCTATTTGATAGCGGAGATCAAAGGCAGATGAACATCGATGCCTGGGGGATATATGATCAACTACCAGATGAGATATTGAAGGACATGTATGATGGTTATAATCAGCCTCGACTTAGCCAAGCCAATGAAATGATCGACGCACTAAAAATAGCTAGGGGCGAGGTTAGCAGTGATGCAGAAAAGGCAAAGTATGATACAGCTATTGAGGGGTGGAGGGACCAAAGGGATGGCATAAGAAGTAACTCTTTTGAAAATCTTTATAATACAAGTGGAAGAGAGGCTGTATATTCAACTCTTCACAATCGAAGATTCAAAAATAATATTTTAGATACCTATTCATATGCCCCTAGAGTTATCGAAACAAAGGTGGATGCAACTCAGGTAGCAAATGCCAATTATGATTTGAAACTAAAGAATTACAATGAGAGTCGAAGAAAGAGTCTTGTGTCCGAAAGCTTAAGTGAGAGAAAGTTTCAATTAGATGTAGCTAAATTCCAAAAAGAGGAGGAAGGGAAGGCACTATTAGATCCTAAAAGGGGGCCTCAGATAGCAGTACCAACTGTTGGGGAATTATCTAATTTTGTTGAGAGAAACCTAGGTAGAGAAAAGGCAATGATAAAAAATGTGTCGACTTTAATGACAGACGCAGGCCTTGATCCAGATGCTCTAATGGATCCAGAATTCTTAGACCAGTTGAATAACTTAAATGGGAGAACCAACATAACTTTAATAGGCAAGGACGGGAAAGAAAAGAAAATCTCAGTTTTAGACAACCTTAAAACACTTGAAGATTATCGGGAGAATATTGTAAAGACTAGTGCAGTTAAAGAGAGGGCATTCGATGGGATGCATTCTATGATAGAAACAATGTATACTTCTCTTAGTATAAGTGCAAGAGGGGTAAACCCTGGAATAGACTTTGATGAGGAGGTTCCAAATTTCAATTTTAAGATAGAAGAGATTGATGGGCAGCTGACATATGTAGAGTTACAAAATAGTGGAAGAAACAGTTACAAAGAACTTCTAACAAGGGATTTAAATTCAGAGGCAGATGAACTTACAATGGAGATGTACATAGGACTACACCTTCTTGCTGATGATTCAATATCTGAATCAGATAGAGAGTTAACACGACAATATGTAGATAAGTTAAAGTCTAAGCTAGGAGCAGGTAGCAGAGGTAAAATTGATGCCCAAACTATTGCTTCGGAGGGAGAACATTTCCCTAACTCTTTTTCTACAGTAAATTCTGTAGACGATTTCTGGCTTAATGAATTCACCACAAGTGATTTAACAACTGCCAGAGCTCAGAGATTCTTATACCTTGGTAGTATAGACCCTGCTATACAAGCTGCAATATCTGATGAAAAACAACTAGGTTTAGATTTAGTTATGAAAGATGGTTTCCAGCACATAAATAAAATATCCTCTGATGTATATGCAGTAACAGATGAGAAGTTAGCATCTTCCTATAAATACACGTTCACACCAGATACTAAGGGGTACGAAAGCTTAAAAGCAAAGGCTGGAATATTAGAGGCCGATTTTAAAGATGCTATAAATATCAGTAAGAGATATAATTCAGACGGGACATATTCTGGAAAGTTGAATATTTCCTACAGACTTAAAAATACCACAAAGCAAATTAATGCCGGAGCAGCAATATATAGAGTCGTAACTACATCAGCAGCAGAGTCAGAACTTTTGAGGGCTGGAGTAGTTGGAGGATTTGACACCAGTACATTTCCGTATGATGCAAGCCAAGGAGAGAGTGCAAAAACTATCCCTTTGGGGAATCACACCTTTGACAGTGAGAACCCCCTTAACTATGATAAAGCAAGTTATCCAAATCCTATATTTACCGACGAGGTTGTAACAGATTTATACACTACAATAAACGAGGAGTTGACACCTGGATACGCAACTACTTACAAAAGCACACTTGCTGCCTTCGAAGATGGACAATACGACTTCAACTTGGTCCCAAACACTTCTGGAACATATTCTGTACAAATAAAACTAGGAGATAAACAGGTATTCTCGTATAACACAAGAGAGCCCAGGTTTACAGAGGCGGAAAGGGAGAGGATGTTTATTGAACCGAGAATATTTATAGAAAATGCGTTTGCATCATATCTTAATAGTATTAAAACCCAAGGTCTTAAAGAAAAAGCTAAATCCCAATAACCGACATGCCAGTAGTAAAAAATACAGTAGATATTGTAGAGGAACTTAGACGTATCCATAACCCAGATGGCACTTCAGGATCATCTACCGATTTACAGCCGGTTGGAGCACAGTCGTACTCTGATGCAGCATACCAATCAATCACAGCACCCACAATAAAATTTGAAGACTTCGATGTAGATCCAAGGGCCATCTATACTCAACTACATGATGGATCTTATGTGGCTAAGTATGAAAACTTCTTAGGACAGACTGGTAATGAGGACAGGTTAGCCAGACAACAATCTGCTAATGAGCAGATCTTTCATGGGATTAATAAAGCAGCTGCAAAGACATTTGGATATGCATTTGATTCTGTAGTAGGCACAGCCATTGGTGTAGTCCAAGGCATTGCAAATGGTGATATGAGGTATGTGTGGGATAATGATTTCGCACACATGATGGATGACTATAATACAAAGTTAGACAACAATCTCCCAAATTACTATACAGATGAGCAGAAGTCAGCAGGATTTCTTGAAAGTCTTGGAACGGCTAATTTTTGGGCAAATGATTTCATGGGAGGAATAGCATTTGTAGGAGGAGCCCTTATACCAGATCTTCTACTTGGTGTTGCAACTGGGGGGGCTACAGTAGGAGGCAGTCTTGCAAAATTTTCTTTGAAACTTGGTGCAAAAAAACTTTTTAAGAAGGGGGTTAAAGAGGTTGGTGAGAGGACTATTGGAGGAGCAAATTTCTTAAGGGGGGTAGAAAAAGCAAATTTTATCAAATCCGGAGGAGATCTTCTTAAGACTGGAACATTCTTAGTCAGAACATCAAACTTTGAAGCTGGAATGGAAGCCCGTCATAATTTACATACAGCTGTAGATAATTTCTATGGCAGCTTTGAAGAACTTAACGGAAGACCACCTTCAGCAGAGGAGGCAAAAGAGTTCATGGGTAAAGCTGTCACTAGCGCAAACTATGTGTATGGGGTGAATATGGCTATTCTTAGTGTATCAAATGCTGTAATGTTTGGCAAGACTTTCAATATTGGGACACAGACAGCAAAAAGACTTAATAATTTTGGCAACAGATTGATTGGACTCAATGTCAAAGGTGGGATTGGGACTAAGGCGGTATTGACACAGGCCTCGAAAAGGAGTAAAATTTTAGGGAATGGATACTTCATCTTAGGGAAACCTGCAGTGGAGGGCCTTTATGAAGAAGGCCTTCAAGGAGTTGCAGGAAAGACTATGCAAAACTATCTGGCAGCACAGTACAACCCAGATCAGGAAGATACTATTGGTATGTGGGCAAGTCTATCAGAAGCCTTCCATGATCAGTATACTACCAAGGAAGGCTGGAAAGAGATTGGATTAGGTATGTTGATTGGTTTTATGGGGGGGAGTCTCACAGGACAACTTCCTGCGGGATTTGGAAAAGGGAGTTATTCATCAGTAAGAAAAACCAAGGAAGCCCAAGTTGACGTATTGAACAATGGTACAGCGGATCTAATGCGCCGTGCAAAAGCTTCAACTGCACAGGCAAATATTGGTAGAGTCATAGAACAAGAGCAATCTGAGAATAGATCTACAGATGCTTTAGATGCGGTATTTCAAGTTCAGTTTATAAAATCTCATGAATCAATAAAGTCCCATGGTCAAATTACTGAGGGGTTTGAGGCTGTTATAGACGGTATGGACATATCAGATGAGCAGGCAGAGGTACTTGGAGGTACTGAGGGAGTGAGGGAGTATAAATCAGCTTTGAAAGAGCAGTTTAGTACGACTCTTAAAGACTACAAATTTGCAACTAGAACGGTAGAGTCTCTAGGGCTAGAGAATATTAAAGACTCTAAAGGAAACACTCAGCAGATTGCCGATGCATTAGTAATGAACATCGTAGCAGGAAAGGCAGGACTTGTTGCAGCTAAAGATATAGGAACTCAGATTGATGATCTTCTAGGAGAGTCGGGATCATTTGGGCTTCTGGAACACTATAATAACCTATCTAAGGAAAAGAAGACTAAGGCTCAAGGACTGAGAAGAAAGAAAAGAGCACTACGTGACCTTGAGAAGCAAGCAGTAAGGAATGCACAAGAGGTCGCTGGGATAAATACTGGAGGTAGGAAATTTTCACCAGAGGTTAGACAGAAAAGGTACGAAAGGGCTAGTGAGAAACTGGTCAGAACAAATCAAAAAGTAGCTGAATTAAATCAGGAGATTGCAGATATAACTGAAGAGTTTGATAATGATTTAAGAGGACAGAACTTGACGTTAGATCGTGAGGACTCTATTGAATCAGTTGGTGGTATAATTGAATCCTTGGACAGAATTGATAGAATACAGGATTTTGCTAATTCATTAGAAAGAAACGGGAGACAGGCAGATGCACAAATACTCACAAATCTTTTAGAGCAATATAAATTAAATGCCGACTCTCACAACGAGATGACCACAGGGTTTCAAAGGATGCTCGCAACAGATTTTTTCTCTGGAAAAGAGGGGAAGGGACTAAGAAAAATGATACTTGGAAAGGAGTACGTTATGTCAGAAGACTTCCGTAAAATCATTAAAGAGAATGAGGCAAAAATTGATGAATCCTTAAGACTAACAGGGTTTAGAGGGGAAGGTACTGTAATGGAGCAGATTGAATCTCAGTTTGAATCACAAGATTTATCTGATAGAGAAAAATTTAGAATGGAATCTATTATAAGAATCCAACTTGGATATGGTAAACTTGTTCAAGAATTAGAAAATATCCAAGATGAGTCTCCTATTATTACTTCTCAAAAGTCCACTGGAGAAAATCCTTTAGAGGGTGATACGGTGGCTTTGATTCAACGTATAAATCCAGAAGGGAAGGATTTGACCAGCCTTGATGTAATTAATGATATACTAACCAAAGTTGGTAAGGAAATTGATTCTGTAAGAGATATAAATAAAAATCCAGAACTGGTCAAAGGGCTTGAAGATAAACTGGAACAGGCGAAAGCCCAGGAGGTTGAGCAAGAGGCGGAAGCAGGGGACCACAAGAAAGCCAGACAGTTGGTTGATAAGATAACTAAAGGCGAGCAGATAGAATCTGCAGAAGATTTACAAATACAAGAGAATTATCCAAAATTTATTGAGCGGGAACTCACCATAAAGAAGCTAACGTCAGAGATAACATCGTCTAAAGGTGAAATTATTCCCATACTTAAAAGTGCTGATTACAAAAGGATGAACTCCCTAATAAAAAAGAGGGAAATAACAGATCTTACCGAGGAGGAAGTTTTTGAACTTGAAGATTTAGAGGTAACCCTTGACCAGTGGACCGACCTTACAGGGACTGTAATCGAGGGACTTAGAATGAGTGATTTAGTAAGACAAAAAATTGTATTAGAGGAGACACCAATTACTGAGGTAGAAAATGTAGGCGCAACCACCACATCAGAGACTTTATCCCAGATTAGCTTTACAGACTCCCCAAGAACAGCAAGATACTCTTATGGACAAACTTATCATGGGGTAACTGCTATTAAGACAGAGGATGCAGTAGAGATATCAGGGATAACACCTGAAGGTCTTTTAGATCAGATTGGGTTTGCAGTACCTATTACGATCAATGATCAAGGCAACACTATCATCAAGGATGAGGATGTTGAAACAATCAATAAGAATTCACCCATTTCTATTTTGGCAACAAATGAATCCCTACCCTCCAATTATAGTGTGGTACTAAAGACAGATGAGTTATCAACCAAGGCATTGACGACAGACTTTAGCGAAGATTTTGGGACACAAATGAGCCCAGATGCCATATATGATGCAGTCAAAGGAGATGATTTGGTTCTTGAAGTCTCTCCAGAAGATGGCTGGAATAGGGAGCGAAAAGGTGAGGCAGGATTTATTGAAGCATATAAAAATGCCAGAAACAAACCTAGGAAACTCAAGAAGTTACGTGAGGAAATGAGAAGAAGTCTCGTAATTCGAGTAAAGGATAAACAAGGTAATATTTTGGCTGTTCTTAAGGGAATCAGACCAACTGCCATAAATAGTATTGATGCTGCAAAGTTTGACTCAATTAGAAATGAGATTGCAAATAATGATCAACTTTTGGATGAATTAGTTGATGTAGGTATTGACCAGCAGCTGGATATTACCGGGGTAAAAGTAAAGAAAGTTTTAGTTGGACACCCAAATTTAAATTTCGTAAAAGAGGGAGCTACTGTCTCTGTTGAGAGTAAGCAAATTGCAACCGAAGATATTTCAAGTATAAAAGATATTGGATATATTTCTCAAGGAAAAATATTTACTCAATCTAAGGAGCAAGGTATTGACACAACTTTTATAACTAATAAAAAGAAGGACAGTACTAATACTAAGCATCCATTTATTGTAATTCAAAAAGGTGCAACTAGAATTGCATATCCAGTGACTGTTGTTACTCAGGAAGCTCCTGACAATTCAAAATTTAGTGCCGTTTACAATAACCCGAACTTCACTCCTGCGGATAAGGCAGCTGAGTTGAATAAGTTTATGGCACTCAGAGGTATAGATATTAAGGAATCAGGAAACTCTTTTGCAGCGTATGGGAAAACAAATCTAAACGATAAGTTTTTTGGTGAAAAGCTTGCACAATTAGGGGCAATTGATTACTTTAATAGCCTTGATTCTTGGATTGACCCCAGTGTATCAATAGAAACTATTATTAAGTCTGGCGTTACCACAGACTTAAACCTTAAAGATCCGCTACACTCTCCAAAGGTACAAATGGATTTCACAGAGGTGAACACCACAATTTCGGAAGTTGTACAATCAGAAGAAGTAGAGGATAATATCAAGAAGAAAACAGCTGGAAAAGGTGTATCTGACTTAATCAACTTTATAAAAAAACCTTGTTAATATATGGGATTAGCCTGTAAAATATCGTACTCAGCAGATGGAACTGCACATGTAACAAAAGAGAATGGACAACCTTCAGAGTTGTATGCAAATCTATTAGATTTATTGAATGATCAGACTATGGCATTGAATGCGTATGCTACAGCCTTTGATGAGAATTTAGGCGGAGAACAAGCATCAATGCAAGATCTACTAAAGTATTTTGATGCAGCGCAGGCAGAAGATAATAATTTATACCCATCAGAAAGATTGGAAGTGAAGGATTTTATGGAACGAAGTAACATTGGCTCCTTATCAAAACTTCATAAAACCCTAATTGACATCTTCAAACCAAACGGAACTTTAGAGATTAATACTACAAGAGCAATATCTTCAGGTTTATATACCAGAGAAGACCTTCTTGACATTGATTTATTAAAGGTAGGCAGTATGATGAGTAAAGTTCAGGGGCAGTTATCTATAGAAGATTTTGAAGTCACTACTGGAAGACAGGGCACATACTATACTGATCCAACAAGGAGGACAGTTTTTGGCTCATCAGAGAGAGTTTCCCAACAAGAAATCGATCAAATTATTAAAAATACAGTAAAGAATTTTACTGATGAAGTAGATTTATTAAACAAACTCCAGGAGATGCCTTATGAGGGATTAGCCGAAGCATTTGAGGAAGATGCAGAATTTGCCAAAGCCCTACTTAATAAACTAAAGGATATTAAATCAATCCCCGTCCTTTCAATAAGAGATGGACAATTGAGCCAAGAGAATAATACTAGATATACTACTGTAAAAAATACTATAAAAAGAGATGAAAATACGGTATTAGTAGAGGCTCAGTATGACTATTTAAATACTCTTGACCCACAGGTATGGGAAGCCAACCAAGACTTAATCAAGAAAATCCTAAACGAGATTGAACTAGATTTTGCAAAGATTGGAGTAGATGTTGTAGGCATTGCAAACAGCTCCATTCAAAGAGATGAGGTTATAGAAGTTGTAGCTAGTGCCATTGAGATGTTACAGGGAATAAATGATAGAACCATATCAGACTTTTCTACAAGAATGGAGGCATTAGCCCCAACAGTAAATAAAGGAGCAACTGCCAGACTAGATAATGCCTACCTAGGATATAATATTATAACCCTTAAATCAAATCAATCTGAAAACACACTGTTTGATGAATTTGGATTAATAAAAATAGGAGAGGATCTTTATCATAAAGTTGACCAAGGAGCTGATGTAAATGATATAAAAGAGTTTTTATATCAAGAGGTAATGGATGATAACTTAGACATACCCCTAAAAGATGGAACTGATAACAAAATTTCAGTATTAGAAGATATTTCCAGTTACTTAATGACAAGAGACACTGGAGCAGATTTTAGAAATGTAGAGTTACTATCTGCGTACCAGGTTGCATTTAATCACAAGCCAATATCAAGGTCTGTAGACATTGGCGGATTGATAAATATAAAGACAAATGAGGAGTATCTTAAGATGAATTTTATCTCGGATTTCTACAGCTACATTCTCAAGGAAAAAGCTGAAGACTCCCCCATCTTTAGAGGGGTCTTATCTAAATTCGATATCTTGGATAATGATATAACACTTTCCGAGAGTCTACAATCTATTGAAGGTATAGAGTTTGAACAGGAACTTAAGGACTACATAACCTTAAAAAGATCTTCCGAAATGAATCATTTAACCTACAACTCTAACCCAGTTGTAAATAATGACCTTTACGTATTAAATAATCCTAGATCGGTAAGTGAATATAAAAGTCACTATAAGGTTGATAAAGGATTTGTAGTAACACCATCTAATGTAAATGACTTCATAAAAGTAGATGGGCAGCTTTACAGAAAGTCTTTATCAAAAGAGGGAGCAGAATTATACTCAAAAATAACTACGGCTCAAGATCCTGTTTATTATACATCTAGTTTGAATTTCGATTTTGATAAAACAGATGCTAGAAAAGTTTTTGATAAGTATTCAGGATTTGAAAGCAAAACAGATTTTGAACAGTTTAAAAAGAAAGAGGCTAGAATAGCAGACCCGCTAAACCCACGCTTGAAGAAGTATTCAAAATTAAAAGACGACAGCCACACTTTTATAGAGGACGGTACTTCAATAATTGCATCAAGGAATGGAGTAAGAGTGGGCTCATTTAGGTTTAAAGAGACTTTTGACGGAGCTTATTTTGCTGATTCGTTTGGGGTTTCTGACGGTCACAAAGGGCATGGTATAGGCACTGAGTTGATGTTAAGGGCATATGCTAAAGCGAGTAGGGAGGGTAGGAATTTTCACCATGACAGCAAGGCAACCCCTGCTGCCAAGAGAATAGCTGAAAGTCTAAAAGAAGTTGTTGATATTTCAGATACTGGAGCAAGGACTTTGAGGGAGGAGTTTAAGTCCAGCAGCCAGAAGATTAGTATTGAAAACTATTCAACTATTTTGGAATCCTCGATAGAAATGTTACCTTTGTATACTCCTAGTGAGGAATCTTTAATACAAGAAACAATAAATGAGTGTGCATAGTAATAAAGAAACATTAATAATTAAGGAAACACAGTGGCCTGGGGTTGACAAGTCAGTCAACGATCTTACTATGCTCCACACTGTTAGAATTGCTACTACAAAGGTCACAAAAACGATTTTCAAAAAGGGGAGTACAACATTCATTGGGCTTAAGGACAGACTTATAAAAGGGGATGTTATTCAAGTTGGAACCTACGAGAGGAAGTACCGTATTTTTGACTTAGTAAAAGTCTCAGATATAGAAGGGCTTATTTACAAAATAAGGAGGGTCGATAATAAACCAACCTCATCAGTCGATTTAGAGCTGGTCCTACTTGGAGACAGTGTAAAAATATTAACAGTAGTAACAAAGAATCGTTTATTCGACAGATTTGCAACAGTTTACAGAGGAAAATAAAACAACATGGCTTGTAAAATTAATTATTCTCCCTCGGGAGAAATCATATCAGTAAAAAATCCTCAAGGAAAGAGGTCGGCATTATTTGATAAAATCCACAGCAATTTATTCATGGCAGATGGGAACACATCCTTGAAATTGTACATGAATGCTTTATCCCCATCGATAAATAAACTCTTTGAGGGTAAAGAGCCGGACTTGTTTTACAAATCCGGAGGGAAGGAGTATGACAATCTAGAGGAACTGTTGATCGATAGCATATCAGGGGATGTACAAATGGGATTCAAAATCCCATCAAGCGAAGTATTCCTTCCTATAGGCATTTTTTCTACAGACTCTTCAATGAGAAACAAATTTTTATCCTCAGCTGTTCAGCAGGGGTATTTATCTGCACAGAGATCTATCCAATCAGATGGGTCTATTCGTTTTATAGGGAAAGGATTATTCGAAGATACAAAAATTGTCACTGCTTTAATGGCTGAGAATGAACTACGAAACACTATTGGAGAAGGTAGAGTGGAGCAACATGGGGACGGCACACTTACTATTGAATTCAACAATGAGTTAACAGAAATGGAAGTTCCGGAGGGTAAAAAACCTATTCGTATAGAAGATATTCCACAACATGTTAAGGGGAACAAAAACATTAAAAATAAAGCTGATTTACTTTATGAGTACAAGGTAAAGGTTGATCCAGTAAGACAATTAACAAGGCAAGAATCTGTACAAAAGAAGCCAGACACAGACGTAAAAGGTATTACAAATTCCTTAATGGGATTTTTGAAAAGTGTCGGATTCACCACCACAACCTTAGATTCATATAGAGAGACTTATAGGAATAAACATGGACAAGATCCAGACATTGAAGCATTGGCGGATATTGCAAACAAGGTTGTAGCTTTAAAAGATAAAGCTGATGTATCCGAAGATCTCGCAGAGGAAGTTGCACACATCGCTATTGAGATGTATAGCGACCAAAACTCTATTGCTGGTGCATTAGCACTTGTTCACCAAACAAAAGAGTATGCAGAATTTGCAGAGTTTTATAGAGAGAAGTATTCCCAATTTTTTGAAGGTGTTGGACTAGAAGATCAGGTAAGAAAAGAGATTCTTGGTAAAACTTTGAAGGCTCAAATTATCAACAAGTTCAGTACAGAAAATGCTTCTCCTCAACAAACTACTTTAATCGAAAGACTTAGAGAGCTTTGGCAAAGTGTTGTAAATTTAGTTACTGGGAAAGTAACCCCTTCACACACACGTACATTAAAAAAGTTAAATGATCGTATCGCTGATAGTATCATAACTCAAACAAAAGACGACTTCCAGAATAATCTTGAAGGATCTGAAGCATTCTTTTATAATGCTATGGATACGAAGCATAAGAGTATTGCAGGTCAACTTAGTGTTGCAAAGAGGGTAATTGAAGATTTACACAAAAATGTATTAAAGCAACAAGCCCCTAGTTTGTCAGAACTGGAGGGACTAAATGATTCCATTAATGAGAATACTATTATGTCCTCCCTTAATGTGGTTGTAGGGATTGCAGCTGACCAAACTGAAACCATTGAGGCAGCTATTAAACATGCTACTTCTACAGGAGAAGTAATATCTCAAAAAGACATAAACACTGCTCATTCACTTAATGATGTGTTGATAACTATGGTTAATAACCTAAGAAATAGTGTTGGCAAATTAACTTTAGAGGATAAAAATAAGAAATTGTTTGACCAGTTATCATCTGTAACGGACGAACTCAACACAAAGATAGCCAAGATTAAACCGGAGTTGGTAAAGGATAACGAGGCTTACATCGAAAAGATGGTTAGTGATGTGGTGGATGAGTTTGATATGACCGATGCCGAACAGAAAGAGTTCAGAGGACATGTTGAGGGAAACATAAATGATATTGGGTGGCTTGCAAAAATGTTTGGAATAGCGTCACAAAGTAAGAACCCATTGATACAGCTACTTTCCAGAAAAGTAAACATGATCAACCAAAAGGTCAGAAAAGCTCTTAAGAACAGGTTGAACACAGAGATCCAGGAGATAGACGAAAAAGGACTATTAGAGCACCAAAAGGATATCATAAACAAGAATTCATTTTATTATCTATCACCATTGAACTGGGATAAGTATGAAAAAGATCTCACCGATAAAGAGAACCAAATTATAGCAGATCTTTTAGAAATTTCTGTAGAGGAGGCTGAGAAGTTAAGGGAAGGAACCACACCAGCCAATGTACTTAAATCCGATGAGTTAATCAACTCTTACAGAGATCAAATCAAGGAATGGAGAAATACTGAAGGGACTGAGCGTAGAAATACTGATGCCCACTACGATCAAAGAGAGAAGAGGTTTAAAGATGCTAATATAGATAAGAATACTCAAGACTATATTAATAAGAAGAACAGTAGCATGTTCACCATAAAAAAGAAGTATCAAAACGAAGATGGTACTATTGACCAAAGTAAATTTACTGAGGCAGATAAAGTGGTACAAAGGAATGCTTATCGGAATCATCAGTCACAGAAGAGTGCATTTAATAATGCAGGAGATTTAAAAGAAGGCCTAAATAGAGTTAATTCATCAGATTTAACAATTTCTCAAAAAGAGTTTATGCCATTCGCCATTGATCCAGACTATACAGGAGATGTAACAGTTATGGAAGACGGTGTAGTCTTAGAGGATCTTACAGTTGAGTCTAGAAGAGCATTAGATCTATTCAACTTAGATATGTTGTATAGAAATGAGTTGAAGTCTGAGTCAAAGACTAATACTCCACTGAAACAGTTTTCAGAAAAATTAGAGCAGCTTGAAAAGTCTGGTGAAATTTCATATGAATGGGCACTTGCCAATGCATCTATTGGTCTTACAAGTGAATTTTATGAGGGAATTGGAACTACAAAAGGGTTTACAGAGGTAGCAGAAGAGTATATAAGTATCCTAGACACTGAGACTGCAGCCGATAAGAGAAGGCTACTTACAGAACACCAGCGTCTACAAAGGTTGAGAAAGGATATTCTTAAGCAACATAAGAAATCCAACAATAGTATTGAGACTGATGCCTATCATATGACGGCCCATAATAAAGCCAGAATAATAGAGTTGGATACGGAGCTTGCTAAGGTAAAAAAGGCTATCAATGTTCCGTTTGATATGCAAGAAGAGTCAGGTTTTACAGGATCAGAAGGTGCGTTGACACAGGATTTCCATGATATGTTAATCGAAAGTGGTTTATCAGAGTATGAATTTGCTCTACAGCACATGACTAGGGATAATTCGGTAAAGGTACAATCTTTTGCCATCGATATCGAGGATATACTTAGTGGGGTAAAAACGTACCTTAAACCTTCTTTTGATAATTTTTTACAAGAATCTTTAGCTGAGGGGGTGGTTCCAGAGGGGGCATCTACTGAAGAAGCTGTTGAAGCATTAAAAAATGAGTATGCAAAAAGATTTGTGGGTAGTTATTTTAGGAGATTTCAACCAATTGGATATACGGAGGGCATCAATGCCTTGAAGTCAGGTAAAGTGAAACTCTCGGAATTTATTGCAAACAAGGAACAATTCTTAGAAGAGTTCCCAGGACTTGAGTATGTAGAGATATCACCAGACTATACATGGAGTGAAGACATAAACAATGGGGAGTTTTTGAATAAAAACTTTAAAGAGGGCATTCCCCTAACCCCAAAATTAAGTAAATATTTAAATGATGAATTTTTTACTAGGTTTGGAATCAAAAAGGAAGACTATATAAATTTAGGAAAGGACGATCTTTCAGCACTCACACCAACTAAAAACGTAGACCAGTACGAGTTTCTACAGAGGATGGTTAATATGCGGGAAGAGTCACTAGAATTACAAGGAGATGCCCAAGTTATCAACAAATACTTAAGACCGCAGATAAGAAAGGAGAAGGCCATTGAAAAGATTGTCAGTGGATCTATTGACGTAGCAACAGCAAAGGACTCATTTACAGATTTCTTCCAGTCGAAAATTGATGAAAAAGAGTATGGAGAGCAAATTGAAGGAGCAGCACAATCAGAGTTATCCGTAGGAATTATCCCAAAATATTTCCAACAAAGAGTAAAAAATTCAGAGATACTTACCGAAAATGTATTTACTGCAGCTATAACAGATTATGAGGCTGCGCTTAGATATAAGGAAAGAAGTAATTCTGAGAGGGAGTTTAAAGCTCTTATAGACAAGATTGGTAACCAAAACTTAATAAATTCAGGACTATCTACTTTAAAAAATAAAATATATAAGAAAGGAGCAACTTCAAATTATTATAGCAAGGCTCAGGAAATGGTTGATCATCACCTATATGGAGTGAGAGAAACTCGGGCTATTAAAGTTCCAATGTTTGGTACAGAAGTTGATTTAACCCAGACGTTTAAAGGGATAACTAAGGCTATACAGAAGTCGAATTTGGCCTTGAATCCATTAGTTGATGTAACATCACTTACCACAGCTATTTATAATAACGTAATTGATAGGGTATCCGGAGATTTTTACACTTCCTCAGCAGCTAGAAAAGCAGGAAAAATTCTACCAAGAATGATTGTAGATTATGTATCAGAATCTGGTAATATTAAGAAGACTTCAGACTTGAACCATCTACTAGAGTTTTATGGCATAGTTGACATAAAAGATAGAACAGAACAATCAGCCAGTAGTAGAGTAATAAGAGGGTTAAGTAAGTCTCAGTTTGCTATGTCAAAACTTGCTAATCTTCCAGCAACCCCTAGAATATTATTATCTATTCTCCATGATCATAAATTTCATGGTGGTAAGTTTAGATCTTATAATAATTTCAAGAAGGTTAAACAGGCAAAGGATAATAAAATTTCTGAAGCATCAATTAAGGCTGAGTGGAATGCTATTACTGAGACCCTATTTGACAATATTAAGATCGATAAAAACTTAGGTGTTCAGATAGGAAGTAAGTTTATGGAGAAATTTCCAGAAAACTCTGTAGAAGAATTTGATGAACTTAGTGATAGAATTTCAGCAAAGGTTACACACGTTGTACAGAACGTAGATTCCCAAGTATCAGCAGCTGATCAAACTGCTGCTCAGAGAGATGCTTTGACAAATGCATTCCTTATGCACAGAAGTTGGTTTATACTAAATCTTACAAGACGTTTCAAAGGTAGGCACTTTAACATAACTACAGGTCAGATTGAATCAGGCCACTACATAAAGGCCTTAACTAGTGTACATAAACTTGCAACCGGTCTAATAAAGGGAGATAAAAGGGTAAGAGAAGAAATGGAAGAGCATGAAAGAAGAAATCTAAAAAGGTTTGGATTTGATCTTCTAGGGATGGCAATACTAGTAGGCCTTACAAATGCATTACTTGCTGCTGACGACGATGACGATTCCTATTTAGAAGACTTTGCACAACTGATTGCCTTACGTACAACAAGTGAAACTCAGAGTGCGTTTTTCCACGGATTACTTCTTGCCACCCCAGCAGATATTTACGATCAACCCTTAATACAAGTAAAAAAGACACTCGATGCATTTAAGGCAGTTAAACTTCTTGCCATTGGAGAATTTAATGAGTCTTATCAGACTGTCAAGAAGATAACTATATTTAATAGATTCAATCAATTAGGAGATGTTCAAAAACAGGTAGATTCCTACTTATTTTTCAACGGCCTCACTTTGACAGGAGTTGCAGAATTTCAATAACAACTTTTACAATAAAATTTAAATCCTCGGGAACCTTTCTCGGGGATTTCTTGTATATACCAACTTTATTTTCCATATTTGCAGTCATGGAATTAGAGGAGTGGAAAAATATTGAAGGTTATGAAGGACTTTATCAAGCTGGACACCTAGGTAATATTAAAAGCTTGGCAAGAGTTATAACACGTAGTAATGGAGTAATACAAACTTTTAAGGGGAGAATTCTTAAGCCTGCCTTATCAGCAGGCTATCTAGCAGTGGCCCTAAGTGAGAAGGGGCTGATAAAAACCTTCCATGTCCATAAACTTGTAGCTAATGCATTTCATGGACACTCACTTAGTCAAGGTTTTCTCGAAGTTATTGACCACTTCGATGGAGATATATTTAATAATAGAGCAGACAACCTCAAGAAAGTTACCAGTAGGTTTAATACTAGCAAAGGACATATCTCAAAAAATAATTCTAGTAGGTATACAGGAGTCCGTGCTCGGACAGAAGGTGCGAACAATAGATACGATGTGGATATTAGACTAGAAGGGCCTAAACTATGCCTTGGCTCATTTCCTTTTACACAGGTTGGTGAGGTCGATGCATCAAATACGTACCAAACAGCATTGGAAAAGTATGAGTCAGACAAATTTTATTATAAGGAGAACATACACCAACTCTCTCCCAGAGAGAAGAGAGAGTATTTACTAAAGTAGAGAATGGAAAAGAAGACAAACTATGTAGAGGAGGCCAGATTCTTACTCTCGATAGGAATCAGTGTGATTCCGGTAGCATTAGACGGAAGCAAGTTACCAAAGATTAGGTGGAAAGAGTTCCAATCTAGGCTAATGACAGATGAGGAAGCCGTAGTTAATTTCTCCTCTGCAGGTGGCGTGGTAGTGATAACTGGTAAGATTTCAAATTTAATCTGCTTGGATTTTGATTTAGATAAATCTCTTACTCCAGAAGAAGATTGGGAACTTTATATGTCTCATGTACCACCGGATTTAAAGGAGAGGATGTTAATCAACAGAACTAGATCTGGAGGCTTCCATGTATATCTGAGAACAGACTACGAGGATAAATCCAGAAAGATAATGCATAGACCCTTACTTATTCCGGAACTTATGGATAGGTATGAATCTATAACAGGGTTGGGGGCTAGTTCCCAGACTGCATCAGCAATGCTTTTGAGGAGGCCAGTTCAGTGTGTTATTGAAACCCGGAGCCGAGGATCTTATGCAGTTTTTTTACACCCAAGCTACAGCAGACATCAAGGAACCGCCTTAAATTCATTTACAAAAGAAGAGGTCAATAAATTATTAATGATTGCGTATTCGATGGACTATCGATATATTAAGCCAAAACCACCTATGCCAGGTGTTAATAATTTTGCAATATTAAAGAAATTTAATGAAGACATAACAGCAGAAAAAGTTGTGGAATATGTGGAAAAAACTGGAATGTTCACATTACACGACATAGATTCAAATGGAAACTACAGGATGAAGAGAGTAGGATCTGGGAGCTTGTTTAGTATGTATATCTATTCAGATACAGGCGTATCTAAGATTTTTGGGTTTAATCCACTTACTACGGATGACAAGGATTCCTTCAGCCCATTCGAGATGTATTGTATATCGAGAGATTTCACCACAGAGGAGGGGATCGAGGCACTAAATCAATATTATAATTCAAACAAGGAATAATTATGGGACAGATCAAAAGCAAAGCCCTTCCTTGCCAAAAATGTGGCAAGGATTGTAATATTCGAACCACCATTAAAACTGGTGAAGATAAAGGATTGAAAGTTTGTACATTCTGTGTATCAAAAAAGAACAGCCAAAAAAGAACTTCCATTAGGAAGACCACTGACAAAACTAAGAAGAAAAACAAGGAACGTTCAGAAAGGAGAGCTGTATTCTTTGATTTCCACATACCTCTTTGTTTTATGTCTGAGGAGACAGGCATAAGAATTTCACATGCCACTAGAGCAAACGTTTGCCACTTGCTTGACAAAGGAAGACACCCAAGTTTAGAGGCACACCTGAATAACTATGTGTACCTCACAGTAGACGAACATACTAGATTCGATGAGTTGCTATTTTCTTTAAAGTTTGATGCCCTAGATTTAGAATTTCAAAATGCTTGGGCAATGTCATGCTCCAGACTAAGAGTATTAATTCCTCAATGTAAAGAAAGAACGAAGTTGCTTGTAGCACTTGCTGATTACATAGGAGTAGATATAACATAGCATTATTAATAATATTTAAGTAATGGAAGATTGGGAAAAAGAGTTAAGAGCGAAGCTGGATAAGGAAATAGCTGAAGGTTCATATAGAGTGAGTATTGCCGGCATGGCATCAATGCTAATGAGTAAGGAGGGTTTTATAGAGTTCGAAGTAGCAGTAGAAAGATTTACAAAGATAACATAGTATTACTAATAAATAGATAAATAATGGGAATTGCATTTACAATAATCGTTTTACTGATCCTGTATGGATTCAGACCTATAGTATGTCGTATACAGCATGGAGGAATTATACTTTGGTACACCCCCTTGAATAATAGGAGTATAAGAGAATTAATTTATTTAAGAAGGCCAAATGTATATTAATCTAAAACTACTTGAATCAAAAAACTTATCTACTTTTGAAGCCATGACTCTTCAATTAGCTAAACAGAACAAGAATGAACCAGTCGAGTCACATTTTGTTGAGATAATTGTTAATAGATTGATAGAGGAAGAATTTATCCATCTGATAAAAGGTAAGAAAAAGGACCACTGGCGCACAAAAATAAGGCTGACCAAAAAAGGAAATCGAGTTCTAGAAGATATTCAGATTGCAGAAGTAGAAGAGGAAGACTTGATATTATACGAGTGGATAAAAGAGAGGTATAAAGAGGAGGATAAGCAGATTGGAAACATGAAGCAGTCAAAGATAAATTTGGCCAATCTAAGAGCCCAAACTGGAATTAGTAAAAATAAACTTGCCTTCTTGATACAATCATTTGTAAATGATGTTGGAGAACAGGCGTATAGTCATAGATTAGAATATGTATTTTGGAAGGCCCAGAACGTGTTCCAGACTAAATTTTCATTAGATCAATGTAGGCTTTATCAGTATTACCTGAAACACCAGGAATTTTTTGACAGAAGTTTTGAGAAAATTGGAGAATAATTATGAAAGTATGTACAAAATGTAGGGCAGCTAAGGACAAGGCTGATTTTTATGATTCTAAAGATCATGCAGAAGGTGTCCATACCTGGTGTAAGCAGTGTGCAGGCGAGGTGAAGTTTATCAGGATTAGGACCTTGACGGGTAAGGCAAAAAAGATTTACGATACTCAGGTAAGTTCTTCAAAAACAAGGGGCCACACCCTACCCGAATTCACAAAGGAGGAGCTTGTTGATTGGCTTATCAAGCAGCCTAAGTATCTAAGACTCCACAAAGAGTGGGTGGAGTCTGACTACAGTAGGTGGCTAGCCCCATCGTGTGATAGGACAGATGACTATAAACCCTACAGCCTTGAAAGAATTGAAATCAAGACTTGGAAGGAGAATCTAAATAAATCCCATTTCGATAGGGTAAGTGGTGTCAATAACAAGGCTAGTAAGACTATTGTCCAGTTAGCGTTGGACTTGGAGTTTGTTGAGGAATATTATTCAATGAAGGAAGCCTACAGGCAAACAAATATAGGCCATGCAAATATTTCAGAAGTTTGTAATGGCAACAGAAGCACAGCTGGGGGATTTAAATGGATGCATAAAGAGGACTATGAAAAAATGAAGAACATTAGGACAAACCAAAATTAATAACTACATTCGCACTAATGATAACGACAAAAGAAATAGACAATATACTTTCTGGGGCTGATAATAGAGTCATTGAGGCATGTGCAGAGATTGCTGATGTCCAGCATGGAAAGATACCTCTACTGAAGTTAGGTATCGAGCATCTAGATAATACCCTAGTATCAGGAGCCTCCAATCAGATGATATTTATAGGAGCCAGACCAAGTCAGGGTAAGACATATACGTCTGCTGTAATAAAGAAAAGTCTTCTAGATGAAACCTTGAATAAAGGTGCTAATATAAGACTGTTGAATTTAGATTGGGAGATGACTTTAAAGTCCACTGTTTTGAGAGCGATGCAGCAGAAACTAGGAAAGGGGATAAAAGACATCCTCAATAACAAATTCAATGCTGAGGAGAAGGAGAAGGTGACACAGACAATAAATAACCTAATGGATCCAAGGGCACTCACCTTTGACCAGGTTGTCACAGGAGAGAATTTTAGACATTTAATTGAGAACTATATAGCAAAAGGACCTCAAGATGAGGTGGTGGTGCTAATAGATCACATTCATGTAATCCTTACTAAAAAGGAAATTGATGAGTTTTTATCTCTATGTAACGAACTGAAAAAGAAGCACAAGAATCTTACATTCATTATATTTTTTCAATTGAACAGAGAATTAGAAAGGGCTTGGAGAGGCAGCATAGATGCAAAGGTAAAAACAAACCCAAAGAGTTATGTACCTAATTCATCCCATATCTACAATACAGATTCTTTATATCAGTTTGCAGACTTAATCATGACCCAAGTAATACCACAAGTTGTTGGACTTGATGAGTATACTAGTGTACATCGTGAGAGGAATGATCATTTATCTGAACATTTCGTTGATGATAGCACTGATAATAAATCAGTACGTTTAAAGGGACGAAATAGGATTTATTATAATTATATAAAGATTAGATTGAATGATGATTTTTCCGCACCAAGGATGTTCTGTGATATTATTGATTTCACAAAAGAAGATGAAATAACCAAGCAGTATTATTCTGAGGAGGCAAAGATTGAGAAAAAGGCTCCAACTTTTAAACCAAAAAAGACTGGTCCTCCAGAATTTGATATGACGACCATAGTTATTCCTAATAACAAAGTGCTAGAGGCCGCAAGAGGAAATGGTTTTGAGGAAGGACATAATGTACAACCGGAGCCAGAAGAAAATTTAGAAAGTAAACAAAGTAATGACAATAAACCCGGTGTAGTAGAAGCACCATTTTAAAAACAAAGACAATGGAAAAAGAAAAAATTGAACTGAAAGCCGACATACTAAAGAGTCGTTTATCACACCTATTAAACTCTGATACTGAGTCCTTAATGGCAGTATTTAACAGTCCTTCTGAATTAATGAAGAGGTTGGGTATTTACGGTGGGGGAGAACCTCAACACGCTGTAAAAGAAGGGCCGATATCTAAATGTGATGAATGTGATGAGGTTACTATAGACAAGGTATACTCTTTTATCGACAAAATTTTAAAAATAGAATATACATTAGTAGCTTTCAATATCTACATGACTTCGGATCTAAACCTTGTTCGAATTATGGATGGCGAAGAGGAGTTTTTTGGGTCGGACAGATACGAAATCACAGCTGTGGAAGATTCCACTGATTTTATATTAAGCGTGGGAGACAGTATAATTGTGCACGAAAATGATTGTATAGTTGCAGGATTCAAGTTTTTAGAGGGGGATATTATAGCCCTCGTTGAAGCCTCTGAAAAAGAGAGTCAACCAGAGGAAAAGGATCCCATACTTATAACTGAGGATGGAAAATCTATTTATGAAGATGATGAGTATTTCGTAGTATACACAAGTGGTGTAAAGGTAGGAGAAATTGTAGATTCAGAGTCCCCTGGTACACCAGGGGATATTTTAAACTTTGCTAGTTATGATGCAGCATTCGAAGTTTCATTAACCTATAAAAGATTGTTGAGCATTGATGATATTTCAAATATGGCTGGGGAAACTCCAGGATGTGGTTTCTACGCAGCTTGTAGACAGCTTGTCATGGAAAGAGAAGTACCAAAAGGTTAATAGTATTGGTAATCTTCATATGAAATTTGGAGATTAAATAAATTATAACTACATTTGATCCGTGGTTGAACAGTAGAAGAGTTGGATTAATTAGAATTGCGGCCCATTAGAGGCAAAGCTCAAACTCACACTCCAACATAGCTGTTACCACACATAATTCTAATGACCTTTCATAGGACTTTTAGAATTGACTTAAATCCTCGGGAAAGTTTCTCGGGGATTTCTTTGTTTATACCAAAAATTATTCTTAACCTTGCACCATATTAATATATTAACCACTTAAAAAATAAAAACATGTTAGGAAAACTTAGTAGGAAGGCAATAGCTGACCTTTTTTCAAAGAAATCAAATGCAGCTGTTTCGGAATTTAGAAGGTTTAGAGACTCTCTTGTAGAATTGAACAATGCAGCATTCATTACCCGAAACGATAATGAATCAGCCATTCAAGAGATTGAACAAATAAACAATGAGATTTCCGCCCAAATGGATTCTAATTATAAAATTATTAAGAACGCAAACGCTTTCTTAGGAGAATAGGTATTCTCATAATTAAAATTTAATCCCCGAGAAAATTTTCTCGGGGATTTCTTTGTTTATATGAATAAGTTTATGTAATTTTGAAACCTAACTAAAACTAATAATATGAAAGATGCAATGTTGGACATTGAGACTCTAGGAAAGGGAAACAATTCAGTAATTTTGTCAATATCAGCCGTGGTATTCGATATTCACACAGGAGAAACCGGTGCAGAATTTCACGTAGATATTGATACTCAAAGCTGCCTGGATTTAGGGTTGGAAGTAAATGGGTCCACAATAACATGGTGGATGAATCAAAGTGAGTCTGCCAGAAAAATGGTATTTGGAGGAGAGTTAAGGAGGGTTGGTATCGCAGCAGGACTTCTCCTTTTTAAACAATTCATAGAAAATAATGGAGCTGAAGAGTTATGCCTGTGGGGAAGGTCGCCTAGATTTGATGTAGGTATAATAGAGAACGCAGCTCGTAAGGTTGGATCCGAAGACCAATTCTGGAACTTCCGTCTTGAAAGAGATGTGAGAACAGTTGAAGCCATGGCCCCACAATTTAAGGCAGCAGAGCCTGTTACTGGAATTCCCCATTACGGACTTGATGATGCCAAACATCAAATTAAGTACACATGGAAAGCGTGGAATTACTTAATTAACAAATAATACAACAAAAAATCCAAACCCTCGGGAAAGTTTCTGGGGATTTGTGTTGTTATATCAAAAATTTTTACTATAATTACCACATGAAAAAACTAGAAGAAATTATTAGAGGGACAAACCTATACTTTGGGGCGGAAATTTATGGTTCGTACATACTTTATAGGGCGGAATTGATAGATATTAACCAAGTAAATAATCTCAACTTAATTGTTAAGAGTTCAAATATTACAGGTATTCGAGCTTATCTTGTTGACCAAGGGTTTAAAGAAATTATCGATGAGACCCCTAGTAGAGGATCGGCTTCTATAAAGCTTGTAAATACAGGCGTTTTCAAATCAGAAGGTATGTTGGATATAAAGGTATCAGCAGACGACAAGCTCAACATATTAGGAATAAATGGCCTTTTAGGAAAAAAGATAGCTGGAGGAACAAAGTCAGACTTAGAAGTTGTTAAGACTGCTGTTGACAAACTACTAAAAAATATTGAATTGGGCGAGGGCCGACAAAAGTAAAAACCATGAATTTAAATAGTGTAATCATAGCCGACGCAGAATTTGACTCTTTACTTGAAGACCTTACAAAGTGCCATGTACTTTCTATAGGATTTGTCAATGAACAAAATGTCTGGGAGATTAGATCAACCAATGACCGAGACAGTATTCAAAGTCTATTAGGAGACCCAGAAAAAGTGTTAGCATTCCACAATGGATTACCATATGATAAACGTGCGTTTGAAAAGCTAGGCTATACAGTAAACTGTACAATCATTGATACTTTATCTTTAAGTTGGATGTTATATCCAGATAAGATGCAACACGGAGTCGCTGCGTGGGCAAAAGAAATGTATGGAGATGAAGTAGGTAAAGTAGAGATTGAAGATTGGAAGGGCCTCTCCTACGAGGAGTATAAAGAACGTTGTGAGGTTGATACCAAATTACAGATTGGAATGTGGGTTAAATTCTTAGGTGTTTTAAGAGAGCTTTACGACACTGACGCAGAGATTGAAAAGGTAATAAACTACTCAAACTTCAAGATGGAGTGTCTTGTTATACAAGACGAGAACCAGGTGTTAATAGATGTAGTCCAATGCCAAAAGAATTCAGACATCTTACAAGCTATTGTGGACGAGAAAGTCGAGGAGCTTAAAAAGTTAATGCCCGAAGTTCCTGTAACAGCAAAGAGAAAAAGACCTGCAAAACCCTTTAAAAAGGACGGCACTATGAGTAATACAGGCCAGAAGTGGTTCGATTTAATGGACCAAATAGGCTATCCTCATGAGTATGATGGGGAAGTTATTGTAACTACAAAATACATAGAACCAAACCCACAATCTGTAGCACAGATGAAGACGTACTTATTTACTCTGGGATGGGAACCAAGTGTTTACAAGAAAAGTACCAGCACTGGGGATAAAGTACCACAATTGAAGAATGACGACGATGAGAAAACTCTTTGTAGGGACATTGACAGACTTATTGAAAGTAATCCATCTCTACAAGCTCTTAGTGGATTGTCTGTGGCTCAGCATCGTCTGGGATACTTAACTAAATTCTTAAAAACAGTAGATGAGAATGGATATATGCCAGCCAGAGCAAATGGGTTTGCTAAAACTCTTAGGCTCAAACATGGTGGAGGTTTTCAAAATTTACCAAAACCAACAGCAGCCTATGGCGAGTTTGTTAGGTCTGTTATGGTGGCCCCAGAAGGTTATGTATTAGTAGGTTCTGACATAAGCTCTTTGGAAGATCAGACAAAGAAAGCAGCAATATTTCCTTATGATCCAGATTATGTAAATTCTATGAGTGGTACTGGATATGACAGTCATCTTGAGATTGGAGTAAAGGCAGATATGTTAACTGCTGAGGAAGTAAAATTCTATAGGTGGTTCAAAAGATTTGAAAAGGTTCACAGAAAAGAGGAGATCACTGCTGAATTGATTAGTGAGTTACAAGCAGATCCTGAATTACAGGAATGGGTTGGTATGAATTATGAGGAACACCACCACTTATTTGAAGACATTAACAAGACAAGAGCATCGGCCAAAACAGTAAACTACTCTAGTGTTTATGGAGTAGGAGCCCAAAAACTTTCAGAGAGTATTGGGAGAACCTATAAAGAAGCAAAGAAATTACTAGATGCGTACTGGGAGATAAATTGGGCAGTAAAACAATATGCAGCTGACCAGAGGACGAAAACTATTTCAGATGGTAGGGAGTTTATATATAATCCAATATCAAAGTTGTGGCTATTATTAACCTCTGACCACCTTAGATTCTCTGTATTGAATCAAAATGCAGGCGTAAAAGTATTTGACTATTGGTGCTACGAAATGATACAGAGGGGCATAAAACCCATAATGCAGTTTCATGATGAGGTCGGACTATATGCGAAAAATAACCCAGAGGATATTGAAAAGACAGAACTAATCCTTAGAGAAAGTATGCAACAAGTAAATAAAATTTTTAATTTTCCTTTTGAAATAGAAATTGACGTGATGGTTGGAAAAAATTATGCAGAGGTCCATTAATTTTTGATTTAATGAGATTAATTTGTATCTTTACACCATGGGAAGTAAAAAGGACACATATTGAGTTTGTAACAAGGTTGAAAAGTGTCCAACCTGGACTCACTGTGGTTGGAAGATACACCCACTCTAAAACACTATTAAAAGTAGTAGATAAACTAGGTACTGAATATATGTGCCTACCAACAAATTTATTAAGGGGGTCAGCACCATCGATTGGAGCCGCTGTAGATAAAACAGAGTGTTTTATAGTAAAAAGTAGGCTGGTACACGGAGATAAATATGATTATTCCCACATTAGATATGAGCTCTGCAGTAAAAAAGTGGAGATAGTGTGTAAGACACATGGTTTATTCTCCCAGACTCCTAGCAACCATCTTCTAGGACATGGGTGTAGTAAATGTTCATGTAATACACCTCCAGCCTCACAGAGGGAGAAGGCTAACTTTACTAAGAAATTAAAGTGTATACATCCAGAGCTTAACGTTATCGGAGATTTTAAAGGAGCCACCACAAAAATATTAGTTGAAGATAAAGGAGGTATAAGATACCTAGCGACGCCATCAGGGATGTTAAAAGGCTCAGCACCTACAATACAACTAGCAGTTGATAAAAATAAATGTTTTAAACACAAAGCAATAGAAATTCATGGGAATAAATATGATTATCAATTCGTTGAATATTTAACTTCAAGGATGAAGGTTAAAATTAAGTGTAATAATCATGGTGTATTTGAACAAAACCCTAGTAAACATCTCCAAGGTCATGGATGTATAAAATGTGGAGATGAAGGAATACCAGGAGGATATGAAGCAGTGTTCAGATCAGACCCTAATAAACATGTCCCTCTTTATGTAGTAAAGTGCACATCTGATAGTGAAGTATTCTATAAGATAGGACTGTCCATAGATTATAAGGTTAGGCACAGAGCGTTTCCTTATAAAGTAGAGCATCTTAAACTAATTGAAGGGAGGCTGTATGAAACCTTCCCCTTAGAGCAGTTGTGCATTGATAAATATAAAGAACACCAGTATACACCAAATATAAAATTCGGTGGCCACACTGAGTGCTTTTCAATTAATCCACTAGAACATTTTGAAGAGTTAAAATAAATTATTATATTGCAATATGTCAGAAGTAAAAACAGAAATAGATTCTTTTATCTCACGGGTATTACCTGGTGCCAAAAAAGAATTAAAGTTCATCAGAGACAACAACTGGTTGGAAGTTAAGAATATTAAGGGCAGGACAGATAGCTATGCACTCCAAAGGGTGTTAAACAATAGGGCGATAGATAATATGTCTAAGCTTTATAAAATGGCAGAGAAGACAGAGGATCTAAACAACACTAGGGTCAAAAACTCACTAAAGCTTCTTAGGACTTTCTTTACTATATTGGATGAAAGGTACTCTGTTTATTCAGAAGACGTATCATGGATGGAACTAGTTGAAGAGAACCTTACCGACAAACAAGCAAAAGCAGTTCTTAAGAAACAGGAAGAGGAGGTGAAACTTCGTTCTCTAGTACTTGAGGATATTAATAAGGCAGAACATACGTTAAGAGAGATTAATGATGGTGAGGAGGATGATTCTGTTGTAATTTCACTACATGGCAATGAGCCCATTCCTTTCATGATGCAAGACCTAGCCCGTAGGAAATGGCCACGAATTATAGAATTCGAAAAGCAACAAGAGCCAGAACATAAAAATAAAGAAGAGAATGAGAAATAAGGAAAATATGAACGAGCAAAGGTACTCTACAAACATTACTATACTCTCAAACAGAGAAAAATAGACCACTTATTATGAAAGCAGCCTTAAGAGATTACCAACAAGAGTGTGTTGATGTATGTATAAAATATATACAAGGCACTTCGGCAAAGCCAATAGTTGCTGTCCTTCCCACAGGCAGTGGTAAATCTTGGGTAATTGCTGGAATAGCAAAAGTGCATGATGGACCCATTGTAGTACTTCAACCATCCAAGGAACTCTTAGCCCAAAATGTTGAGAAGTTTAAGCTACTTGGTGGAGAATGTTCTGTATATAGTGCATCTCTAGGTGTAAAAGAGTTGGGACATATAACTTATGCCACCATGGGATCAATAATAAAGGAGGCTGAAAATCTGTCCAAGATTAAGAACATTCTGTTAATTACAGATGAGTGTCACTTCAAGGCCTCTCCAGACAGGGGATCACAGTTCATGAGATTTACCAGTAGGATTAGACCTTATAAATCAATTGGATTTACTGCAACCCCTTTTAGGTTATACAACTCATTTGGCGGATCTACTTTGAAGATGTTAAACCGTACCCGCCCTAGATATTTTGCAGAAATTGGATATGTTCAGCAAATATCAGAGATAATTGATCTTGGATTCTGGGCTCCATCAGTTGATGAGAGTTGGATATATGATGAGACAGAATTGGAATTAAATACCACAGGAAGTGCTTACAAGGAAGAGACTGTAATAAGGGCTAATGAGTCAAATGGAGTCAACAGATCTATCTGTGTAAGACTAAAGCAATTAATTGATTCAGGCCAGCGGGATAGGATTCTTGTATTTGTAGATTCAGTACAAAATGCAGAGGTATTTGTGAATTGGTGTAATGGGCCTAAAGGGTTTGGCAGAGAGGTAGCTGCTATGATAACCGGATCAACAAAGAAAAAAGACAGGGAAGAGAATATACGAAGGTTCCAAGAAGGGGAGTTGAAGATTATGTTTAACTTCGCTACGCTAGATAAAGGTTTTGATTGTCCTGAGTTAGATGCAATTATATTAGGAAGGCCTACAAATAGTTTAGCTGTAGCCTATCAAATTTATGGTAGGGGCGTTAGAATAGCTGAGGGAAAGAAGGATTTTGTATTCGTGGATTGTTGTGGGAATGTAAGTAGGTTAGGACATCCAAGATTACTATCTATAGAAAATGTTGAGTACAACAAGGGCTGGACAGTTTTTGCAGGGGATAAGGTTGTAACAGGTGTTCCAATTGGGGGGCAGATTAACATAACCAGACAGGATTTAAAAGATAAACACAACGGTATAGTTAAAGGTAAGACTGATTTAGGTATAATCCCTTTTGGCAAACACAAAGGTAAAAAGCTCACTTGGATAGCCGAAAATCATCAAGGTTATCTACTGTGGTATATTGAGAATGCAGATACTTCCAAGTATGGACCTGGATTAGTGAATCGTTGTAAAGAGGCAATTCGTCAGACAATAATGGGAGAAGTTTAAAACTTTTCTGTTAATTGTGTTGCCACTCCAGAATTTATCACTACTTTAGCAAAAATAAATAATTATAAGTGGGAGTTATGGATGAAGAAAAAAAGATAGGTGATTGGGTGATCGTAAACGATTGGCCCTATCAAATACAAGACATACCTGATATATTTCTAAGTAATGAGTTCGCCTCACAGGGGGCGATTGATTGTGCACTAAATTTAGAAGAACATAAACCAAGTATATGAATATAGTAATCTTCCCATGTCACAAATGCAATAAGCCGGTTGGATTAATTCCAATGATGGTCCATCTTTTTCAAAGAGGGGTAGCATTCTCTTCTGTCTGCAATAATTGTAAGCATGAACATAGAGTGAGTAAACCAGGAAAATAAAAATTATGAAAAATAGATTTGGAATAAGCCACCTAATAACTTTGAGGAAGTATATTAATTGGACTAGAAGCGAAGATTTCTTTGAATCAGATTTCCATAAAGATAGATGTCAAGAAGCTGGAGGAGCAGTAGGAGTTGAAAATTATATTTTCGATTACTCAGATTTTCTAGAGAAAAAACCAGAACAGGAGTATTTTTCTGAAGCTATAGGACTAGGTGGATTTACCACTCTTCAGAAACTGGCAGAAGTGACGGCAATACACCCAATAAAATTTAAGTAATGGCAACAGAGACTAAATTACCACACCCAGAATTTGGGCATGTATTATTCCACAATTTGTCTCCAAGACAGTTGGAGGTAATCGATTTATTAATTCTAGATGAAGAGATATCTAGAAAAGCATTTAAACTCTTGAATGGCAATTATGGAGTGATGGTGGAGGATATTGAAACATTGAAAGAAATGATCGTATCACTGATTGATGAACTCGAAGGAAATTTTAAAACAGATTATACATTCAAGTTAATAGAAAATGCAAGTAAATTGGTAAAAACAAAATAGACATGTATCAAGAAATGCCAACACCTTGTGCTAATTGCGGAGATGTATTTGATTTAACCGATGGAGTGCTTGAAAATGAGGAGGTGACTCTTGAGCACTAAAATAAACTGAAATTATGAATTATACAATAATAACAGACGAAGAAAAGTTGAAGGAGTTTATTAACTGGCTGCCTGAATTAGAGGATAATGAAAAGTACTACTGTTCGTTATTTGCAAGGAAGAAGTATTGTACTGATCTAATAAAGTCGAATGACAAAACTCAACTAAGAAGATTCACATCCAATAAGGAAAGGCTATTTGAAAAAATAAAGCAACTTGAGGTCAGTATTGATTCATATACTTTAAGAGAAAGAACAGCACCTCAAGAAGCTTTAGCTTTTTATATCAATCCTAATCCAAGAGATATGAAGAAGGCCACCTTTGAATTAATTAATAAATCATTAAAATTAATTCAGAGTGATGCTAATAATTATAATATCCATGCAGAGGCATTGTCATGTATTCAAAAAAGTAAGTCAAGAAGTTGTTATGTAGATTTTGATTTTGATACAAAAGAAATTGATTTTGAAGACCTAAATCAAATTATCCCTAGAGAGAGTTATACACTAATAGAAACTAGAGGAGGGTTTCATGTTTTAGTTGACCCCAAGAAGACTCCAAAGAATAATTGGTATAAATTAATTCAAGATAACTTTGAAGTAGATCAAACAGGGGATAATATGATTCCTGTGCCAGGAACTCACCAAGGGGGATTCACACCTAAATTTATAATATAATGGAAATATCAAAAATAAAAGATCTAGTAATCCAAGGCTACAAAGAAGGCAATATTTCAGTAGCGTCAGGAGATGGCCTCCAATCAATGTCTTTAAATGAATTCATAAAACAACCTATTGATGGAATGTTGTATGATCTAAACAGAGGGGAGGGAGTTATCTTAACCTTCATAGATGATATTAAATGGATAAATGATTTTGCAGCAACTAAGGTGTTGAGAGCAATTCACCAACAATGTCAAGAGTTGAAAGAAGAGAATAAAAAGCTAGTCGAGGCGAATGGGTGGAAAAATGTTGAAGACAGTTATCCAATCTGTACACAAACAGGAATGTGGGATGGTAAAAGAAGCGAATTTGTCCTTGTAGAAGATGAGTCAGGTGCACGAAATATTGGAAGAGTCTATTCTGGAGCTTTAGATGGATCAGAATTTAATGATTTCTACGACAACAGAGATTTTGAAATTAAGAATGTAAAACTCTGGAGAGAAATATAATTAACAAAATCTTTAACAAATTTAATTATGAAGACAGGAACAGAATTAATAGCAGATGAAAGAACTCGTCAAATTGAAAAAGAGGGCTGGGACAGTTTTCATGATGAGTCCCATACAGACATGTGCCTATCCACTGCAGCCGCATCGTATGCTTTAGATGTCGCTGCCTCAAAACACTCCGAGGCGTCTGATGACTGGAAGCGCATATTTAAGGATTATTCTACCAGCTTGTGGCCATTTGATTTTGAGTGGTTCAAACCGACACCAGAAGACCCAGTTAGACAACTAGTCAAGGCAGGTGCATTAATAGCTGCTGAAATAGATAGGATTAATAGGACCAATCCTAAAGCATCAACAGTAAATGTGGATGATTGGATTGAATTCATAGGTAATGAAGATCTATTTGACATAGAGGGTAAAAAGAATTGTATGTGTAAGTTTGATGACGACACAGAACAAGAGTTTGACTCCGTCTGGCCAATTGCTAAGATGACACATTTTAAAACAGTAAAGGTTTATAACCCCCTAGATCATACTGAACTTGCGCCTGGATAAATATGGAAGAAAACATTTGGCACCTACTGCCAACAGATGATTTAGAAGAGCACAAGGAAAGTTCTATGTGTAGATGCAATCCAGAAGTAAAAATAGGAGAAGGAGGCGTTTTGATAGTACACAACTCTTTTGATGGCAGGGAGGGGTTAGAATTAGCCAAAGAGATTTTAAATTCCAGCAATAAATGACAGAACAAAAAATAATAAAGTCGTTATTCAATTTCGCTAACGATAAAGGGCATAAATATATGTGTTCAAATACTATGTGTATTCCAGGTGTTGGTGAGGCTGATTTTCTTTCAGTTAATAAGAGTCTGTTCATAACAGAGTATGAGATTAAAGTGAGCAAGTCCGATTTCAAAGCAGACTTTAGAAACAAAGTAGCCAAACATAAACGAATGGTCGGGGAGTTAATCTCCAGAAGAAAGTGGACTGGGCATTGTAAAACTACTAATGAAGGGATTTATGAAGAATGGGAGGAAATACAGAAACCATTTGTAAACTACTTTTTCTTCGTGTGCCCTAAAGATTTAATATCAATTGAAGAAGTACCGGATTATGCGGGTTTAATTTATGCAGAGGAGATCAGTATGAATTACAAGGATTATACGAGAGTAATCTGTACCCAGATAAAGAAACCAAAAAGGTTCCACATGGATAAAGTATCTGATAAAGTTTTATTAGATATGTATAGAAGTGTCATGTATAAATATTATAAGTAAGTTATGAAGACACAAGAATTAATAAACGATAAAAGATTGACTCCTACAATGCAAAGGGTTAGAAGTGGCAGCACTCAGTTTTTTTAGAGAAGGGAATAAAGATGATAGGTCATTTATTGGTCTAGGTAATTGTGATTTATCTCTTAAACATGAAGACAAAGCAATGTACGCTGAGTTAATTGATAGTAAATGGTATTGGGTTAGCGGTTGTCGTGAATGCAATGGTGAGCCTAGAGACTGGATGAGCTATATTGAATGTGAGGAGCATGACAGGTGTAGAAGTTGTCAGACCAAAAGGAAGGACGTAAAAGGAAATAGTGTTTGGGGGGGGGTAAAAAAGGATGGATTTGCAACCCGTGTAAAGAAGCTAAAGACTCAGAAATAAGAAGAGAAGCGTTTGAAAAATTAGACGGGAATGAACCTGATTGCGAATATACAGATGAAATTGTTTGTCCCCATTGTGGTTCTAAAATTAGTAACGAAGGTATACATGAGAGTCAAGACATAGAATGCTATGTTTGTGAAGGGGTATGTTGCTTGAAGTTATGTACACAGCAAGCTGCACTACAACAATTAAAGGCAAAAGAGTCATTAAATAGAATCTAACTACCCAACAAAACCTAACAAATGCTATATATAGATAAGAACGGAAGACTATTCTACTTTGTTGGCCAAACAGTTAAATACTTGACCTAAAGATAAAATATTCTACGTAATAGAGACAATAGATAAGAGCGATAATGAAAAGGATGTCATAGGAGTGGCAAGCACGTTAGATTATGCAGCTATAATGATTAAAGATTATTTTGGCTTCAACAACTTTAAAATTAATAGGCAACATAATATAGGAGAGTCGGGATTAGAATATGTTTTATACATAACAGTTCTTGCTTGGAAGAGTCATGAATCTTATGAAGCTGAAGTAGTAGTTAGATACTTCACATTGAATGAGGTTTAGTTAATTTACTAAAAGTAAATAGATCCCCAGTCATTAATTTGGTTGGGGATTTTTCATGTCTAGATAAACCTGGACAAAAAGAAGACCCCACAAAACTAATTATGAGGCCAACGGTTGGTTAACCGGTAATCTAACTTATATCCCCGTACTTATAAGACCCTTTCCCTTAAATCTCTATATACAATGTCAGTCCAATTCATATTAAAGTACTTGTGACCCTCTTTCTCACACTTACCATTATCAATACCTATTACTTTTCTGTTTAATTTTACTGCAGCTTCAACTGTTCCTCCTCTACCCATGGTAAAATCACATACAGTATCTCCCTCATTTGAGTATGTCTTAATAAAATGTTCTGGTAACTGTATTGGTTTTTGTGTTGGATGTATCTTTTCCTCCCCAGACCCATCGTTGTTAATTACCGGAATTGGTAATATTGTGAGTGGGTGCCTTTCAGTTGATGTTTTGTATGACGTCAATCCTGCTTTTCCATAATTACTCCCGATACTTGACCTATTTGCTGAATTAGACATTTTATGCCCTTTTGTTTTTTGACTGTTGTATATTGGCTGCTTTCTATAAAATATTAAAATATTTTCATGATTCCTCATTGGTCTTTTATTGACATTCAAATGGCCAGAAGACTTATTCTTTTGCCATATCCACTCATATTTCAACTCTTTTATATTCGATGCCCCCAAAAGTTTATCAAAAGGAGATGCAGCCATTAGACATATTGCTGCATCTATTTTCGTAATCCTATGTATTTGCTCCCACATCCCAAGAAACGGAATTATTATATCCCAGTCATTTGCCGTCATACCGTAAGGAATATCTGCAAATATTAAATCTACACTACCTGTTGGTATCTCCCTCATCCTCTCTACGGCATCACCTTGCATGAGCCACACCTTATCATCTTTATAGTCCATACTAATCCGACTTTACCGGCACCGGTGGACAAATCTCAAAAATAACAGATTGCTTGGTAGCAACTATACTGAATCCATTATACCAATCATCAATTTTTTCTTCAAGGATATTAATAGCATCCTTAGTGGATTTTGCCCGGATTAAAAAGTTGACTGTGCTTTCTTTTTCCTTGAACTCCTCATCTGAAATCATCACCGCTTTGACTTTGATCTCATAGAAGTTTTCATCCTCATCGTTATCAAACATTTCTTGAAAGGATACTCTGGAAATTGCCTCAACACTAAAGTCAGTTGTAATTCTGTCCTTTGCATAATGATACGCAGCCTCTTCTGCGGATCCGAACGTCAATTCTTGAACTAGTAAATGCTCCGTTATTTTATTCATCTTCCCCTCCTGGAAGAAAAGATATACTATTTTTACTACAAACTTATACTTCATTTTCTTCAACTTTAGTTTTCATCCCTGTGGACAGCTCTGCTTTAATTGCTGGGTGATATTTATAATCAACCAATTGGAAGTCTGTTTTATCAGCATGTTTGAAGAATAGTTCAACAGCTTCTAGAGATAATTCGTGTAAACCTTGAATCGTCATAATATCAAGCTTTGGAAGAGGATAAGGTCCTCTGGTTAATTGCTCTGCTACCTGGTCCTCATGATTACTGTAGATATGCGCATCCCCGAATGAATGAATAAACTCTCCCGGAATCATATTACAAAGAGCTCCCATTATGTGAGTCAATAATGCATACGATGCAATATTAAACGGAACACCTAAGAATGTGTCAGCACTTCTTTGGTACATTTGACAGTCAAGGTAGTGTTTGGGAATACCGAACTTATCCAGGAACTCATCATTCTGGTCGTCTGGTGATATACCCGTATTATATTTTTTCTCATAAATAATAGCCCTGTCAACAAAAGATAAAGGTCTACAGTTAAATTGAAACAAGGCATGACATGGGTGGAGCGCCACCTTATCTAGATTAGCAGGATCCCATGCAGAAATAATATGTCTTCTGGACATTGGAGAATTTCTCAATGATTTAATTAACTCCATGATCTGATCGGTCTTTCCGTCACCTCCCCAATTCCTCCAAGTTTTACCGTATTGGAAACCACAGTCACCTAAAGTATAATCTTCATATTTAAGCAGTGTACCATCTTTTATTAAAAGAATGAACTCCTCGAAAGTATAGGACCTAAGTTTATTCTCATTGGGAGAATCTAGGAGTAAACTAAATGGGGGTTCCTCATTACTTTTACTAAACTGTCCAACCTTTTTTAAGTAAAAATTATAAGAATCCTGATTCCAGAAGTTTGATCCATTATCTACCAAAGACTTAATGTTAGTCTCTCCTCTCAAAAACCAAAAAAGTTCTGTGACTATTCCATTCCAAAACATCTTTTTTGTCGTAAGAAGAGGAAATCCATCTTGTAGGTTATGTCTCATTTGTCTCCCAAACAAGCTCCTAGTTGTTGGCATATTATCTCTGGCTTCACCCTTTACACATCCATTATCTGTAATATCCTGTAATAGATCTAAATAATTTTTCATCTTTATTTTTTAGTTTTAATTAATCTTCTTTATATACTTTCTCTGCACTGGTTAAAGTCAATTACGTCAATTACCGGTTCATTTAACTCTTTCCGGATTATCTCTTTGATATCATTTGTTGGGGGAGTATACAGATTGCTTTTTAAAATCTTTCCATCTTCCCTCACTACAGTATTTCCATTCTCATCTAATTTACTCATATTAGATTTTTGAATAGCCTCAAATACTGGAGCAATTATATTTTGCATACCGTGTGTCATTATAGTGCCTAATAGGATGTATAGTTGGTCTCCAAGAGCGCCTATTATTTCAACCATGTTTCCTTCCCTTGCTGCTTCTAGGTATTCATCTAATTCTTCTTTAGCTAGTTTGTAACGTAGTGCAACCTCAATTGGTCCAATATTCGAATTTGGTTGATACCTATTGGTAATTTTAAAGGTGTTGTGGAAGTGGGCAACATCCCCCACCATCTCACTGAATGTGTCAATACAATCTTTTTTCTTAAATAATGTCATTTGTTAGTTTTTGATTCGGGGTAAATATAAGAATTGAAAATGGATTATCCTATAGTTTTCTTGTATATTTTAAGTGACTGTTCATGTTTCTCGAACAAGCACAAATAATGAACAGCTCCCACAAACGTGTCCATTTTGGTCGTGAACAGAGGCCCAGTGTGAACACTTGCAAAAAATTTGCAACTAATAAGTAAAAGAAAAGCCCTCCGAAGAGAGCTCTCATATCTATATAAACTCTCTTTCAAGAGTTCTCCATGCGTGCTCTAGGCCAGCCTGATTTCCATCATAGAGTTTTTCGGCAAACTTCTCATGTTCTTCTTGATACATGTGCCACATTTTTGACCCAGTCATTTTTGAAAACCTAACGTTTGCAATTCGATCACACAATTTAGTACAAAGTGCCAACTCATTTAATCTCAGTTTTTCATAGATTTTTAATTTTCTCTCAGTCCTGTTCTTACCCAATTCATCCGTGCAGGTATAAACAATATCAGCAACTTGGGCTCCAAATACTTTTTTAATATCGTTGTATGATACAGGTGTGTCTTCTAGAGTATCATGTAAGACGCATCCAGCCAAAACAGAATCTGGAAACCCCAATTCTATTCCTACACCTAATACAAGTGTTAAGTGGACAATATAAGGATGGTCACCATACCTTTGGTTTCCGTGGTGTTTTTCTGCAAAAATTAAAGCTTTTGCGACTTGTGATTCATTTGACATAATTTCTATTGTTTTTAAATTACAAAAAGGAAGCACGAGAGTTAGATTTTTACACCTATTGGCTTGTATTCTAACAAACCTGGAAACCTCAATCTAAGGTACGATAGACCGCTAACCCTCGGTGACCTAATTAATAAGGGTCATTAATCCTTGAAGGTCTTTAGCATCCGTGCTTCCTAATCATTTCTTATCTATTTTTAATTTTTCGTAATCTTCTTTAAACATCCATTTAAAACCCCCAGCTAATGGTCTGTTGCCACTACAGACCTGACCTATATTACGCACTCCTGTCACTCTAAGTGCCTCAGCTAAGGAGTGGAGTTCTTCAACAAATTCTTGATTCAATCTTAATTTTACTACTGCCTTATTACGTTTATTATTAATACCTGATTTTGTATCATTATTACCTTTGTCATAATTAACCTTCCAAGTTACTATTCGGAGATTCTTAAAAGTGTATCCTAAGTAATCATCGAGACGGTCACAAGATGGGGCCAGCCACATATCATATCCAGATTTCACCCAAGCTTTGTGAAGTTTTAAATATTCCGGTTGTGATATTAGCCAGTCTACAAACTCTTTTTTATTATACTCCATTGGGGGATGGCCTTTCTTCTTAGTAGACTTAACTTGGCTATCGTATATTACTTTAGCTTTGCCTATTAAAGACCTCCTACGATTAAGATCATAAATTCTACTGCTCATACTTTATCAAATCTCTCAGGTGAAAAATCAGTTTTGTAGCCTTCGTCCTCTACACCAGTTAATTCTCTAACTTCAGTAAATCCTTCCTCTAGGTTTTTAAGTATGCTATCAGCATACGAATCACTTTCTTCTTTTGTATCAAGTGGGACAAATCTCTTTGTGTTGAAACCGGGTTCTAACTGAACTACCGTCCCTCCCAGACTAAATGGACGAGGTTTATTGATAATTTCCTCCAGAAGAACACTCTCTCCATCCACTTCTCTAACTGTGTAAGTTATATTCTCCTCAGGCAACTCTTGAAAGTATGTGTCGAAGAAATTCTGGTTGTGGTCAAACACAGAATTAACACAACATATTTTCTGACCCACGTAAAATTCATTTTCCATAATGCGAATGTAAGAATAATTATTGGTATAAACAAAAAAATCCCCCAAGAAAAAATTCCTGAGGGATTGTGATTAGGTAATATCCGTGTACTACATATCTGCAACACCCTCTTCTACCTCTGGTGCGGGAACAACCTTTTTAACAGTTGGTACAACTTCAGTAATATCCTCCTTAGCAGCAAGTGCTTGAGCTGCCTCTTTAGTGATTGTCAATCCAGCCTCACAATTTTTAGTGTGTAGACTTACAATCTCATTTTGGTACTCCAATCCAGTAGTTACAATACCAGTACATAATGTATCCTGTTGGATCAACGATGCCTGTAATACCTGGATGTTGCTACTTAATTTAGCGATGAAGTTACTAACTCCTGCTAACCAAGTACCCTCTACTTCTACCATTACTCCAGGAGCATAAGTGTGTCCACCAAATCCATTTTGCTCAAGAGCAAGACTTTTAGCTTCCATCTCTAATGCTAATTCCTTTTGTCTGTTCATCATTAATACTAAAGGATTTACTGCTGGCTGTTTCGACTCTTCAGCTAATGCTCCTGGTCCCACATTTTCATTTGTTTCTTCTTTCATGATTTTACTATTTATTTTTGGTTTAAAATTTACAATTTTTCAGTCGTTTTTGTTTCAGTTTTGTTAGGGTCTGGAGCACCTGTTGGAACCCAAATATGCATGCCAATTTTCTCATCGTATGCAGTCATACCCATTTGTTCCCCACCAGTAGTAAGAACTGATTCTCTAACTGTGGCATTCTTGAACACAACATTTATTAAAGACTTAGTTTCTTCTTTTGAAGAAAGAGTCATTTCCAACTCCTTTTTAAGAAGTGTCACCTCCATTGTTTGAGCTTGTTCAGAGAGTGCCCTTTTCAATTCTTCAAGTCTTAGATTTTCATTTTCAACGTGGTCTTCACTCTTCTTAAGTTCATCGTATTGTTTTGTCTTTCCTTCGAGTGCTGTTTGTAAATCAATGATCTTTTTATCAGAGTCCTTTTTAGCTTCCTTATTTGCTGCTAATTTGATTTCCATTCCATCAGCATCATCTAGCCTTCTTTTTAAAGCATCAGCTCCTACTTTTGATAGATGTTTGTCCACGACATCACCTAATTCTTTTTCTAAATCTTTATTCATTTTGTTGGTTTTATTTTATGGTAAAATTTCTTCTGGATCACTAAAGCCCGAATTACTCTCTGACTCTTCGAGAAGCCTGAATTTTTTATCAAATCTTTTTAGTGGTGACCAGTACATCTTCCCAGAAACCACTGACTTATAGTAGACTCCCTCTACCCAGCCTAATCCTTCTATCTTACCATCAGGAGTATCCAATACCTCATAAGCATTGGAAGTCCTAATGTGTTGGTATATTAATCCAATCATACTGGAAAGAATTTATTATAAAAGCGTCTGAAATCAGAAATCTCTTTAGCCACCTTATCAAAATCTTTTTTAAGCCAAGCTTCTGTAGCCTCTGGATCATAAGGAGTAGGAACATCAGTAATAGTCCCAGTAAGTCTAAGAACATTCTTATCCCCAACTGTAGTATTGTTACCTTTACGATCAAGTAATACTACTCCACATCCTCCTACATGTTCACCTTCCTGAATCAGAGCATGGGCATATAGACCAGTTTGTTGGTACTGCTTAAAGTCAGAATACATCTTTACTTTTTTATCATTACCAGTTTTGAAATCCTTTACAAAAAGAGATGCATCATCTAGGATAGAACATTCATCAATGAATCCGTGAATAACATAATCTCCTCTATCAAGGACAATTTCTCGTTCGTATTCAGAACCCTCAGTGGCTGAATCCACAACTCCTGTTAATATAGCTATATCACTTTCAGATAATAGATGAGCGATTTCAGCTCTTACTTTAGCGACATCACCTGAGTGCTCTATAAATTCTCCACAGGCAGAGCCATAGTCAGCAAACATTCCACCAGCAACTACTTCTTTTAAAAATTTCTGTGCAATGAATTCTCCTCTATATTTTAATTCCTTCCAACTAGTGTAAGCTGAGTAGGACATTTTAGCTTTACCAACTAAGTGTTGGAATTTAGGATTGTCCGTTCTAAGACAATCATAGGTTTCAAATTTTAATTTTGGCATTTGATTTTATTTTTAAATAGGTTTTACTTAGTTTCTTCTTTCGTCTCTGCTTTTTCTACTGCAGGTACAGGTGCTGGAGGTAATGCCTCTGATGATGGACCCGCCACTATTGATGCTGGTGTAGGTGGTACAAAAGGCAAGGCTTCTACAAATGCTGCTGACATCTTTGGTACAGCTGACTCAGGTTTTGCTGCTGGTACTGGTGTAGTTACCTCTTTTACCTGAGTTCCTAATACTGGTCCATCTTTAGGAGCCTCGCCTAATTTTTTAGCATCTCCCGGCTCATTAATCTTTGAGTACTTCATGACTTCAATAAAGTCCTTCACTTCGGCAGCCTTCTCTTTCAGCACATCTGGTTTATCAGATTGCATAATCTTGTTATTTTGGTACAAGGTTGTCAATAGGTAATCTAATTGAGCCCATTCTTTTTTCCGGAATGTTTTCTTGGGGTCAAGAAATATAGCTTCAAGTTCCTGCTTATCCTCTTCAGTAAACCCCTTAGATCTGAATATTCGAGTCAGTACGGGGATAACTGGCTGATTAGCTGCTTCCTCTTTAACCTCTTCTACTGTCTGTTCTCCAAGGTGGACAACATCAGCAAATAGGAATGGCTCCTCTCCTTTGAATCTTAAGAACACATTGAATGTAGCGATTGTGTCTTTGTCACAATATTTCCCGATGCCAGCTAAATTTCCAGCAAAGTAGTGATCTGCTACATCTGAGCCTACCATATCGTCTTTTGATATCTCCAAGCCTAAAGCTGAACAAAGGGCTACTAATGAAGAACCTGGTCCAGTGTACCCACCTTTCCAAATTTGGTTAGTGTCAAGGTTAGTAGCCAGCCAAGGCTTAACCCCGTAGTTATCAATCATGTCTAGAACTGGTAGTCCATTTATTATACAACGTTTAGCTATCCAAGGGAAATCGAAGTATAGACTTGAATGCCCTATAAGTCTGTAATTACGATCTTTTGCCTGCATTCTGGTAAACATGTTTGACAACCCTTCTAAGATAAACTTTTCATCTGTTGATGTAAAGTTCTGGCAAAGTAGTCTTCCATCATCGGATTTAAATACCATTGATACAGAAATTATCTTGGCAAATTCTGGAAATAGGGCAGATTGTTCATCCCATAGTAGCTCTAATTCCTTGAACTCAAGAATCCTGCCCTTGTCTTTGTTTTTATAACTCCACGCTGTCTGCATATCTTCAGGCGCATCTTTTAGTTTCTCGTAGATTCTGCAGGTTTCAATGTCAAGTGCAACTACCTTACTGGAGTCTATCTCTCTTAAATTTTTCATTTACTATTTGGTTTTAACTTGTTTGTAAAGATAATATTAATTTTGAATAATCCTATTACTTTGCGTCAATTTTTTTTATTGTCAATTCCGAGTTCAACAAACTACTCACAGAGTGTATGACTTGCTCTATTGAGCTTTGAGTAGATCTTAGTAGCGTGAAGTTTCCATATGCAGCTGAATTACACCTATTCCATTCAAGTAGGGGAGGAGTATCCCCACTTCTAGTTTTTACAGCCTCAATCGATTTACTGCCTAATTCTTTCATCAACTCCTCACTACTCTTTATGAACATAAAAGCCTCCGATTTTGCTCCCCGTTCACGATTCTCAAAAAATATCTTTAGTTTGTTTGCCTCATATACTAAACCACTATCTACCAGTTCAGATAATAATAAAGAGAGGTCCAATCTAATATCAAGTAGATCCTCTATTACATATGGTCGAGACATAGCTTCTATTCTACCTCTGATCGCCTTAAATCTGACATTAAACTTATCTAATTCAACCTTAATAGATTGTAATTTAGTATAGCTTTCAGATATCCCTAAGAGCTCTCCTATTTCTACAATAACATTTAGGGCATCTTGTTCATCTGCTGCTGCTATTATGGGGGAAATGAAGTCTATTGCTGCTCTTTTCTTTTCTTCTGACATATTATTTGGTTTTATTTTAATTCTTTAAAGTATTTTAGTGGGTTTACTGAAAAGCACTCTGTGTACCCACCAAAATACTTTTGAGGTATATATTTATATATTGCGTATTTCTTTTTTAGAGATTGCTCTAATGGATAGGTCCTACCTATAGGACCTTCAATGATTTTAAGGAGTTCTATTTCATAAGGTATCCCATAAAATCTGGTCCTACAGTCAATTGACAGCCCAATTTTGTAAAAAACTTCGTCCTTGTAGGAACATTTAATTATGTACAATGGTACCAAATGGTCAGGGGTATATTTACATACAGACGCATAGGATCCAGGATGGTTGTATGAGGCGCATTTCTTACACCCATGTCCTTCTAGGTGCACCTTTGGTTTTTGTTTAAAAGCCCCATGTATTTTACAAGTTATAACTACTTCAGAGGCAGATGAAGTGTACACAGTATCATAGTAGGAGTATGTACCCTTATGTATTTTATTCGCCTTGTATATAAATTGTTCTGTTGTCTTACTATTTGACGCATAGGCGCACGAAGTGCACCCGTGACCATTTAGGTGATCGTTTGGAACCTGTGTAAATACTCCGTGACTGGGACAAATTATATTTATTTTTGTCTTTGAGTTAATATATTGTGACTTAGAGTAGTCATAGACTCCCTGATGAATATTCTCCGCCTCTAAAATAAACTCATCTGTAGTTTTTCTTTTACTTTTAGCTGTAGCTACATGCCCACATTCCATACATCCCCTACCTTTTAGATGTGATGCAGGAGTCTGCCAAAAAGACCCATGTCTTAGACAGATAATCTCTACTTTAACAGAGTCTCCTAAGTATTTTGATCTAGAGTGATCATAAGATTCTCCGTGAATTTGTTTACTTCTTACTCTAAACCAATTGTCTTTGTCTACCGCTAACACAGCAGAGGGCTTATTACCCTGTAATAGATTAGATGGAGAGGTTGAGTATCTTATCCCAAGATGATCTTTAACAAGTAATTTTTTACTATCCTTGGCATACTCTCCTATAACAGTCAGATTAGGTTGAACCTCCCTTAGTTGGTCTACAAATTCTTTATGTGTCTTTTTCCTAGCCATTATAAAACCCTCACAATTTCGAACGAGGCATCTTTAAATTGGATTAGGTTTTCTTTATCTTTTCTTACCATTAGGCAATACGGGTAGGATTTAGAATTTATTAAAAACTCTTGCTTTCCCATAAGTGTCATTCTGAGGGAATATCTTCTATCTTTTTCCGGTACGTCTTTCATTTCGCTAATATACAAAAATTCCTGAAACCAACAATACGATTTCAGGAAAAGTTTTAAAATATTTTACTATTTATAGAGTATTCAGTTTAATTAGAGATCGTAGCACTTAATTCTTACCTCTCCGCAACACTCTTTCTCAATTCTACCATCTTTACCACATACTTTACAGCTGTAATATACTCTTGTTCCACTACTTTTAGGTTGGCTGTGCTTTTCATTATCATCAAGAAACCCCCTTCCAAACATTGGTTCAATTTCACTTTCATAGTAGTCTGACATAGTCTAATTTTACTAACGTTTAATTTGTAATTAATTCTACTTTAATTCTCGGTTGGAAGAATTTACGATTGTGTTTTAGCTCATGGTCTCCAATTAGTCCATTCGGATCATTACCACTTTCATATATAATAGTGTGTTTTGCCCCACGCAAAAACCATTGCCAAAAAATAATGTCAACAGCTTCCTGCATCGAATCGGCATCAACTCTTTGTAGCTCTCCATTATATTGAAAATAATAACCATAGTTCTTTTTCTTTTTAAATAGCTTCATAACTAACGTTTTTGTGAATTAATTACTTTTTTAATATCGCCAATAGTATGAATCCCCTGCGCTGAATTATTTAATGGTTCTACCTTAGTATCATCAGGTAAAAGTTGTGCCAAAGGATTTTTCCACCGGATACCCCCACTTCTAAAAGCGACTTCTACTATTTCTGTTTCTCCCTCATTATATGATGAGGGAACTGTTATTCCAAATGTTGTACTCATAACTAATGTTTTATTGTAATTGTTCTTCAGATACTATGTTTCTACTCTATTAGTTTTATTATTTCTTATTTTGTTGACTAGTTAAATTAACTGGGTAGTAACACTAAGTTCTTTAGCAAAAACTTCAATTCCATTATTTAGTAGGAAAGTAGTCTCTTTTCTATGTTGAATTTTTTGGTGTTTAGTTCCAAATCCGTAGTGCCATTTCTCCTTTCGGTTATTCCTAATCCTCTTCACGGTCTTAACTATATTATTTTTAAACATATACTCTACATCTATTTTTACCTCCTTTACTGTCATAGTTAAATTGCTTTAAAATGTTATTTATATCCAGTTGTTTAGCTTTTATGTAAGTAACTGGATATGAAAATTAGCCCAGCATGTCGGACGTGAATTAGTTTAACGTGTTGTGCGATAGTTATCTTTTAGTGTTTACCTCTTGATTAGCCAGTTGTTATATAGGGGTTGAAAGCCTGCTCCATAACAAATTTTAAACACCAAAACTCCTACTAAAACTGTCCACCAGGGCCACACAAGTGTCAGTGGCAACATCATAGCAGTTTCCACGCATGTCTTTCTGAGAAACTTAAAGAAATGCCATGCATCGGTGGTAAAGACTAGGACCGTAGTAGATCCCGGAAACCTTGATCCGTTTTTAGGATCATCGAGTTTATATTTATATTTCCACGATTCTTTAGGATTCCACCAGTTACTTTTACCACTAAAAATAGATATATTGAAGTGGTGCATAAGAGTATCACAGACTGCATCGAACATTCCACTTAAAACAGCCAACACTATCATACTAAGTACTAGTAATAAATTTTCCATGCTAAAGTTTTTGAGTTTTTATAAAATCTTTTGATTTCATCCATTCCTTGTGTTCCATTGAATACACTTGTTCTTGTGATGCTATTAAAGGAAGACAGTGAGTGGCTATAATTAACTGGCAATTATTCTCTATCGCAATATTACATGATTTTATCAGCTCGTACTGACTTCTTAATGAAAGGGAACTCTCGGGCTCATCAAATAATACCACTGAATCTTTCATCCTCCTTAAATTGTCTACTGAGTAGTATTTTAAAGTCTCTCCATGTGATTTCCATTTAGAGAGTAGTTTCTCCCCAACACCAAATAATCGACTGGACCCGTCTGGATTTGCAAGTTCGTGGCTTGGTATAACCCTTGGATTCATATGCTCAAAGTCAAAAAACATACTACTGACAGTATTATTGTGGTACATTTTTACAGACAATCCCTCATTCTTCCTTAGCATTCCCAACAAAGAAGACTTACCACAGCCTTGGTCACCTACTAATAATGTGATATTTTGTAGATCTTTTATTTCAAACCCTTTGTCAAAATAACAGTGATCATCTTTTATAATACAGACTGATTTTAAGTGCATATAATTTGTTTTTATTTGTGGTATGGCAGATCCAAAAATACCTTATTGATGAATAAATCTTTCTCAAGTTTACATAGTCCTTCATGGGGATAAAGTGTGAGAGAAGGCCATACGATTGTTCTGCTATCAAGTTCATTGACTGGAGTGTCAGTTCTCCAAAGTTTTACAATATCATTCCACTCTCTATTAATGGTACGGAGGGGTATTGAAGTCTTGTCTACCATTTCTATCACACTCATCCCAGCTTTCATCTGAGTTAAGAGTGTTTGCTTCTCGGCATCTGTTAAAGTCCTTCTTCTACCACCTCGGTGGGGGCTTGTTTTGACAATTTCTCTAAATAATACCCCTTTATCAAGCCTAGTAATTACCCATTTAGTCCGTTCCTCACTATAGCCTATAGCCCTACAAATCTCTGTTACTCCAAGAGTTTTACCAAAAAACTCCACCTTTCTACAAAGAATTCTAACTGAGACTTCTTTTAAGGTTTGGTTTTGTGAATCGGTAAGACGGGACTTGAGACCATTGGGACTAATCTGCAGCTCCTTAAAGGCTTCCTTCATAGGAGCTCCGCTTTGAAGGCTTTTAAGTACCTGTGAAAAAGCGCATTGTATGTATGTTTCATTATAGTCCATAATCCTATAGAAAACCACATTGGCATGCAATTGTAGCAACTTTGTAACTCATATGACTGTGTAATACTTCATATGCTTCCAGATTTTCATCCTGTTCGAACACAATCTCTACTGGTGGATCTGATCTCCCTATCGAACCTTGCAATTCAGATTTATTGACCTCCTGTTGAGTAACTCGTCCAAAGTCCTGACTTTTACCCCACAGAAATAAACGGTTGGTCTCACTTTCGTAGTACCATGAACCTCCACCTACTGGGTTTTCATCCAATTCCTTGTGAAATATACACCTACCGATGATCAATTTCTTATCTTGCGTTATCACGAATTTATTCTTTATGTCACTCATTTGGATTTTCTATTAGTTTAAACTTGTGTCGCTTTGATGTCTTAAGGCCTTCCAACCGTTTGATATCCTCTTCTGTCTCTATTTTATAAGAGGAGCAGGAATAGATATCTGGAGCAATGTGAACACTGCATACCTCATACCAATCTCCGATTTCTATCTTCTTTTCTTTCTCCATAGTTCACTTATTAATACTGCTTAGGATATGTACAATAGTGTCAATATTCCAACCATTGCCAAGCATTTCGTCTGTTGTCATACTCGTGGATTTAATCTACAATTAATTCTTTCAATTCAAAATCTAGTGCAACATCAATTGTGTGAATTTCTTCACCACAGCTTGAACAAACAACCTGGATATTTAATATTTCCGCATGGGGTACAAATTCATTTAAGAAGTCTGAAGCACCCAATGAGTTTTCAGCGAGGCAATGTGGGCATTTAATTTTCATAGTAAATTTTTAAATATTATAATCTCCTTTTAAATAGTCCCCGAAGAATAGAAGGGCTTTGCATGCACTTAGTCCTGTTTTATGACACTTTGAAAAATATTCAACATTATCTTTAAGTAGTTCACGTTCTTCATTGTAAATGACGTGGCCGTTGTCTGATGCTCTTATTCCGACATCAATTAAATATTCTTCTAGTGTAATTTTACCAAGGCTGTTGTTAGTTAATACATTTGTGTGATGCTCCATTGTGTCTAATACCTTTTCAATCACCTCTTTATTTTCAACAATGCTCATAGACATGAAAGATATTTCTCCAAAATATTTAACGCCATTCCCAAAAACTTTGAAACTTAGATTGGTAATTAATATACGGAGGCCTTTATCTGTATTTCTATACGACCTCATTTTCGTATCTGAATGAAATCCTAACCCTTCAATGAATTTTACAAATTCGACTACATTATTTATTTTCATCTGCTGAATTTTAGTGGTCACTTAACATCTTTTAGTTGGACAGGAGTGTAATTAGCCAATCGTACGCTCTTTGTTCTAAAATACTCCACCTCTTCTTTGGTCAATCTTCTAGTGGATTTTTTAGGGTACATTACATTAAAGAAACCATATCCAGTAATCCATGCTCCAATGTAATGATCTTCGGTCTCTTTTGTTACAAAACAAAGGTTTTCCACACTCATTTCTCCGAACTCTCTGTGTAACTCTCCCATTTGATGGTTAGCTTCTGTAGCAATCATGTATAACCCTTCCTCCATCTTTGGAGCTGCATTGGCCTGTTGCATAATTGTCATGGGATAGCTTCCACCCTCATCCCTTTTAATTTTTGGTACTTTTTTGTAAGTCATATTTTCAAATATACTTATTATTTCTAATAAATCCAAACAATCTCTTAAAAAATTGAATAATTAGTAGGTAAAAGAAAGCCATCCCGTTATGAGATGGCTTTAAATTAATATATGTACTATGTTTTATTTTATCTGTTTCAAGATACCTGCAGTACCGAAAACATTATTTTCCCCAAAAGGCGAACCTTTTCCATCAGCAAATCCTGCCCATTTGATATATTCAATATATGAAGGAGACTTAGCAATTTGTTTACTAATTTCTTCAATAGCTTCTGCCTCAAAACGTGCAGACACTACCAATGAAGAGTCCCCTCTCGATTTTTCGATTCGAGCATCCGCTAAAAAACCCTCTTCAGCTTTCTTCTTTTCAGCTGTAAGATTTCTTTGTTCCTGTGTTTCTTTTGCTGTAATTTGATCTTGTATAGAGTTAGGAAGTTGTATATCCATAATTTCTACATAGTCAAGAGTAATAAAATTACCTTCAAATTCAATTGATATAAGTGCTTCAATTTCATCTTCAACTATATCTCTTTTTGCCCCAAGAATATCTACATAACTATATTTACCAAAAACATCTTTAACTGCTGATGTTACTTTAGCTTGAACAAATCCATCGACATAGGTGTCACCATGTAATAAGTATAATTGAGGAGTCTTTCCTTTTATAGCTCGAATACCTGCGCTATAATCAACTGTTAATTTAACACCATCGGCATCTTTTAGCCCAGCGTTGTCATAGTCGATAGCTTCTTGTCTAACTGACATTGTAATCATGTCGGTCCAAGGTGCATGCCAGTGTGTTCCGTTTGTCTCAGTGACAGCGGTGTCAACTCCAGCGGAGTAATAATTGTAAAATCCCTCGTCACCAGGTTCTACCGTTGTACATGATGTTGTTGTCATTCCAATCATTAAGATTGCTGATAATAGATAAATAAATCTTTTCATTTTACTGTTGTTTTTTGTTTTGTTTTCTATTTTTACTAATGGCTCTCATAACTTTTATGGAACCCCAAATACATATTATGGCTATTGCTGCACCAGATATTTTAAATGGGCCAGGTGCCTTTGCTATAAAAAGTGCTCCTACAAACACCCCAAATATAAGCCCTAAAATTGTAAGTATCTTAACTAAAATACGATCTTCTGTTTTCATGATTTAAATTTCTTTAGTTGGCTGCAAACATAAATATTAATTCTCAATTGTGCAAGAGAAACTAAATAAAAATTTTAAGTATAGGAAATACTTTGACTTCTGTACCTCTTTTCCAGAAGTATGTCACTCGAATTTCCATATCTCTATAGTCTAATTCTATTGTGCCATATACTTCCTCTGGGTCGGTTATAATTCCTTCTCTACAATCAGGCAATACAGTACAGGTGGACCAAGTGTGGGTGTGTGCAAAATAAAACTCACTGCCGTATCCTTCAATTATAAGAAACCTATTAACGCTCTCTCCACTCTCTGACCTAGTCATACAGACCACATTATTATAATGTGTATGTATAAAACTAGAATCCCCGATAGGCCAAGCAATTTCTGAGTAATAATTGTCTGAGGTGTCGCCAGTGGTGATTACTAATACCTCTATACCTAAAAAATCTGGTTTTTGGTCGAAATATTGTTGGGCTGATCCTAATAGACTTGTCAAGAGTATTAAGACAACGATTAAATTTTTCATAGTTTATTGTTTTATTGGTTATGTCCTGCAAATGTAGTGATGATTATCATACTAAACAAATATATTATCGATTTAAATCTTTTAGGGTATAATAATCAATGTATTTGTCAGGTTTAAAATTTTGGTGTACATTTACAATCCAGCCACTACTAACACAGTTTAAGAGAAATATTATGAGCTATTTAAAAAGAGTACTTATAGCAATTGACCAGCTTGGCAATGCTATAGCAGGAGGAAATCCAGATGCAACAATATCTGGTAGGATTGGATACTTTGCAAGTAGCCCGGATACAAAAGTAGTACTGTACTGGCTAGTTATGCAATTTATTGTTGATGCAACTTTCTATCCATTGGATGGGATAAATCATTGTTATGACTCTTATCTAAAGGATAAAAACGAAAGCTATAGACCGGCAAAGCTTGTAGTTGCATTTTTGGCGCTAAGTTTTATAACAGTATTATCTTGTTTGATTTTAATAGTTCCATTCTATATTTTTTGGGGGTTGGGGTTAATCAAGAAGAGAAAACAGAATAAATTAAGTTAGTTGACAGGAATTAGCTTACTCATCTCCTCATCAGTAAGGTCTAGGTTGTATCTATGAAATCCATCCTCAATTACTGTATTACATTTGATCTCCCCTAATAATTCAGCAATGGCCCGTTCTATTGGTAGATCATAATCTCTGCGTTCAGTGTGACTAAAGGCTTGTTTAAATACATCTAGGGTAACTCTTTCCCTAGACCAAGCACCCTCGGCTATCTTATAATGTATTGAGTATAACTTATTAAACAGGCACGATCTAAAATCCTTCATATTATTACCCTCGTCTGGATCCCATCCATAAATCTGTTTAAATAGTGGTTTTGCTGACTCTACCCAGCTGCTGGCATCAGTTCTCAACATATCCTTGAAATGACCTTTTGAGAACTTAATCCATGCTTTCTCATACATAGTTAATTCAATTGGCATTAACTTCTTCTCTTTTTTACCAGTTTTCCGGATTCTGTGTAGCAAAATTCCTAAAGCTATAAGGCAAATTACCAGTGCGATTATTAAATAGTTAAATGTATCCATGTTGTTTATTTTTAATTTTGTACAGTCCTCGTTGCTTTAACTCGGAACGTAAATAAGATGTAAACTCTAACCACTCACAGAAGAGCCTATTCTCGATAGCAAATTCTCTGGTACATGTTTGGTGTATCTCTAATAATTCTTCGTCCCCTAGAGCGTCTAGGTCGGCCTCTATCTCAGTCCAACAGAAGTTCAGCAGTATTCTGTACCCTAATGATTCTTCAGTCATTGAGTGTTTTTATCTTAAGTTCGTACTTTTTAATTAGTTTTTTCATGGCTCTGTTACGGGGCCATCGTTTATATGGTTTCCAATAGAATTCGGGGCGGGTTTTTATAACAAGTTTTTGGTTGCAAATCCTCAATAATCCCTATCAGTATTATTCTGACTGAGGTACACTTGGCAGGGTACTCTCGTTTAGAAAGAAATTCTGCTGCTTCACACAGCCCAGCGCAATTGGTTCGCTCATTAAACTCTCTGTAAAGTTCCTTTAACAGCTTTATTCTAAAGCCAAATTCTATACTACTCATATGATTTCAAGATTTTACCAACTTGGTAATTAAACATTTTGAATTGATTTTTGACAGCCGCACTTTCCTTAGTGCCATTAATAGAACAATCCTTTATATTCTCTTTGACGTACCAGTCGTTTTCAAGATTTTTCTTAACACGCTTCTTTGCATCGTCAACAACTGATTGTAAGATTTTGATTTCCCTCTCGATCAGACTTAATTTTTTTTTTTAGATTTATCATTATACTGTTAATTTAGATGCTAGAATAAAATGCTGTAAGAACGGCAGCTAGAGTTAGTATCCCTATTGCCATTCCTATTATTAAATCTCTTCCTTGTTTTTCCATATCTAATAAACTTATTGTTCTTTTGGTGTGAGTTTCAACGCTTCTTTTAGTAGCTCTTCTAAAGCCTCTTCATCAGTTTCATAATCGACTACTAAATCCCAGAGGGTCTTTTTAAACATCACTTTTCCTTCGTGATTTTTATAATCAACAATGATTGCTTCTTGATTTACCCAATCTAAATAAGCATATAGTCCATGTTTAGTTTTAGCCATTTCTGTAAAAGGGGTTGGGTTGGAATTGCATAATCATTGTCTGCACATCCGGAGTTAGTAGTAAACTCTCTATCTATAAAGTCAGAAAGTTTGTCTGGCTTTATAGAATCACTGTCCCTCATTATAAAGCGGCACCTTTCATTAAACCCCTTTTCCTTCGCCAGCTTGGCTGTTTCTAGTGTTATTAAATCTTCTTCCATAATTTATTTCTTTAGTGGGTCTATTCGTAGTCTAGGTAAGAGCCAACTACATAATGACCTTCGTAAACCTTTAAAGCATACTCCCTAGCCGCTTCTTCATCCTTAGCTCTACAAAAGAAACTAAATTGACTTTTATTTCCTTGTTTCAATATTACTACCCATGCTTTTTCCATGATTTCTGTTTTTAATTTAAGGTTGACTAGATAAATTCTCCTTTCTCTCGTCAGTCATTTCTCCACCAGTTCCAAAAATTAATAAGGTTCCAAATCTATTACCCCCTTTCAGAAGTTTTGGTCTTACGTCTTCCCACATCTTCGTCATAACATCATAATACTTCTTAGGGCAAGGAAATCTAACCCCCCGACTCTATATCTGTCCAGTAATGTTGTCTACTATTTTCCATAATTTATTATCTTATAACATCGACATTGTGGCCGAGATCTGTGTAAAGTTCTTCCAATTCTTCAGCCAGTCCATCTGATTTAAAAACTATTTCTTTTTCAGAAACAGCATGGCCGTGGCCATTGAATTTAATTTTAGAGAGGGTCCAATCTAGACATAGCCCATCTTTTCTAATCGTAATTATAGTGAGAGACTCATCTATCTTGTTTAGTCTATCTTCATCCATATTCTTGAATTTTGTGTGGTAAATTATTTTTGATTATGTAACTATTCCTCGATTTTACTGCCTCTTCTATAGTGTCGTAAGTGCCGATGTGATTTACTTTGCCCTTATAAGATACACGGGATTTCCATTTTCCACGGTTAACAACAACTCCTGTATAACCAGAGGCATTTTTACGTACCCTTTGATTAATATTTTGCTGAGTTTTTGTTGCCCACCTACAATTTTCTGGTGTGTAATCTCCATCATTATCTTCTCTATCAAGAGAGTGTTTTTGTGATGGTTTTTCACCCATATCCTCTAGAAAATTTGGGAAAGAGTTTGACCACCTGTCACAAACCTCTACTCCTCTTTCTCCATAATGTTTGTAGTCCTTATTGGTTATATTATAACATCTCTTCTTCATGTTAGACCACGTATTGTATAGAGGGTGCCTATGTAACCCATGTTTGACAATTGTCTCAAAAATAATTTGGTCTTTAAACAGCCACAAGAGGTAGTGTCACCATTCTTCACACTAGAGACTCTGACCTTAAACTCAGCACCACACCTACATAAAAATGTAGCATACCTCTTCCTTTCTTTAGAAGTCTCGGTAGGGAAGATAGTCCCATAATCTTTAACAACCTTAATACCGTTTATCTCTTTTGGTAATGGTTTCAACTCCCTCATGTGTCAAATTTTAAACCTCCAAGTTTCTCCTCTCTGCATTGTTTTATATAAATTTCTAGCTAAAGCATACATCACCCACACCATAAACAACCCTACTATACAGATAGAAATCTTGTGATCTTTATTGCCGTTTATCCAAGGTGAGGCAGCAACCCATGCAAAGAATATCATTCCAAACAACATCATTATTTGTGAGCCAGAGACTAGCCACTTCCAAAAGGGCTTGTTCTCAGTAAAGTCATCTCCAGGTTTAAGTGCTTTTTTCATAGTTAAGTAGGTTAAAATCTGTCACACATCACGTCAATAATTGTGACAAATGTAGTTAGTAAAATGCCCCATTAATAACACACCGCATGCACACAGTATATAAACCTTGTTGAGCTGTTCTTATGAGAAGCCGGTGGGACTCTTTATAATTTAATTCAAATGTAGATATTTATACTGAGACTTGCAAGCCTTTTGCCGCATTTTCTATAGCTAAAATTTCTTCGTAGTTATCAGCTTCAGTTCTATCTCTTCTAATCTCAACAACACTAGGTGACATCATTGACTTTTCCCCTTCCTTATTCTCTGACAGGCCATAGCACTTTACTGTTACAATAGCCCCTCTGTATTTTTCTGGATCTGCTGTTATCTCGTCCATTAATTTTTCTGTCATACCAGATGGAGTGGCAGTGACTATTCCGTCACTTGATTCTACATGTAGTGATGAATATACATTCTCATTTTTGGTTCCGGTTTTTCCGAACTGGAATCCAACAATAATCATTTCAGACTCCATCTCTAACTTCAGTTTTATATTGTTCGAATGTTTACCAGACCTCCACGGACTATCTTTTTGTTTGATTACTGCACCTTCTTTACCTTCTGAAAGCTTCTGTTGGAAATACTCCATAGCCTCTGAGTAAGTGGTGACAATTTTCCAATCTACTAATCTAGTACTCTTCAATTCAAACTTTTCTATTAAAGCACGTGCGTGAAGGAAACGTTCATCAGCCCTCACCTCAGAATATTCTTCATCATAGGCTTTCTTAGTAAGAAGATCCCATATTGAATACATAGTATCATCTAGGATGTCTTTTAAGGCTGCCCATCCCAACTCTTCTGGAATATCTTTTAGTAATTTTTCAATCTTCTTATCTGTCTCCTTTTGAGTCCGTTCTCCAGCTTTGGTTAAAATATCAGATACTGATAAAAGAATACCATTTGCAATAGATCTCTTAGGGATAGATTTAAGTAAAAGTTCGCCATTTAATACAAAAGGTTCTTTTACTTGTATTTTTTCAAGTTCATTCACAAATGCAGCCCCTCCAAGGTTTATAATTTCTCCAGACCTTGTAGAAAGTCCTACAAAATCTCCACCTACTAAACAGTCTAAGAAAAACCCATCTTCCTTAGTCTGCAGCAACGCGGGGCCGTTTTCTAATATCTTTAATATCTTCTTTTTTGAAAAGGGTTGACAGCCTTGGTAAGAAGTTTTCTCTATCAGTCCAGGTATTACTTTATTAATAGAATTTGCCTGGAGGCCGATTTGTAAATTTTTATCAATTATCCTTTCAAGAACAAATGCATCATCCTCATTCAACATTCCTAAGACATGTGTTAACTGTCCAATCGCAGCGTCTCCAGTAACCTCTCTACTAATTAAAGGCTTTAGTTCTTCAAGGGCCTCAGGAAGTGTAATAGTGGTTTGCAATCGCACATAGTCGGGAATTTTTTTAATCCCAAAAGTTATTTTATTCGAGGTAGCCAGGTATAAAATCCTCATTAGAGTATCACTACCTTTATATTTTTCCAACACTGTCTTTTTAACACTTCCTCGGGCTGCTTTAATTTCTAGTAATATCTTCTTCATGATTTATTTTTCTTTGGTCAAATATAAAAACTATATCGATAAAAACCTATTATTTTGGACAGAAATATCAATACTCCTGTATAATTGTTTCAGCCTCGTTGTGACTGTATACAATCATATAGTTGCTCTCCAACCAACGGATGTACACAATTCCGCCAGACTTGTGCAGGGCAGTGGTTACCCTTATAGTAAAGGTTCTTCTCATACTCCATCCCCAACCACTTTTTTAGTTCCTTAGCCCCCTCTGTATTTGTATTATTTATAAACCCCTTAGGACGTTTAATATCCTCTATTCCAAACAGGGGTTTGTTGCTCCAAAACAAGTGCCTCCCTACTCTTAGTGTAGGTTTTATTAACGGTTCATAAAAAGGTACTACATTTTCTACTATCCAATCACCTTTATAAAAATGTTGTAGAAATACTATAGTTCCATACAACCCAGTCATGTCTGGCATCCTATTTACTTTGTGACGTGTTGCCTTTACCATTCTGGTATGACTTTGACAATTAGGGGGAGAACCAAGCAAAATCAAAATTCTCATGGTTATCCTGAAAATACTTAAACGCATCGTCTGTTATAACTTCATGCTCTGGGTGCATCAACTTATTTGCGTCTGCGATTTTTGGAAACATCTCTACTGATGTGACGTTTACATTTTTCTTTAGTAGGTGTACGTTCGCACCTAGGCCGGCACACCCATTAAAATAGTTAACTGTTTTCATAATCCTATTTGTTTTAAAGCGTTAGGGGTTAGGGTGACATTGTACTTAATAATACATTCCACTGTCTTATAATTATTATACGAAGTCCAACTTAAAAACTGACGCTTAGTTCTAGGAAGTTCTTCCATTGAATGGAATAATACACGCTCTTTTGCTTGTTGATATTGCTCAATATCTTCATTAAATAAACCATGATTGAAATTTCCGTCAGCAGTCACATTCCAATATTTAGAATTATCTTCGTCAGGCTCTTTCAAAACATCTACATCACAAGGAACAAACATCCAAAGTTTTAAAAGTAACTTTAGAAAATTTGCATAGTTGAAAATCCCCATTACCTCTGCCGGTGTCATTTCATACCATTGCTTTTCTTGCTCCAACACGTAGTCGGTCATTGGTATTAACTTGTTGTCTTTCATGGCTCTCCTTTTAATGTGTTTATAATCCAGTCACAGAATCCATCTTGAATTTCTGCAGCTTTATCTGTGCTTAATCCGAGACCTCCTCCAGTTCCTGTTAGTCTACCCCAGGATCTTACCATTAATAGTTTTGAGCCGTCTAGGTAAATCTCTCCTCCTTTGTGTGTGAACTCTCCTTTTATATAGGACTCTTTATCCAGTTCACCATTTAGTAGTTTTACTATCTTAACTTGATTCTCTTTATCATCAAAGGTAAAATCAAGTGCTCTGTTATCATCAGAGTCCCAAACCATACATGGTGCATACTCATCATGTACTAAAGGTAATTTAAAGTACTTTTTAAAGTTTTCTCTTGTTATTAGATTTTCCATAATCATTCTGCCGTTTTACATTTTAGTAATTTTGGTAAGTCAATATCTTCAAATCTGAATGGAGAGTATGCGTCGGATTCAAGATCTACTCTTAGCCTTTTACCTATGGTCTTTTCTCCTGGCTCTCTGTGTGTAGTCAGGATGTAATTATTTTCTATTGCCTTCAGTATATAGAATGCATTTTTATTATCCCGTATAATTCTAGTCAATGCTTCACAAATGTTACCACTACAATCTATATTAAAGCACCCCTTAATATCACTTCTACCTGCTGCTGCTAAAAATCTCTGCATTTGTCCAAGAGAATTATAATGAGTTCCAGTGTACATACTATAGGTGCAAATCACATTATTGGTGTCAAATAACATCTCGGCTGCCTCCCGTCTCTCCAAGCCTCTAAAGTTAGAAATCAATTTAATATTCTCCGTCTTGATAACATCATCATGCAGGTTAAAGTATTCCAATGCGTACTGAACGTAATCAAGGTCTTCCTTTGTTAGATCCTCTCGATCATTATCGATAAAAATAAGTTGCTTTTTCATACCAATTTTTGTTTTAACAAGAGTTTATAAATTGCTTTAATTTCACTAGGGGTAAGATTCCCTTTTAGGGTGTTGATTCTTTTTGTACATGCAATCACATTGCTTTTTATATAGCCTTTATAATTATCAAGTCTGTCTAGGGAAATTGCATTGTCTCCGTGTGTGGTGAAAACCTTTCCAGTTATCTGACACTTCTTTATGTTCATGAGTGCTTTAAACTCATTAAAGCTTAGGTCGAAGTCTACTCCATTTATTTTTGCCCTATCTATTTTTGAGAGGTATCTCTCAGCTACTAACTTGTCCGTCATCATTTTTGTTTTCGTTGTACCAATTAATAAATTCTACTACTGCTGCATAGGCTGCATCGATAAACTCTTCAGCTGTGTGCACCTTAAATCTATTTATTCTTACCATATATAGATCAGTCCCTTTTGTCTTCATTCCAAATGTTCTAAAGTAGGCGTGGTCTCCATTAAGATCACCTACAAATTTGAAGTTGGTGATCTTAATTACTACTTTCATCAAAGAGCTCCATGAGTTATGAAAGTTTAAACTTTCATAATCCTCATCTAATAGTCTGGCAAGAACAGCATAGCTTCCTCCAACAGCTTCTAGGAGAGGTGTAATATGTTCTGATGTGTCCTCTGGATGTACCCAATCTGGATACATATATTCAGATATTAGTTTGTTTGCTTCTTTAATATTCATAGTTTTGATAGTTTATGGGGTAAATTATTGTCAATAATATATTTATCTCTTACTCTTGCAGCTTCTTCAGGAGTGTCAAATGTTCCCAGGTGGGTTTGCCTCTCTTTGTAGTAAATAACCGATCTAAGTTTACCTCCACTAAAGGATATACCAACAAAATCTGTCTTGTTTGTTTTCATTATACGTTGGTTAAGTGTCTGCTCTTCTTTTGTGGCCCATCTACAATTTTCAGGGGTGTAATCCCCGTCATTTTCTTTTCTGTCAAGAGAGTGGGATTTAGAAGGTTTTACCCCCATATCAGACAGGAAGTTTGGAAAAGAGTCTAACCACCTGTCACAGACCTTAATACCCCGGCCTCCGTAGTTATCATAATCTTCTCTATTTTTATTGTAGCAACGCCTCTTCATATTCCCCCACGTCTTGTATAGTGGGTGTTTGGATAAGTTATGTGTAATAGACCTCTCAGCGGTTAATGACCTTTGTACACATCCACAAGATGTTGTACTCCCATTTTTAATACTATCTGTTCTGGCCCTAAACTCTTCTCCACACCTACACAATAGAATTGCGAACCTCTCCTTTCTCTTTGACTTCTCGGTAGGGTATATTCTGCCTAAATCTTTAATAATCTTTAGTCCATTTATTTCTTTTGGCAGAGGTTTGTAGTTTGACATAGTGTTTATTTTTGTCCCATTATACTTTTTAGCTTTTCTACATACCTAGGATCCGTAGCATAACTATGTCCTAAAAACTTAAGATACTCTTCTTCAGTTTTCAAGCCCCTTGTATAACAAGATTGATAGATTACATAATCCAACACACTCATACGCCATGACGCATAGACTGCATGCCCTCTGTTACTTACTCCCAGGTGGGTATAGGGTCTAGATGCTGCACATTTCATCCCCATTAAATTATGGTTATCTTTAAAAACATCCGATGTAAAGTTCTTTGATTCTAGGACAGCCTGCGCAAATATAATATCTGGATATCTTACATTGACCTCCTCCAAGTAAATTTTGAGAGCTTCCACAGAAAAGGTGTCTACAATAATAGTATCTTGACCCACCATATTTGTAGATAAAACAACGACCAATGATAGTGCTTTAAATAGATTTTTCATAGTATTCCTTGTTTTTCCAAAATTAATAATACCTCTCCGGTTCTAATTTCAAATTTCGAGGCTGTGTGTCTTAGATCACAAAACTCCAACCAGTGATCAGCTATCCGTGATTCAACAGGTTTATTAGGTGATGTTCTAATTTCCTTCTTACCTATCTCACGATATGGTTCAACAAGGTCAGCCAAATCCCGCTCTGAAAATTCTTCTACTAAAGAATTTATAGCATCCTGTGTTAGTCTGTCGTCCTTCTTACCCATGACTTTAAATTTAGTTGGTGTTGTCTTTATTTTTCTTGGCTGTTTTATCGTCAAATATTGCGACAAGAAAGCCAAAAATGAGTAATCCTATTAATGCAAATTTCATGTGAATTCTTTTTTAAGGTTAGCTACAAGTTCATCATAGTTTTTAATAATTCCGGTAATAGCCTTTTTAATGTCATCGTCCTTGCAAGTCAAGAACTCATCATCTAGATAATTCTGTAATGTTCTTTGTGAAAATGTAAATCCTGCTCCTTGAAGAATTCTAAATACTTGTTTAGTATGTAAACCTCTCTTCTTAAGTCTGTCGTAAGTTTTTCTAATTAATGCCATCTATTTTATTGTTTCTTATCTTTTTCCAAGCTATGAATATTGCTGTTAATACTAGAAGTATTATAACTGAGTTTGACACGATGTCAACACACGGAGGTGGCCAGCAGTTACCCCCAGGAGGTGCCCAAGGTGGTGGTCCATGTCCTGGAGGAGGCCCGACTTGCATTATTGGTATGTTAATCTTCATGATAATGATTTAAAGGTTATACCAAGTAATAAATGCAACTACCGCTTCATATGTTGATTTCTTCCAGTCCGTCTCATCTATCTTTATATTGATGATAAGAGTGTTTGCTTTGGGGTCTAATACTTCAACTTGGGATCCCATTAAAGATACGCAGTAATAATATTTTTCCTCTTCTGTGCTGGTTACTGTCGGTGTTTTGTCAATCCTCTCAACTACTTCCATTAACCAACTCCATGAATCATGGTAGTATAAAGGTTGGGGATGGATATCCTTTCCAACCTCTTTATATACTCCGTCAATAAGTTCAACCTCTTTTCCCATGAACTCAGCGATCATTTTATGTTCTTCAGTTCTTTTCATCTACTTTCAATTTATAATTATTAAGTTGGTCCACAACTTTCTCCATAAGCCCCTGATGGTAACTCCCATGCGTCATGCCTCATTATTATGTTCAGGGGATACTCCTTCTCCATTGCTAATTGCCTCATTTGTTTATCCATTTCATATGGAGTACCTTTTGCAATTAATTCATCAACAGACTCTTTTCTTTTAATTGTAACACCGAAGGTTTTTTCGTAATTTGAAACATCTTTTGTTCCAGCTGGGTCAATCTTTGCTGCGCTTGCAAATTGGTTGGCATTGCCAAAAATACATTTCATACAACTTACCCTCCCAAATCCAAGGACATATGCAGGATGGGGTCGGACCGACCATCGTTCAATTATTTCCCAAATTTCTCGTTCTGTCCAATCTCTTATAGGCCGGTAATGATCGACATATCTAGGAGTTCTTCCATCCCTGAGATCACTTCTATCTGGTTCTACAATGTTGTATGTCCCTCTTGCCTTACTTTCCTCTCCTCGTTCACCAGTTAGTACCAGAGTTTTTATCCCTTTGAACCTATCTTGATTACGAATGGCGCTTGCACAGATGTCAATCTTAAGGTACGCACTACACCAGCGTGTAGAAAGATCTGCAGTTACTTGTGGAAACTTAAGTCTTGTGTTATTATACCGATCTCCTTTTCGGCTCTCTATGCGAATAATATTGTGATTTTCATCCTCAAAAAGAGTATCACCTGTGGGCTGATTCTCTCGCAACATCTCACGTTTGAACCCTCCTTCCCTCCAGGAGAAATAAATGGGTACATTGAAAGCTTTTGCAAATGCTTTGCAGTAAGGCTTAGTGATAGGCCAGTCCATAAAATTACTTTCTCCAACTTTAAGCTCACCATCAATATCGTGGTGCCAAAGCTCAATCTTGCTTTTTTCTATTCCTAACTCTAATAAGTATAAGAAAAGAGCAATGGAATCTTTTCCTCCGGAGAAACATACAATGAACTTGTCGTAGGATTGAATATCCCCAAGTAGTGCCTTCGCTTGCTCCAATGTCTGAATTACTTTATCTTTTTTACCCATGATAGTGATTATTATAACTGGTCATTGTGTGAGTGGCCTAAGTTGTTTAATTGATCTGCCATATCATTAAAATCCTTTTGGTTGTATCCTGGGCTCTCATCTTGAATTTCCCTTTGTTTGTTGAAGGCTTTCATACCTTCAATCTCGGCTTGCACAGCTAAAACTTGAGCTAGTCTTTTTACATCACACTCATTCATAATTCAATTGTTAGTTTTAAATAAGGGTGCAGCTCAATTTCTTGCATATTGAACTAGGCAATTCCGATCAAAGTTTACACTCACGTCTTCCTATACTGTACCCCCTGTATTTTAATTTAAGTTTTCTTTATTACAATTCTATGAAATAGGGCTACTAGTGATTAAATCATCATACCTTTTCCAACTATGAGTAGGCTCTTGCTGTATCACTAAATCGTTGAGTTCTTTCAAGGCATCATTCAAAAGCTTGATTTGGTTGTCTCGTTCTTTTACAGCATCTTCTGCTGAAAGACTTGACTTCATCCAGTAGTTAGAAGTTTTGTTTGCTTTCTTAAGCTTTTCTTCTGCCTCATCAAATTTGAACTTAAGGCCGTTGTAGGCTCCTTGGTAGTGTCCCTCTTTCTCTTCAAGTTGTTGCTCTGAAAACCCTTTCATGGCCTCTGCTACATCATCCATATGGATATGATTGTTACCAGCATAGATTTTAATACAGTGGTCTTTTAGATATTGCTTTTCTTTTTTCATGATAGTGTTAGTTTTGTATAGTGAATCCTGTAGTATCTTTTCTGGCAGCACCCTTAGCCAATATTCCTATTATTACATTCCTGTTATAAATCATCATAATCCCGTTTTGGCCCCCATCTATAACAGACTTTCCTAAAAATTCTTTTGGGGGTTTATTTGAGAACACAACAGATACATTTATATTATACTCCATCGCTGTTAATACATGCTCTTGATTATCCTCAGCTCTTGAAAACGTAAGGATATAGTTAGGGGAGTCTTTGTATTTTACAGCCATGTGAATACTTTTTGTAAAATCAAAGAACACAGCTTTACCGTGAAGGTCTTCAATCTCCAATCCAGCATACACTTTTAAAGCCTTAGCATGGTCGATATCACTCGTACCATTTAGCCTAAAAGCAATCATTTGATTCTTACGTTGGTAATAAGCAACTTTACTAAGTATCTCTTTTGCCAATTGCATGTAAAACTGTCTGCGATTCTTCACTAAAAGTTCAGTCCTTCTTGCTCTTGCTTCCTTTACAATATCTAATCCGCCACTTCCTGCTGTATGAATACAAGATACCAGACAACCTTTCGATGCAAATGGACATAGATTTATACCTTTACTATTTTGCTCGGCAGGATTGAGATACAATATCCATGTACTCAAACTATTCTTTGATTTTGCTTTAGTGAGGAATTTCATAATAACAAATGTAATGTAAATTTAAATCTCCTGCAAGTTTTTGCAAGGTTATTTCAGTTCTGTAATAATTAAAATTTAAATTCTTTTAACCCTTCCACACCTTGTTCTATTTCTAGACTCTCATTTCTATCGGGCTCGTAATATATGCCTAACCCAGAAAGCACTTGTTGTAGCTCGAAATCAGGTTCCTCGTTCTCTTCATCATAGTACCCTGAAAATGCTCTATTACTTCTGAATAAGTAATAAGTTATCCCATGTTTATGAGTGTGCATTAAAATATAATTCTTCATGATAGTGATTTTAGTTTTTTACCCCACTCAGATTCTCCAAACGGAAGTGTGTCATATAACCATTCCGGCATACTCACAGTTACCTCTTTCAAACTCATAGCTATTTCCTTAACTTCTATGATTTCCACCTGTGATTTTGGTAGGCTTATCATACTATTGAGAAAGTCTCCTTTGTAAGTCCTTGGTGAAGAAGAGAGGAATATGTGGGCTTTACTAGAGGGTTGGTACCTAGCTCTTATCGTTATTGTTTTCATTGTGCCATTTTATAAATTCAACTACCGCTTCGAACGCTTGGCTTATGTCATCAGTCCAAATAGCATCTTCTATCGTTTGGACAACTGATTCATATTGGTCGGCTGCACCGTCCAATATCCTACATTCAAAGTTCATTGCTGCTATTACTGGCATTAGGCAACTCCAAGACTCATCATACCTATTTGGTGTGTGGCCTTTAACTAGTAGGTCATTAATAATATTAAGTCTGTCTGATTCATGCTCTTCAAATTCAGCCATGAATAAGTCAATAATCTTGTTACTCTCTTCAGCAGTTTCCATACCTATGTTTTTAATTTATTGGATTACTATAATCCCATTCAACCTTAAATTCTGTTTCACAGCCAACACATTTATGAATTGACTCTTCATGTGAATCGTCTTCACCAGGCAGCCATTTGATTATAGGTAATACATTTAACCTCTTTCGGGGGTCGTCCACCCCCCCCCCCAATTGCTCCCACATATCACATTCTGGACAATCTATATGTATATTGTGTTCATCGCTCTGTACCTTGATTGTTTTCATGATAGTGATTTAAAGTTTTACAAAATCTCTCATTACTTCTAGTGATATAAACACATCAAAGCTCATGCTTTTGTCCAAAACTTTTAGACAACCTTTGAGCGAGTCAAAAACATCCCCTTCGTCATCATTTTGGTTTGCAAATCTGACTTGGAATTGTCTTGGAAAACTGTCTCGGTGTATTACATCGAATGTGTATCTATTTTTCATGGTCTTAATTTTAATGGTGCCTTAACAGGCTTGGCAGAAATCCCCCAGTTTATTAGGGGATTTCCGTACTTTCTATATAATCGCCTCTGATTCCTACTGTTAGGTGGGCGATTCCTTTTTATCCCCGTGTTGGGGTTCTTCATAGCGACCAGTTATTTGTGACTACATACCTGCTGGTTTTCTATTCTCACTCTTTGGGAGAATGTACTTCAGGCGCACTCTTTGTCAATGGATGAGGTTCTTTATCGTTGTAAATAGAAAGGAGCCAATTACCAAAGCTTCTGTATGGCTTCGGATCTAGACTCACATATGTTTCTAATAATATTACTTCGATAACTAGAATCTCTAAAAACATTGCAATAAGGATTATATAATATATCCGCATAATGTTAGATTTAGTTAATAAAAGTGACCAGTTACTTGCAAAGGCTACCTGCTGGTTTTCTCTTTCTATTCGAGTGTCTCAGGCATTCAGTATAATAATGGAGGCACCTCCTTATCTTCGTACCATGACTGTTTCCTTCTTACTACACAGGTTAGTACTAGTAAGAAGGCTGCCACAGAGCTGACTAATATCAGCATGAAATAAGATAGGATACCCATTATCAATAAATAGATTATAATGAGTATTCTTTTCATAACTTTTATATGGTTAATTAGTAAGTTATTATTAATTCTGAACCGGATGTGGGGCATTGTATAGTAATAGTACCTTCATTTTCAACTATAGTAGCAAGTCTATTATAGGTATTAACACACGCCACAGTTGATAATGAAAAATCCTTTGGTTTTAAATTCTCCAATAGGCTGTTCCAAGTTATGGCTTTGAAAAGTTGTCTGCTTTCCTCTGGAATGCTGTCTTTCATTTTCAATTCTAAATTATAGATTGGTGTATTCATAATATTGAGTTTTAAGTAAAATGGAGAGGCTTACGTTTCCTGCTCTTCCTTTTTGTTTGGTCGTAGAACATTTTTGTGCCTACTTTTTAGTTTGCAAGTTTAAATAATTATTTCTTCATGCTCCCTCCTTTTTGTGGCTTAACAGCCTTTAGTCACAAACCCGTAATGAAACGAAATGATAGTGATTCGTTTTATTGCTATTAAAAGATGACCTCATGTATATGAATTTCGGCCCCTAAATATTCTTTTAATTTATTTATATTTGAGCCTGCTTTACCAATTAATAGCCCAGGTCTTCTAAGATAGACATTCAACGTATTGTTGTCCTCATCATACTCTAACTTGGTAACACCCATTCTGTATGAATCACAATTGGATATGGGGTCTATGCCATACGATCCGTCAATAGCCGTTATAAACCTTTTTTTCTTTTGTTAGAATATCGTCTTTTAGACTCTCGACTATTTTTTCATTTACCTTATGTGGAGGTACTTCGCTCCATTCATGTTGCCATCCTTTGTCCTTAATAAATTTTTCAATTGGTTTAAAATCTATAGATTGGACTGACACTCCACCGGTTGTTGGATTAGCATAGTCATGGATATCGTTATTATTTACAAATTTTATTACATCACAAGCTTGGTTGTATGTTAATAGTTTTATATATCTTATTTCCATAATTCAAATATTATCTTCAATGATGTATTCTTCCAACTGCTCTAGCTGAATAGTATCGTTATTGATAATTACACCGTGTTCTTGGTCAATATCAATGTAGTAATTATATTGATGAGGTTCTGTGAGAATTGAAAATCCTACTGCTGTCCCACTTAATACTATAGCCACAATTGCAAACGCCAGTAGGATTTTCAATTTTTCCTCTTTCAGCTTAACTAGTTCTACTATAAATTCTGTCATGATAGTGATTATTGATGACGGCAATATTGCCTTATTTTTCTAACTGCTCTATTAAATATTTAAGAGACTCCGGTGTTGTTGCTTTTAAGAGGTACTCTCTATGCTCTTCATCTTCGAAGTCGAATCCAAATTCCTTTGCAGCCTCAAACGCTTCAGTTGTTAGTCGTTCCGCTATTTCTTCCTCATCTAAGATGTGTTCCATCTCTGTGAATGCAAGGAGGTTTAAGGTGTGGATCCTCAGCTCTAATTTGTTGGGGAATGTTTTCATATTATTTGTTTTCGTTGTACCATTTGATAAATTCTATCACCCCTTCATATACATTGCCTATGGATACGTTAATCAAGCCATACTCAATATCCTTTATTATTTCTAGGGTGTTTTCGTCAGAAGATTTACCAACTTCACTTACTACTGGCATTAACCAATCCCATGATGAATGAAATTTCAGTTCACTGGATTTGTAATCTAAATTATTTCTAGTATAAAATAGAGGTGAACTACCTCTTGGATCTTGAGCGAACCCTAATTTAATAAACTTCGCAATCAATTTATTATTCTCAGCAGTGTTTTTCATGATAGTGCTTATTTAATAAGGTATATTTCTCCGTCATCAGTGAAGTCATAATCATTCGCTTTGATTGATTCGATTATAGCCTCTTCACTCATTAGATATTCAGATTCTTTTTGTAGTATATTAGCGTACTCACTTAACAAATCGTTCTCAAACTCCTTTTCTAGTTCATCGGCTTTTTCGTCAAATTCTTGTTCGTTTTCTTCTGTTACCTCATCAGTTTTCACACCATCTGAAAATTCAGATACTAAGTTATCCCATCGAGAACGAAAACCTATTGCAAGGGCTGTAGTCTGACATTTTTCTCCGTGGTTCTCCAATATTAAATTAGATGTTTCATTCCCTGAGTACATAATACCGCCAGAACAATGTCTATTTCTGTCAAGCTCAAAACTCTCTATCTCTAGACCGATTGTTTTAGCATCTTCATAGGTAGTCCCCCACCAAGCATAGTCTACATTTATGCCATACAGCTTTTCAATAGCTAACTGTTGTATCCTTTTTGAAAGTTCATCGAACTTATAAACTGTTATTTTAATGGTTTTCATAACTCAAATTTTTAAAGGTTGGTTTCTTTGTAAGATTCTATAACAAACTCCAATGCCGTTTCTTCTTTATGCTCCACGGCTTCTTTTAAATCCTTCTCACCCATTCCGTAGAAGAAAATTAAATCGTCTGTATCTTCGTCGACATCATCAAATTCTTTGACTATTAAGCCTTCAAACTCGGTTTTGTCATCTTTCCAATGTCCTGATATTTCAAAGTATTTGCTCATGATAGTGATTATTAATGGTTCAACCCCCACCTAAGTGGGACGCTTTGAGCTTAATGAAGTTTTGAGTCGCTCAAACGACTGTTATTGTATCTCACTTAACAATTCAATTTCTGAGTCATTCCACAGCATCGCAACATTATTGTATTCGTTTACAACTGCTTTGTATATCTTTTCAGCCTTTCTACTGTCTTCATCATATCCAAACTCACTACAAAAGTCTTCAAACGTTTCTGGATCATACTTAGTTAAACAAGTGAGTACGTCATACTCAGTCGGTGTAATTTGCAAGAACTCACCAGCTGTTTCAACTTCTTTGTTTAATTCTCTTTTAATTGCATTTTGAATGCATTGGGTAAAAGCACCAGATCCGAGATTTCCTCCGTCTTTTTTTGCGTTCATTAGATTACGACTAATTTCACCTTTATTAAACTTTTCAAGTAATTTTTCATTCCTATTACTTATTTTTCTGTAGTATTCTGTTTCTAAATCAGAAGCTAATTCCTGAAAACGGACATCACTAAGATTAAACCCCTCCTCTTTTTTAAGCTTAAAGGAATGACCACATGAAGAAGAAGCTGTCTCTAGCCCCGCATAAACATTTATAGTCTCCAATATATCCCTTTGTGGTCCCATTTCTTTTTTAAAGCTGTCCTCTATACTTTGCCCAAAATCAAAACAAAACTCACCTTCTTTATTTGAAAGTGTTATCTTGTAAATAGCTCTTTTTTCTTTGTCACCTTCGAAATGAAGACCGTGTTCTAAATATTCTGCCTTAAACGTTGTGTTCGTAGTTTCTAAAAAACTTTTTGCTTGTTCTAAATACTCCATTGTAATAGTTTTAGTAATAATTAATTTTACTTATGTCTTAATTCCGTAGCCATTTCACAAAGGGTGGCGAAGTCCATTCTATCAGTAATTGGGTTCATTCCAGCATCTTCGTATTCTTCTTGTTTGTTGCTCAAATCATTAGCGTAGAAGCCAAAGTCAACACAATTTTGAGCTGCGTCACTCCAGTTACCATTTACCATATTTTCACATATAGTTTCAAATTGTTCGTCTGTTCTGTACCCATTCATAGTAGTAAGTTTTTAATGATAGTGATTATTAGTTTATGAATGTCCTTTAAAGTCTGGCTCTTGATTTAATCTTAAATCAAAAGGTTCTGTGTTAAGGTAGTAGCTACAAGTATATCCAACTGTTTCAAGTCTTGTTATAAGATTTGCACAGTCTTCATAAGTATCTTCGACCTCTCCAAACTCCATCAAAACATCTTGCACATTATGTGGAAGTAGTTCGTAGTGTTCAAACAAATTAATTGATTGCTCATCTCCCTCTATGTAAACAATCTCTTTATCATTGTCTACCCATACATGTCCGTGAAACTCAAACAGTTTACAAATCTCTGTAAGCTTATCGCCATTAGGTAAACCCCTGTCCCAAAATCCTGCACCATGTCCACCACGAGTAAGCCATAAATCATGACCTATCTGTTCGTCTGTCCACTCTTCTGTAAGCAGTGCCGATGCTGCACCTAAGAAACATTGTACTTGTAATGTGGCGTCCTCTATTGCCTTCCTGTCCATGTTACACTTAACTGACATATTATCAATCTCATTTGTCCAAAGGGCAGCCACTAGATAATGTTCTACTATTGTTGCTATATTTCTCATAACATCTCTGTTTTAAAGATTCATACTTAATGTACCCGATTCAATTTTTCGTATCTCCATAATGACAATCTCTTTTACACACTCTCTTATTTCAGGTATGTACAAACAGAAGTCTAGGTCATATTTGTCGATGTCCTTATCAGTAAGTTCTCCAAACCCCATATCAAAACATTCGAGGTCTATAAACCAACTATCTGTCATTGGATAGAGGTCCCCTACAATTTCGTCTATGTCTTTGAAGCTGTTGTAGCACTCATCTATAAACTTTCTTATTCTTGTTCTAATAGCTAATACATGAGATTTAACAATCAAATCCTCTATCCTTTTATTTAACACTCTGTTATGGTAAAGGTCCATATAGCTCTTACCTTTACGGTCATACTTCCCCTGTTTAAGGAGTGCACTATTTAAGATTCTGCCTTTCCTGTTCATAACTGTTGGTTTTGATTTATAAATATTTAAGGTTGACAATACTCTAAGTAAATACGATCCAACTGTGTGACCCTATTTTCATTGTTCCATTCAACAAACGCCCCAACATCCCTGTGGTCATTTTCAGACTCTTCGCACCTATTAAAATCGTCCCAACTTTCTGAAACTTCGTTGCTGTGAGAAATGCCTTTAAGTTGGCATTCTTTCTCGTTCCTGACTTTAACAGTTCCAAGTATTTCTTCGCTCTCCGCATCGTGTAATTGATAGTACATAGTATATGAGTTTAATGGTGGCATAACGCCCTGGACACTAACAACTGAGTGAACTGATGATAGTGTTATGATATTACTTGTAAGATTTCATTAAGTCAATGGAGTCATCAAGATAATTATATGCGTAGGAATAATTACTTTCTATACTTAGATCTGTCTTTGACTCCCACTTTTTATAAGAATCAACTCTTTTATTCAGCTTTATTTTTTGGACACTGGATAACTTAGCATAGTAGGAAAGATTATTAAATGTATCTTTCAACTCCTGTAAACAAATTCTATTTTCATCCAATCTGTCTGAAATAAGAGTTGCATCAATTAATTTGATACTGGGTTTATAGGAATAGTTTTCAGTTGCTACATAACTTGTATCTACTTCATACACACCTTGTGAGTGACAGATTCCTACGGTAAAAATAACTGCAATAACTAATAATAAATTTCTCATTTGTTTTTTGGTTTTAGTTGGCATAACGCCTGTTAGTCGCAATCGGTGGATTCGAACCACCCAAATAGCTTATTACTATTTGCAACCGTGACTGCGAATTTCTCTATGAATAAAACCACCAACCGCTGTATTGAAGTCCTTCTTCTTCGTCTTCTTCTGGCACTATATCTTTACCAAACCTTACTGTTGTGTTTAACTCCCCTTGGTTGTTTCCTCCCTTTAACATTTCAAAAATTCTACTTTCTACATCTTCTTTCAATGCCTCTTTATGTGCTTCAGGTATTTCAACTCCTGCGTCACAAGACCAGCTGTAACTAATATCTACTTTAATTCCCATCGTATTAATTTTTCGGGGCGAATAAGACTTACCCTGATTAACTCCTATATCCTACTCTAGTCTATAAGTAACTAATTAAATATTTGCAATTATAATTCCCAATATTATAAGGGCTACTACTACCAATCCCCTTTCTAAATTATTCACTGGTCTAAAGATATGTTTGAGTAGGTCTCGCATGATAGTGCTTATTTAGTATTCTTAATAATATGTTCATCTAACCATTTAAGCCTGGGCTCCTTTCCCCCACCCTCCAACAAAATTGGTCTGGTTCATCTGCTGGCTCATTATTGTAGCGAAATATTCTTCCTGGTAGATTTTCCCTGAAGTAGTCATCTACTATAAAAGACTCATTTAGTGAGATTTCAGACCTCCACGTTAAATCACGCAATTCTTTACATAGTCCGTATTTAAAGTGATCCAAGATAATTACTCCTCTGACTACTTCTAATAATTCTTTAATATCTCTCATAACAATAATATTTAATGATGGCTAATAGCCGTTGAACTCAACAACTAGACGAATAGATTTTGAGTTGTTAAAACGTAGGGTTATAGTCCCCCATCGACTTAAATGTGGCGTAACGCCTTTGCCCAAATTTGTAATTGAATACCACGTCTTAAGCGAATGGGGAACTATTAATTCAATCCAGCAAGAATTTCTGTGTTCGTAAAGACAATAAAATGCCCTCTTAAGATAACTCCCTTGTTATACTTTAAAGGGAAGCTTAAAAATATTTGTATATCTAACATAATAAAAGTTTTAACAAATTTAGCGGCAAGTAAGATCCATCCTTGATTAAACCAAAGTTCATTCTTTACCTATAAGACATACTTATACTAATAGGTAAACACTAACTAAATCGTATGGGTTTATACACTCTTATATTGCCATTTAAAATAAGAATGTGATTTGATTATTTTTATTTGTTTTAAATTCCTGACTAAAAACCTTAGTAACAATATTACCATTATACAAGCGATTAATATAGTCTTATACATTTTAAAACATTACTATTTTAACGGTAATTTGGGGGTTTTACGTTACCACTTAAGCATTTACACGTAAAACCCCACTAATACACAACTATGCAGATAATAATTCATTATTCCCCACTATAACACCGCCTTGAGCGTCTACTTTCGACTTCATAGCAGCCTTTTTGTTACATTTTACCAAAACTCCGAACCCATCCCATGCACTAAACAATGTTTTACCCTCTGGTAGCAATCCTTTGAACGTTTTGAAGCTAGGGAACTTAGAACCACCCAATAAAGATCCCTTTTTAGTTTTATTCAAAGCGTCCATTACTTTATATACACGACTTGCACTCTTACAGTCAATTTTTTCCTCAGCATTGGCTAATATCTTAGTTTCATTAAGGTTTAGCCCCTCTTTCTTAGACCTTTCTTTTAAATTAGCTATTCTAAGCTCTAATTTTTGTTGCCCAGTTAATTTATTTTCGTTCGATGCACTATTTTTAGAATTTTTCATAACAATTATATTAATTTGTAAAATTTTCTTTGTTCAACCCTATACGGATTTTGACACTTTGCCAAATATTATTCTGTCTAACGACTTAGGGCTTTATTAAACATGACGTTCAATAAAGCTTTGTAGTTTTGCTTTCAATCCTTTAGCACCACTACAAGGGCACAGATTATATAATTTTGTTGCGTATAGTCTTCTCTATACGTCTAATGAAGGGAATTCAACCCCTGGCTACCTATCAGTTCTTTATTATCAAACCTTGGACATTACGCCACACTTAACCAAACCCCCAACTTTCAAGCCTTACGACTCTTAATTGACCTTTCAAGGAATAGAACCACCGTATAAAGAAAGGCATTAATATAATAACTTACATTTCGTAAGTTCGTCAAACTTAAATGAGCGTTGCACCCATATTAATAAAGCTTAAAGTATTAATGTTAATCCCGTCACTACTTAAGTGATTAATCGGTATGTCAATGAACTAATGTTATTAAAGCCACCTTTGTAACTCTTAACAAATATAAGGAAAATAAATAAGAACTGCAAATAATTTGCAAGTTATTATTAAAAAAATATTGTTATCCCTATGTCAATTTTACTAAATGGTTACCTTTGTAACGCTTATGTAAATATAATTCTTTTAATTCAATAAACCTAATTAAAACGGTATAGAATTAAAATAATCTTTTAATATTTTTACCCTCAACACTGTAAAGCTTTGTCGATTTCCAAACCATTAATTTCACGTCCTCACAATGGGGACGACTGGTCTATTGTGTCCTAGTATGCTATTTGCTTATTGGGTAAAAATATAAAAAGAACTTAGTAAATGTTAATAGGGACGTTCCCCTCATTCGCTTATGCTAATATACAACAATTAGTTGGATAAACAATATAAAAACGCAATTAAATTAAATTTAATATATTATTATAGTATATATGTACATAAATAGTAGGTAGTTTTATAGTTATGTGTGTGTAGTAGATAGGTTAGTATTCAGATACTTTATGGGTAGTATATAGATATTAAGAGAGTATAAAATATAAATACTAAAATAGGTGGTTCCGTTTTGTAGGATGAAATTTTGAAAAGTTGGTTTTTCAAATGTATAGGGGGTTGGGGCAAAACTCTAATAGGGTGGGGGAGTTTGGGTGTAGGTGGTACTAAACATATAAAAATTCACCCAATCTCACTTTCATACTTGCTAATTATTTGCATATAATTTATACAGCCCAATAGTAGTAAGGGTTACAGACATATATCTCCCCAACATATAAACTGTCCAAACAGCATAGAAACAGCCCAATTTCTTATTTTTACACGGGATATTTGTAAAATAAATAAGAGTGCTTAAAAATAATCCTTATATTTACATTATGGAAGAATGGGATTTTGTACCAAAGCTAGATAATGTATACCTAGTAAGTACTTTAGGTAGGATTAAGAATATATCTACTGGGAGATATTTAGTTGGAAGAGTACATAAGGATGGGTATAAAACAGTTGATACCCATAAGGGATATATGTTTATCCATAATATGGTTACAAACACGTTTCTCCCACATAGGTCTCATCCAGATGGTAGACGGTATGTTACCGATCATATAAATAAAATTAAGGAAGACAACAGATTAGTGAATTCCCAAATTATATCCCACAGACTCAATAGGCTGAAGGATACTGATAGATTCAAAGATGGTACTTATTGCATTGAGAAAAGAGGGAGTAGATATACTCTACGCATAAAAAATGTAATACGAGAAGTGTTTGATACTTTACAGCAGGCCCAGGACAGAAGAACCGAAGTAGAGATTGAAATGGGTGATTACTTCATGTCATATTGAAGTAGTAAACACATATTGCATAATAGCCCATACTAGTTTATTATGCAATATGTGTTTACTAAGGGTCACATTCGGATATTTACGAACCATTGCGTATCACTTAGGATAGGTTGGATCTGGCCAACCTGATAAGTATGATAATAGATAATCTAATTGGATTGTTGTTAGGGTGGGGACTGCCCAGCCGATCCTTGTAATAGAATAAGAGTAGTTTTATTTAATTTTGTCACAGAGTTAGGGCAACCCAAAAGATTAGCTCTTTTGTCAATAGTCTTTACTCCCAAACCGGAGATGCCTAAAATCTTCAATAGAGGAGCTGTAATTTATACCCACCTCTTGATAAGAGTTTCTTGTATGGGTCATTGTTAGTTCCCCTATATCCTCCACCATAAATATTTGATCTCCCCCAATTTGTTTTTCCCTGCACCTGTCAATTTCCTTACATAGTCGAATATAGTTATGCTTATTAACTTCCTCCTTCTCCAGGTTCTTACTGTTTAAATAGACTATGTACAACTCGTGGGTTGAGTTCTCAATCAGCCATTTTACATGTTCTGTAAAAGTTGGGATGAATATTCTATTATTATAGATTCTTATCATAAGATTTTTTATAAAAGTATAACATATTTAAACCTAACCTAATTAAAAGATGATAACTTGCTACCATAGTGTCTATACAGACAATATTTAGCCCATTCTGGCTATTAGGGTAGCTCTTTAGACAATATGTGGTCTGTTTATACGTGGATTGGGAGAAGGTCTCCTGACGAGCCTAATTTTAATCCCTATTGATTTTCTGTATACCGATGGTACATCCAAACATCTCGAGGGTTTGTAAAAGGCTTTTAAGACTGAGATTTGATTTACCTTGTTCAATTTTACGGACAACCGTTAAGGCTATGCCTGTCATATCTGCAAACCTCTCTTGAGAGAGTCCGGTTAATTTCCTTCTCTCCTTAACAAATTTCCCGATCACTTCCATCTCCCTACCTCTATCGCTCCCCATCAATTTCTCAAGGGACCTGCTTATGGTAATTGGGGATACCAGACAATCGTTAAGAAGTAAATCTCCATTCTCCACACTCTTTCTAATCCAATATCTTTCTCTACTATCTAGGTCATCAACACTACTCAGGTTTTCTAATATTTGAATCTTTGGGGCATGTGCCAGTTCTTTTAACTCTCCTACCCAAGCTTTTACTTTATCAGAATGACTTTTACTCAGATGTTGTAGTGGCTTGGTCATCCCCTGTATTGTTTTACCAATGTAGTGTATCTCATCAGTGATGGGGCATTTTAATGCGTATATTAATCTTTTACTTTTCATAGTTTACTTTACAAAAATCCCCCAAACATTATGTAAGGAGAATCTTATAATATCTGCATAACGTGATTATGCAGGCCCACAACAGATACCAGTTACTTACTAGACTTTTTGACCATAGCAAGGATATCTTTAAAATCCTCAATAGCTTCTTGGCTATGCACATGCTTCTCTTGAAATGAGACCAATAGATCATACAAACCTAGATTTTTAATAATGGCATGCTTAATCTTCTTAATTGCTTTTTGGAAAAAATTATCCCGTTTTAAAACATCTGTGATGGCGGAGTTAGTAATTACTTTATCTTGATTGTTTTTATCCTTGGCTACAAATTCCACACTGTTACCGACCCGAACAGGGCGGATCTTCTCTTTTACCCTTGCTGGAACCTTGTCTATATACGATGTGTCATTTGCTCCAATATCTTCGATATCCCACTGGTCGAATGCCTCAGCCACTTTGGAGCTGTGGTAGGCCACATCAAATGATCTTGGGACTTCCCTATCTCTGTCCAACGGGAGATAGTTAGGTGGGATGTCGTAGGATTGGGTGAAATTCTTTAAGTTGCATACAAACAGTCCTCCTGAATAAATATTTCCCTTCTCCTTATTGACCACACTTCCATGACCAGGAAGTGTAAATAGGTAATCATCCTCCCCTATAATACCCTGGTGAAAATCCAAGAAGTCAGATTTAGGGCACTCAAATTCTAAAGTGAACTTATGCTCTTCTTCGTGGTGGGTATATTGTACCCCAAAACACTTTCCAATACTCCCGGAATCGTAGAAACAGGGCTCAATAATGTATTTGTCAGTCGTTATCCTTATCCCATCCCCTTGTCTGAGCAGAATAAGGAAAGCCATCTTTAATCCTTCTCCGTGTTTTCCAATGGCACTTGAATTCCCGTTTTTATTTGAATTGCCTATCCTCAGGAATTCTAAATTCTCCGGATTGTATTCACTAGACAATTTGACTAACACTCTATCAGGCGTCCCTGATTCAGTCAAGTTAATCATCTCTTCATTATATTGACCAAAGTCTAGAAAGTTTTGGTATATCTCTCTTAACGCTTGCTTCGTACCCATTTTGGGAGATATTCTGATCCAAAACCGTAATGTATTAATTCTTTGTTTTCCATATAGAACTTAATTTTGTTTAAAAATCCCCAAAACGTTATGTAATGGGGATTGGTGAATTATCTGCTGTAGAGCAGATACTAATGATTATCTGTATTTAATCAGATAACTCTACACTTATTTCAAATGTTTCTCCACCAGGAGAGGTGAATGTGATGGAGGAAGTTGTTTCAAACATTTCTGGATTTGGGTTTGGTTGTTTGATAGACATTGAAAAATCAGCTCCTTCATCCAAGATGGCTATTTCCATTTTCTCTCCGTTGTTAAACTTACATACTACTTTTGCTGTTTGTTTTTTATTACTCATAGTTTTTATTTGGTTTTAAATTAATCTCTTATTGGAACAAGTGGGACTGTCTGGCCCTTTAGTTTGTGGTGGCAGTCAGGAAGAAACTCCCAGTTGCCGTCCCGGATGTAACTGTGGCAGGTACTCTTTGTTCCTCGCTCAACATGTAAACTGGGACTGAATGTAGGTTTTACCAGATTCCCGTTGAACTTCCATTTTGCTCCAGTAGTTGGATTTGGGCTATACACCCATATTCCATGATATCTCTCACATCCGGGGCACCATACAGAATAACCTATTCTTTTACCGAGGCTGTCTTCAAATCCAAATATTACTTCCTTGCTCATATTCCTATTTGTTTGAGGATACGTTTAAGTTCGGATTTATTCTTGATAATGAATTCCATTAGCTGGATGGTAGTGCCATACTCACCGTAGATATCTATAGTAATTTTTACTATATTTGAATCCATTAAGTCTATGTAGTAATTTGAACCTGTATTAAATCCTTCTTCCTTGTTCTTGTAGAATTTATGTAGTAAATTATGTGTGAATGGAGATTTTTCAGTTTCAATGCACTCCCACCCCAAACTCTCTATATCTTCTCTGTCGAGGCGTTTAACTCGATATTCCCCTTTATTTAAAACACCCCTCTCGGTAAACGTTTGAGTTATCCAAGCATAGAAAGTCCTAAGTCCATCTTTTTGTTTTAACTCGCCATGCTCAACACATCGGTCATCATTATAAAAGGGGTGTTTCGTTATGGTTGCCGTCACCAACCATAGAATATGTCTATATTCGTACTCAAGTCCTACATGGAATTCTTCTTCCTCCGGTGTGTAATATTTATTTTCCATTATTGTTGGAGATCTTTTAAACGTTCTAATAAAATGATATGTTTCTTACTCAGTTTATCTTTTCTGACTTTGTAGGCCGAGTAGTCTAATGACTTACTCATCCCACGTGTTCCACACACAAGGTCGATATCCAATTGGGTGTACTGGTTTGACAGTCTCCAAAGTAGAAACTCTATCCACAATCTTCTCAATTTCATCTTGTTTTTATTCCGGTTAAAAATTTATATAATTCAAAATCCCATTTGGCATCATCCAATGCGTTATGTTCGTTTTGTTGTCTGGGATAATCTAAATGGTCGCTCATCTTATTTAAAAATACTCCAGAATGTTTTATTGCCTGTTCCTTAGAGTTACCATAGTAAGACTTTTTCTTCTCTTCATAGACCTCATCAGAAATCTGTTTCAGGTCTTTGCAATACATCGGGAAACCGTCCGGAAGATCAATCATCCTACCAAATAGCCAGCAAAATACCACCCAGTCATAGTCAGCGTAATAAGCATAGAATTCAATAGGGGTGTTGTCATATTCGTTTATCGGAGGATCAACTAACAATACTTTTCCTGTTAATCTGGGCTCCGTGAATTTAATTATCTCTTCAGCTATTTCTTTGTTTGATTTACCGTATTTTTTCAGTAACCTTTTTAAATATCTATAGCTCATCCCTTTTATTGATGTATCAATAGTCTCCCATTCCCACTCCATAATGGGGGTGCCAAACATATCAATGTGCTCTAGGTTCATTAAATCTTTCAATACTGGCAACAGCACATTCTCTCTAAGCCAATATTCTTTAATTGTGATGAAATTAGTATCACTAACTCTTTGTGATTTTGGTTGCCAGCTATTCCAAGCATCCTTTAGGTTAAAGTCTTTTGAGATGGCATAGTATTCACGTCCATCTTCAGACACCATTCCAATAGAAATGAGATCTATAGTATTAATTGCTTTTCCGAATAGCCTTTTCTTAGGATATTCATGGAACTCTGTATCCAGGAAATAACGACTCATAGTTTTTCTATTTTATGTTTATAAATATTTATTTTTCTTGTTACTGCATTTACAATAGTGGAAACCCTTACCTTTTCGTATCCTGTAGTTTTAAAATATTGGACCAGCTCAGCGTAAGTCCCTGTCATTGAAAATCCACCTCTACTTATTTTAAGTAGATCTTTACCTAATCTATTATTGACGAGCCGTTACAGGTTGGGCATGGAACTGAGCCCCCATTTATTATACTCTCCCTCCCTGACCCACAACAAATTGGACATTTTTGGTAACTCATAGTTTCGTGTTTTTTATAGTACAATATATTTTGGATCAACATACTCTGTTAAAACAACATTGTTTTCGCTGATAAAAATCTCAACCCCGTCTTTGTGCATTTGTACTGCATCTATCTTCAAGGTTAGTGGAGCTCCATGTCTACTACCCACAGTAGTGGCTGTCTCCCTATCATGAGATAAATGTACATGTGTACGATTCAACTTTTCAATACCGCCCCGTAGGATAGGGCTAATATTTTTTGTTGCAGTCCCATGATACAAAGGTCCCGTTGGGAGAAACTTATCATACTTTATTTTTACAAAGGGGAGGCTGTGACCTTGATTTGCTCGTACCATTCCCCTGTTTGAGTAAAATGAAAATCTGCCATTATTATCGTTTGAAACAATATAATCTAGGTCATCTTGATTTATCTTTAATGACTTCTTAAGTTGGGATACCGGAACCCATCCTTGGTTTGACATATCCAGTTGTCCTTGTTTTGGGTTGTGTCGTAGAAGGTAGGTCATTATCCTACCAATTCTATTCAACTTTTTCTTAGATTCCATTTGGTCCTTAATTAGAATTATATTACCAAATGATGCCTTTTCCATTGTATTGGACATACGACATATCTGGAGCTGCAACTCTTATCGCCTTTCCATTACTGCTGATTATAATGTATACCAAGTTACCTGTACTATTCTCAGCTAGTAAGACTAAAGATTCCCCTACCTCGGCTTCGTTTTTTAACGAGTACTTAGCAGTAATTGTTGAACCGCCCTCAAAGAAATGTTCCATTGTTAAAACATTTGAAGATGTATCAAGGCGTGGAGCCAACATTATTAAATCCTTGTGGACTATAGTATCTCCAGACTCAATAATAACATCCATATTCACTTGTCCAAATGATATAGACCCAATAAGTACCAGAAGTATTGTAACAAATTTTTTCATATCTCTTAAGTTTTAGTTTAAACGTTTTTACTTTATATTACTTTCTCCCACATTTCAAATGTGTAATCATGCTCATTTCCATCATCTGCTGAAAACTTTGATGATGATGATACTAATTCGAATCCAAATTCTGTTGGGTTGATTGCTTCTTCAAGGAAGACATCTGCGTCTGGGAACTCCTTATGTATCATAGTAATTGACAGACGATCGCACATTCTAATTGCTTCTTCGTAGATTCGTTCCCCACCCATGAACCATAATTCGGTAGTATTGACCTCTTTCGCTCTGTCAATTGCCCCTTCTATCGAGGCTACTACGATTGCACCCTCAATATTTTTAAGTGTTGTAGAAACAACGATATTAATCCTATTCGGCAGTGGTCTATACTTCTCAGGGATAGACTCCCAGGTGTTTCTCCCCATCACAACAGTTGCACCATTAGTCAATGTTTTGAACATTGCCATATCAGCACGCTGCTTCTTCCATAGGAGATCATTATCTTTTCCAATTTCCCCATTGATTCCGGTTGCCACTATTAAGTTCGTTCTCATATCCCCTCTTTTTTGTTTAATCTTTTTCTATTCTTATCGATATATGTCTTTACAACATCGGATGTCATAACGTGATCCCTGAGATGTTGAAGTATCTTGCTATCGACCTCCAGCCTAGTTATTCGCCCCTCCTCTTCCCGGATCACTATCATTTCTTCCTCTGTTGGTATATTAAACATACGGCGAATGTAAAACATTAAATCCGGAAAAACAAGAAAACAGTAACTTTATTTCTATTACATACGGAAAAGCCCCGGGATAATCCGAGGCTTCATCTATTAGTTTAATCTTTCTTTGAGGATGAATTGATAATCCCCCATTGCCTCAAGTTGGCGTTCAAGGATTTCAAACTGATCTTCGGGGACTTTATCTCCCTTCAGAGCTCCGTACAATTTGTTTATCTTTTCAGATAAATCGAGATGTTCAATTACTAATCTATCATAAAAGGATCCTGATTTTCTATAGTATTTATCAAAAACATCTTTTGGAGACATTGAGATATAACCCTCATGGTCTGGGTGATTTCGTTTTCCACCAGGTTCAGGTGGATACTCGACCAAATATATTTCTTCGTTTGGATCTTCATTCTCCGGAACATTCCATCCGCGATACTTACAGTATTCTTCTTTGGTCATCGGGGATGCCTTAAGTGTTTTAGTGCCCGTATATGTTATCATGTCTTCCATGTTATTGAAATATTGATTTAACTGTTAGCATACACGTATCCTCAGCTAAAGTTTGAGCTCTGGCAATTGTTCGGTTTTTCTCGCTGAATTTTGCAGCGTCCCTAGATGCCTCTAGATCATCAATCCTGTCTGCATAGAAACGCTTTGTCTCTTTTACTTTTTCATTTTCTGTTGGGTTGAAGTTGTAACCAACTCTAATTTCCCCTAATGTAAGATCTCTTACTACTTCTAATTTTGGTATCATTTATTTTGTTTTAGCTATTTAATTGTTTTATACTTTTCTACTTTGCAGGTCTCGTCAAACAGATACTCCATCATAAGAGCTTGCCATTCCTGAGAGTTGGCGTTTATCTCCATCCCTATGTGCTCCTCTAGTCGATAAAGAACATGGATAAGTTCATGAACTATTATCTTTTTTTCACTAAGGCCTCTTAGGATCATTACAAATCTTGTGCGAGAACCTAGTTCAGAAGACTCAGTGCCGTGTATAGTGCACACTGAATCTGTTGATGCATCATTATAGTATGACTCCCAGTTTGCGCCATACCTTTTACTCATGAAGTCGCACGCCTTCCTGTCCATGTTCTTGGTCACTATTACATCAAGTTTCCACATGGTAGGTTGAATATCTATTTCTCTAAACTTCATAAGTTAGTACTTTTTGTATCCATCTTCTATTATTGCTTCGGTTGTTCTAACTACCTCTTCAGCGTTGAAAAAAGAATTAGAAATATAGGTATCAACTCCACCAACATTTCTAACAAAGTCCTTAAAATCTTTCTTATCTGCTTCGATTCTTCTCTCTATAGAATCTGCGTCTGACCGGTTTTCTAACCTGCCTCTTCTAACATCTTCGGGAATATCCAGGAATATTATGAAGCACTCCTCTCTATCCTCTCTATCCTCTCTA